TTTTTCTTAAAATTAGAAATAGCGGAAAAATTTGGTGTATATAATGTTATACCTTATACTGCTTATCATATTGCCCGTGAAGAAGGATACGACTCTAAAAACCCAGCTGAAGTAAGATTTGCATTTATTGCAGATGGATATTCAGGAGGAACAGGATATTATGGAGTAACAGGTCAAGGTAACTATTCAGATAATAAACAAGATAATAAAGTTTATTTTGATAATTATGAAATGGCTCACTTCAGATTAATTACTGATGTAAACTACTTACCTTATGGTCGTTCTTATCTAGAACCAGCACGTAAGTTATTTAAACAATACGTTTTGATGGAAGATGCAATGTTAATTCATCGTATTTGTCGTGCTCCAGAAAAACGTATTTTCTATATTAATGTTGGTTCTATTCCTCCTAATGAAGTAGAAAACTTTATGCAGAAGACTATCAACACAATGAAAAAAACTCCATTAGTTGATCCTAATACTGGTGAGTATAATTTAAAATATAACCAACAAAATATGTTGGAAGATTTTTATATACCAGTAAGAGGTAATGATTCATCTACTAAGATTGAACCTACTAAAGGTATGGATTATAACGGTATTGAAGACGTAGCATACTTAAGAGATAAGTTATTCGCTGCCTTAAAAGTACCTAAAGCATTTATGGGTTATGAAAAAGACTTAACTGGTAAAGCAACATTAGCAGCAGAAGATATTCGTTTTGCTCGTACAATTGATCGTATCCAACGTATTATATTGTCTGAATTAAACAAAATAGCATTAGTTCACTTATATACTCAAGGATATAGAAACGAAGGCTTAACTAATTTTGAATTAGACTTAACTACTCCTTCTATCATTTATGATCAAGAAAGAATAGCGTTAATGAAAGAAAAAGTGGATTTAGCTCGTAGTATTATGGAAACAAAAATATTACCTACTGATTGGATTTACGATAATGTATTCCACTTAAGCCAAGATCAATTTGATGAATATCGTGATTTAATTGCTGAAGATCAAAAACGTATCTTTAGACTAAAACAAATTGAAAACGAAGGCAATGATCCATTAGAATCAGGTAAATCATATGGTACACCTCATGATTTAGCAGCATTATATGGCTCAGGTCGTTATGGTAGTGGAATACCTGATGGGTATGGTGATGATCTTGATTTAGGTCGCCCTAAAGAAAAAGCATCTACTATTGGTACTCAAGATAATTACCTAGGTGTTGATAGATTAGGTAGCAAAGGTATGAAGAAAGGTGATGATACTGGTGAAGATAAATCATTAAGAAATAATTTTAAAGGTGGTTCACCATTAGCATTAGAAACTCTTCAAAATAGAACATTACTTGAATCAATGGATAAAAAACTTGTGTTTAAAAAAGACGATTCTTCGTTATTAGATGAATCTCAAATACGAGAATAACAACTTCATATATATTTATAGATAAATTATTGCTAAAGTGAATATAAAACACTCGAAGTACAAAAATACTGGAATCCTTTTTGAATTGTTAGTAAGACAAATCACAGCCGATACCTTATCTGGTAAGGATTCACCAGCAACTCAAATTCTTAAGAAATACTTTACTAAAACTGAGTTAGGTAAGGAATACAAGTTATATGAAAACTTCTTTAAATACACTAACATTAGTGAAGCTAAAGCAAATATGGTTTTAAATACACTTGTTGAAAGTTCAAAGTATTTAAACCGTACAACTCTTAAGAGACAAAAGTATAATCTTATTAAAGAGATTAAAAATCATTATAACTTAGAAGATTTCTTTAAAATGAAATTACCTAATTATAAAGCACAAGCTTCATTATTTACTTTATTAGAAGTATACAATAGTGAAAACTTATCAAATCCAACTCAAATTATTGAGAACAAAACAGCACTTTTAGAATACTTAACTCAATCTACTATTGATAAAAAAGAGGTTAAGAACAGTATTTTAGAAGAATTTAAACATCAAGATAAAGATATTCGTATATTAACATATAGAGTATTACTTGAAAAGTTTAATGATAAGTATGCTAACTTAAATGAAAATCAAAAAAATACTTTAAAAGAGTTTATTAATAGTATTGATAGTACTTCAAAATTAAAAGAATTTTACAATACTAAGATAAATGAAATTAAAAGTACATTAGGTGCTTTAAATAAAAAAGTTACTGATAAAGCTATTCAAATTAAAATAAATGAAGTTATAAACATTCTACCTAGTTTAACTAAGAATGAAAAAGTTAATGACGACCATTTAATTAATCTTTTACAATACTATTCATTAGTAGAAGAATTAGAATCAGCAAAATGAGTAAAAGGGATAAAATAAAAGATCTAATTGTCAAACGCTTAAAAGAAGAAAGCGCTACAGGTACAGGTGCATCTTTTACCTCAGGCCCTACTGGAGAAAATTACGCTATGCCAGTAGCAGGTAAAGCTAAAAATTATTATTATAAGTTAGGATTTAAACCTGTTAATCAAAAAGCATTAAATAAAGCAGCTAAAGGTATTGAAGTAAAAAAATTATATGAAGAAGAAACAACACCTGAATTTGATGTTGAATCATTTATAGCTTCATTACCAACTGAAGACGAAAAATTAAAAGAATATATAGCAGGACGTTTAGGTGATTTTAATTTACTATCAGGAAAACTAAAAGAACTTATAACATTAATTAGAGACGCTAAAAAAGAAACAATAGCATCATATAAACAAAATCCGCAATATAGAGCAGTATATGGTACTGATTTAGCAGTTTCGTTAGTAGACAATTTGATAAAATTATTTAAAAAATAAACATGGAACAAACACTTCAATCACAATATAACCTTATTAAAGAAGGTAAAGGTAACAAAGCATATTTCTTAAAATCTGCCTATCGTTTATTCCCAGACATGTTATCACCTGTTAACACATTTGAAGATACAATTACTATTCTTAAAAATAGAAGTATCATTAGTGAAGGGGTAGGTGGATTAGTTACATCTGGTAAAAAACAAGATTGGCATTCTATCTTTAATGAAAATATAGAAAAACTTCAAGAAGGTGATATTAATCAAGCTGTAGATTTTTATAATAAAAATCAAAGTATGGGTACTAAAGCTGTAGCTGAAAAATTTGGAGTTGAAGAAGCAGATTTAATGAAAGCTTTAGGACAAACTCCTGGAGGATTATTTGAATCTAAAGAAAAAGAACCATCTAAAGAAATTACAGACATGGCCACTCGTGGGTATGATTATAAAGATGAGAAGAATTATGATAACGTATTTGGTCAAGAATTTTTAAAAGGATACTACACTGAAATGAAAGATCCTAAAAATGCTGATAAGCATGTTGAAGAATTAAGAGCAATTGTCGCTAAAAACTTAGCTAAAGATATTAGCTACTATGTTAAAGACGGACAGTTTGGAATTAAAGGAGTAGGTTATCAAACTGAAGCACCCGGATTAGGTACTCCTAAAGAACCAAAAGGTAAGTACAAATCATCAGGATACGGTGATTTAAAAGAGTCAGTGTTACGCTCTCAAATTCAATTTTTAATTAAGGAAATGTTAGCGGGAGAAATCCCATTTGATGCTCTTGATTATGTTGAAAACATGTATGATAAGTTAGGTAATGTAGAAGATGTTTTAGCTAACTTACCACAACATTTTATTCGATATAAAGATGGATTAGAACAACATCTAATCCAAAAATTTGAAGGTATAGGCTAAACCAAAAACAATATGAAACAAGTATTAATAGAAACCCAATTTTTTACTGCTAAACCTTTAAAATTAGTTGAAGGTACTGTACCAACAAGTAATCCACTTGTTGAGGGTATCTTAGCTACTTGTGAAGTTAAAAACGGTAATGGTCGTTACTACTCAAGAGAATTGTGGGAGCGTGAAATGGATAAGTATATGGAGAATGTTAATGCTAACAGAGCATTAGGTGAACTAGATCACCCAGACTCATCTATCATTAACTTAAAAAATGTATCTCATAACATTAAAAAGATTTGGTGGGACGGAGATGATGTAATGGGAGCTATTGAATTACTACCTACACCATCAGGTAATATCTTAAGAGCATTATTTGAAAACAAAATACCAGTAGGTGTATCATCTCGTGGTATGGGCTCATTAAAACAAATGGGTGATTTAATGGAAGTGCAAGATGATTTCGAACTATTATGTTGGGATTTCGTCTCTACACCTTCTAACCCTGGATCATACATGAAAGAAAAAGGTATGATGAACGAATCTAAAAATAATCAATATAACAAATACATTAAAGTAAATTCTATTATCACTGAGATACTTTGTGCTAATGGTTCATGCCCAATATTTTAAACTATGAATCTACAATTCCTTAAAATGCAAAAGCTAGCTGGTTTAATAACAGAAAGCGAATATAAAAGAGCACTATTAACTGAAGCAACTGATCAAATACCTGGAAAAGATAGTATTGTTATTTTAGTATCAGATTATGCTAAAAAACATATTATGGAACATAACAAACCAGGTATGGGCTCAGTATTTAAAACTGGTGTTACTGAAGATGAAATAGTTAATATGGTTAAAGAAGTAGCCCCTAAAGTATCAGGTGATGGTGGAGCGTATGAATTAAACAAACCAGGTATAGGATATGATTTAGTTTTACCTATAGATAAAGCTAAAGCATTAAAAGATGCTAAAGAAGGTGAAGTTGAAAAACAAGAAGGTCCTAATAAAGTAAAAGTTCCTTCTATCACAACATCACAACCATTATCTAGTTTTGCTTCTAATAGAATATCATTAATTATTAGAAAATCAAATCCTCAATTCCTACCAGACGATGTTAAAACAGACGCTGACATAACTAAAAAAATTGAAGAAGGAAAATGTTACTCATTATTAACAGCATTCCCAGGTAACCCAGATATTCCAAGAGCATCAGAATGGGGTGGAAAATTTGCTGTAATTCTCCCTGGTGGAACTAATGAGTCATTAAATGAAGGTATGCAATATTTTCATAATGGAGCTGAAATGAATCAAATTATTAACTATGATGATAGTGATATAACAGATGATTTAGAAGCATTAGGGCAAGGTTCAATGGATGGACAAGATTTCAAACCAGGAGAAACATATAATATTGGTGGAAATGAATATAAAATAGAATCTCAAGGTGATGAGTTTAAACTTATATTAGTATAACTCCTCCTAAAATAGTATTTTAGGACTGATGCCTCTCGAAAGAGAGGCATTTCTTTTTTATAAAAGGCGACTTTACATAAATCCATATATATGTATGCTCAAATATGCTACCCCTGAATCTATATGTAGCATCTATTAATAAAAAATCTATTACGTTTCTTAATAAACGTATTTCCAAAACAATTTAATTGAGGACAAAAAATGAACAGAGAAATGCTCAAAGAAGCAATCGCTGAGGCTAAGACCATTAAGGAAACTGCTATCGCGAATGCAAAAGCTGCTCTTGAAGAAGCGTTCACTCCACAACTTACAGCTATGTTTGCTGAAAGACTAAACGAGGAAGATGAAATGGAACAAGAGGGTATGTATGAAACAACTGACAAGGAAGATAAAGGATTAGAAGAGTCTTTTAATCTAGATGAAATTCTTGCAGAGTTAGAAATGACTGACGAAGCTGATGATATGGTTTCTGAAGATGACACAGACAAGATAGATGAAGATCTAATGCTTGAAGAAATGTCAGATGAAGAAATTGAAGAATTAGTAATGAAAGTTATTGATGACATGATCGAAACTGGTAAGCTTATGCCTGGAGAAGGTGAAGAAGAAGAATCTGAAGAAGACTTAGAAGATGTTGAAGACTTAGACGGAGAAGAAGTTGAAGTTGGAGATGAAGAAGAAGTTGAATTAGATGAACTTTTAAACGAACTTATGGGTGAAGAAAAAGAAGAACAAGTAGGAGAATCTGTTGAAGGAATATCTAACATGATAACTAGAGCAATGGAATCCCCAGATGCTGGAAAAGCTGCTATGATATTAGCTGCTGCTGGAATCACAACTGCTGCCGCTAAAGCAATATGGAAATTCTTTAAAGAAAGAAAAGCAGAGAAACCAATGGATGAAATGGCTGACACTACTGAAATGGAAGAAACTATCAGTGAGTTAAGAAACGAACTTAATGAAGTTAATCTATTAAACGCTAAGTTGCTTTACACGAACAAAATCTTCAAAGCTAAGAATCTTACCGAATCAGAAAAAGTAAAGGTTTTAAACACGTTTGACAGAGCTGAAACTGTAAAAGAAGTTAAATTAGTATTCGAAACATTAGCTGAATCTTTCAAAGCAGTAGCTAAGAAAGCACCAATTAAAGAATCACTAGGATCAGCTTCAAAAAGTATCGCTCCTTCTCAAACAAAACAACCAATTATCGAAGTAAACGATGCATTTGCTCGTATGCAAAGATTAGCTGGTTTAAGAAAATAAAATTAATAAAAACAAAAACCGATTTAAAAAAATGAACACAATTCAATCATTAGTCGAGTCCGCAAATCCATGGAAGTCACTTCAAGGTGACGCTGCTAGATTAGCAAACAAATGGAACAAAACCGGCCTTTTGGAAGGTTTAGGCGAAGACGTAAACAAAAACAACATGGCTTTGATGTTGGAAAATCAAGCAAAGCAATTAGTAGTAGAAGCTACTGCTACAGGTAACGCATCTTTCTTCACATCAGGTACTTCTGGTGAGAACTGGGCTGGAATTGCATTACCATTAGTACGTAAAGTATTTGGTCAGATCTCAGCGAAAGAATTCGTTAGTGTTCAACCAATGAACTTACCTTCTGGTCTTGTATTCTTCTTAGATTTCCAATATGGTACTACTAAGAATCCATTTACTAGTGGTCAATCTTTGTATGGTACTCGTAACCCTTCTAGCACAACTCCATTCGCTACCCCAGCTGCTGAAGGTGGTTTATATGGTGCTGGTCGTTTTACTTACACTACTAACCAAACATCATCTGGTCCAAGTACTTTCACTATAGGTACTTCAGTTGCTGATTTTTCGATCACCTCAGCTTCTTGGGCTGAAGTAGGATTTGATTCTTCTTTATCTGCATCCGCACAAGATGGAGTACGTTTAAAGAAATTTACTATTTCTTCTTCTAGATTACCAAACGCTGATGCTGATGCTGCACGTGGATTTATTATTAGTGGGTCTGCTTTAGGAGCTGCAAGTAACATATCTGCATTCCACAACTACAACCCAGCTACTACTACTTACACATTCTTCGTTACTGCTTCTACAGCTGTAGCTGCTACTCAAGTGTATACTGTATTCTATAACAAAGCTACTACTGATCAGTATCGTGGTGATTTCGAAGATAACTCAACTTTCGCTAACCCTAACTCATTAGGTACTAGTATTAGTTCATCTATCCCAGAAATTAACATTTCTATGCAATCTCAAGCAATTACTGCTAAGACTAAAAAGTTAAAAGCAGCATGGACGCCAGAATTTGCTCAAGATTTGAACGCTTACCAAAACTTAGATGCTGAAGCTGAATTAACTAACATCATGAGCGAGTACATCTCTTTAGAGATTGATCTTGAAATTCTTGATATGTTGATTGAAGATGCCCCAGCAGGTAATACTGAATACTGGTCAGCTATTAATAACAACACATTGAACGCTGCTGGAACTGATTACACACAGTCATTAGGTTTCTACAACACTCAAGGTGCTTGGTTCCAAACTTTAGGTACTAAAGTTAACAAGATCAGTAACCGTATTCACCAATTAACCCTTCGTGGTGGTGCAAATTTCATGGTAGTATCTCCAACTATTTCAACTATCTTGGAATCAATCCCAGGATTCGCTGCAAATAGCAACGGTGCTGAAGATATGGAATATGCATTCGGTGTACAAAAAGCTGGTCAATTTAACAGCCGTTACACTGTTTATAAGAACCCTTACATGACAGAAAACACTATCTTATTAGGTTTCCGTGGTAAGCAGTTCCTAGAAGCAGGTGCTGTATTTGCTCCATACATTCCGTTGATCATGACTCCTCTTATCTACGATCCAAACACCTTCACTCCACGTAAAGGATTGTTGACTCGTTTCGCTAAGAAGATGTTACGTCCTGAATTCTATGGTAAGATCTATGTAAATGGTTTAAACACCCTTTAAGGATAACCTAGATAATATCTAACAATTGAGCCCAGAGTAATCTGGGCTTTTTTGTTGATATTTATACTCAAATAATAAGTCATGACAGATTTCAACAGAAGTGAGGAGGCTAAAAACATTTTTAAAGAAAAAAGAAAGCCTAAAAACCCGATTAATTTTAAAATAACTTTAAACGAGGAACAGAAAGAAGCAAAGCAAGTCATCTTAGATCATCCTGTCACACTATTAAAAGGTATGGCTGGATCAGGTAAAACCTTAGTTGCTTGTCAAGTAGCTTTAGATTTAATGTTTAGAAAAGACATTGAACGAATCATCATCACTAGACCCACAGTAGCAAAAGAAGAAATAGGTTTCTTACCTGGTGACTTAAAAGAAAAAATGGATCCTTGGTTGGCTCCTATCTATGCTAACTTACATATGTTATATGATAAGACTAAGATAGAAAAAATGGTAGCAGATGGACAAATTGAAATTGTACCATTTGCATTTATGAGAGGTAGAACATTCCCAGACGCAGTAGTGATAGTAGACGAATGTCAAAATATTACTCATGGTCAAACCGAAATGATATTAGGTCGTTTAGGTAAAGGTGGAAAAATGATATTTTGTGGAGACATCACTCAAACAGACTTAAAACAAAAGAAAGATAGTGGTATTGGTTTCTTCACCCGATTAGAGGCAGATATTAAAGGAGTAAAAGTAGTTACCCTTAAAACAAACCATCGCCATGAAATTGTAGAACCTATACTTAAACTATACTCAGATTATAGAGACTAATATTTATTGCTAAACAATACACATGGGAGCAGGAAGATATTCATTTACAATAGAACAAGGAACAACTACAAACTTTGAGATACAATACAAAGATTCATCCAATAACCCAGTTGACTTAACTGGATATTCAGGACGGATGCAAATTGCATCTGATTATGCTTCTAATGCATCTCGAACAGTATATATTACATTATCTAGTTCTCTAAACGCCGATGGTACTGGCCTAAATTTTAGCGGAAGCAATGGAAGTACACCACCTACTAGTGGTTCCATCGGAATATATATAGCTGCTTGTACCTCGTCTTTACTCACATTTACTACAGCTAAATACGACTTAGAAATATACTCAGGGAGTGGAGCTTGCCCACTAACAGTACGATTATTAGAAGGACAAATTAGCTTAAGTAACCAAGTAACAGTATAATGCGTACTATTGTAATAAATAATCCCGGCCCACAAGGTTCTACGGGACCACAAGGTGCAACTGGTCCTTCTGGATCAACACAACCATTCAATAATGTAAGTGGAAGCATTTGGGCTACAACAAGTAGCCTACAGGTATCAGGCTCATTTTTAGTATCTGGATCTTCTACTTTTACAAACATAGGCCCAGCCATATTCTCAGGTAGTGCAATTATAACAGGTCCTACTACAATGTCATCAGCTGTTGTATCAGGAGATGTAACAGTATTAGGTACTGCTTCTATCAATGTATTACAAATTAATACAACAATTAATTCTACAGGCTCTAATACATTAGGAGATAATGCTAATGACACCCAGACGTTGTATGGCACAGTAGTTATACCAACAGGTAGTTTGACTGTAAGTGGAAGTGTCTCATTTGGAACTTCAAGCGCTGGTTTCTTTTGGGATAATACAAACGCAAGGTTGGGTATTGGTACAGCTACGCCAACAAAAGCTTTGACAGTAAAAGCAAACGCTAATGACGAAGGTATTTTGTTACAAAGTGCTACAAGCGGAACATTGTTTCAAGTAACGAGAGATGGAGCAAGTAACAACACCGCTGAAATGTTTTTGTATGCTGGTGGGGTTATTCGATTTGCAATAAGGTCTACTTCAAATTTTAGTTATTTCAACGGTGGTAATTTTGGCATCGGCACAACAACAGACGCAGGGTACAAGCTCGATGTAAGCGGTAGCGCAAGAGCTAATTCAATATTCTTTGGCGCAGGTTTGCCTTCTGTTTTATCAGTAGATCCAACAACGGCACTTACAAATATTACAACAGCAGGTACATCAGTAAGAATAGGAGATAATGTTGGTAGTACTATTAGTGGTTATCAAAGTTATGTAACTTCACCTGGTATAGCCGATAGACAATATACATCGGGTGAAGGTGGTGTAATGATGTTGGGAAGTAGTTTAGGATTTAACCGAACTTTTTCACCAACTTCAGGAACAGGAGTTTTCAATATTTTAAGAGTATCTTCTACCATAAACCAAACAGGTGGTGCTAATGGAATAACAAGAGGTCTTTACATCAATCCAACGCTAACGGCAGCAGCAGATTTTAGAGCGATTGAAACCACTGCGGGTAATGTTTTATTACAAAGTGGATCTACTTCATTATTATTTGTTAGTTCAAGTGGTTTTGTAGGTATAGGCACATCTATAGATTCAGGCGTAGGAAATAAATTAGAAGTAAATGGAAGTGTATCAGTTGGTAATACTTTATTTATTGGTAATGAAGGCAAAATACTAGGATCATATGGAAGCGGCCTACAACTAATAGCATCACAAAATAACACAGCTCAAAATGTTAGAGTAACCCAAGGCCAACCAACAGTACTTGCTGTAGCATCAGCATTATTACAAGTAGACAGCACAACAAAAGGCTTCCTCCCACCACGCACAGCAACAACAGCCTCAATCACATCTCCTGCTCAAGGTTTAATAACATACTTAACAGGATCAACAAACGAAGGATTATACTATTATAATAGTGGTTCTCAAGTTGGGTGGCATAGAATGTTGACTAATACTGGGTCGCAGAGTATAACTGGGTCATTAAGTATACAAGGTAGTGGAATAACACTTGCAAGTGGTAACGCGTTATCATTACAAAACAGCGCTGGAACAAGTCTACTAACGGTAAGAAATGATGGTCCTGTACAAGCTCCATATGGTTTATACTCAAACGGAAATGATGGCAAGAGTGTATTCGTTGGAAATGATTCTGTATTGAGTGGATTTTCTTCTACAGCACTAAGTGCTTATGATACATCTACCTCACAGTACCGTACACAACTCATACTTACTGGTAACAGTGCTACACCATATGTGAATGTAAGAAATTCAATGTATGTGGGAGGAGTGTCTACAGTACCAACAGCACAACTTCAGGTGCAAGGATCAGGCGCTACAAGTGCTACAACTGCTTTACGTGTTGAAAACACCAACGCATCTGCATCATTAGTAGTATTAGATAATGGATTTGTAGGTATAAACACAGGATCAGCACAGTATAATTTAGATGTGAATGGAACAGTTAGAACCGGTGTATTAACTTGTGGAAATATAAATCCAAGTGCAACAAGCAATGTATCTGGTGTTACAATATACACTGGTACTATGGATGTAGGAAGTGGTAATGACCTTCGTTTGATTATCCCTTCAGCTGCAAAAGGAGTTGTTATATCACAAGATTACAGTTTCTTAAGTTCAGCATCTGCATTACTTGAAGTAAAATCTACTACAAAAGGCTTCTTACCTTCTCGCATGACTAACGCTCAAAGATTAGCAATCACATCACCAGCAGTAGGACTAATGGTATACTGTACAGACGCAACAGAAGGATTATACATAAACAAATCTACAGGTTGGACATTTATAGCATAACCTAATTTACCTTCATATTTATAATAAACCTGAAGCTTAATGCAGAATAATAGTATAAATAGTCAAACCGATATAGCTAATGTAACAGTAGTAACAGAGGAAAATCAAATTATTGTTCCTCAACCTATTACTAGTGTTATAGAAGTAAATAATCCTGGACCTCAAGGACCAGTAGGACCACAAGGTGTAGCAGGACCATCAGAACCATTTGCTAACATGGGAGGAGGCGTTTACGCTACTACCTCTAGCATACAAGTAACAGGCTCGTTTTTAGTATCAGGATCATCTACATTTACAAATATAGGTCCTGCAATTTTTTCTGGAAGTGTAGATGTAGTTGGAGCAACAACAATGTCTTCAGCAATAGTAACAGGAAATGTAACAGTGTTAGGAACTGCTTCTATTGGTACTTTAGTAGTTAATCAAACTGTATTATCTACTGGTTCAAACCAGTTAGGAGATAGTGCTAATGATACTCAAACTTTGTATGGTACTGTTGTAGTACCAACAGGTAGTTTAACAATAACGGGTTCATTAACAGTATCTAGTTCAAATGCTACTCAATTATTAGTTGGTAGTAATTTATTATTTGTTAGTAGTAGTGGTAATGTTGGTATTGGGACAATTACACCTACAAACACATTGGATGTAAGTGGAACTGTAAGATTATTAAGTGGTGGTTCATATCTTACTTTAAATAACTCCACTTACTCAGAATTAGCTTATACAGCTGTTAACTATTTTAGAGCAAATGGAGCACAAGCATTAATTAATGGCCCAACAATACAATTTTTAGTAGGTGGAAGTGAAAAAGTACGTGTTGCATCTACAACAGGAAACTTCCTAATTAACACAACAACAGATGCAGGGTTTAAGCTAGATGTGAATGGAAATGCAAAAATAAAAGGATCAGGCGCAACATCAGCTACAACAGCACTCCGAGTTGAAAACACTAACGCATCAGCCTCATTAGTAGTATTAGATAATGGATTTGTTGGTATAGGAACAAGCTCAGCACAATATAATTTAGATTTATACGGTTCTTACCATCAATACCAAAACCAAGGACTATTAGCTAGATATGATATAAGCTCAGCTAATGCTAACCAAAACAGAGGTGTATGGGATTTTTATACAAACGCAGCATCATCAGCTGACTTCTTTGGTAGATTTGGATTTAAATTTGAAGGTGGCACTTCAGATGCCTTTAAACAATTCCAAGTACACATAGGCGATTCTACAACTCCTAAGTTTGTTGTAGATGGATCTGGAAGAATGGGGATAGGAACCATAGCGCCATCTGCACAATTACACGTATCAGGCTCATCAGGCTCTGCTTTATTAAGAATAGACTCACCAGCATCTTCAAGCATACTATTTGTAAGTGGAAGTGGAAATGTTGGTATTAATACAACTGGATCTTCTGCTTATAGTTTAGATATAAATGGAACTGCGAGAGTTAATGGACCAATGGTATTTGCACAAAATTCACAAATTAATGGATCTGGTAACTTATCAATAGGAGCTTTTTCAATTCACAGTTCATTTGGGTATGCTACATTTTCACAAACTACTTTATTACTTACTGGAGCAACATTTACTTCAACAACTGGGACCCAAACCGGATTAAGTTTTAGTGGTGGTTTTAGTCCAACAAGTGGAACTGCTACATACTCAGCTTACTCTATTCTTCCTACTATTAATCAAACTGGTGGTGCAAATGGTATTACAAGAGGTTTATTTATTTCTCCAACACTTACTTCTGCTGCTGATTATAGAGCAATTGAAACAACAAGTGGTAGTGTAATTTTTAATCAAGGCACTGCTTCATTAATGCTTGTTAGCTCAAGTGGTAATGTTGGTATAGGAACAAATAACCCAAGTGCTAATATCCATATAGCCAATTCATCAAGCGCTGCAATTAGAATACAAAACGTAGGCGGATCATCAGCTGATTTTAGTATATCAGCAGGAAATGGAAGATTAGAGATGGTGGGTAATGGAGCATCTGCTGGTAGAATAACTGTAGGTCAATTTGCTAAGACAGTTGGTATTAATCAACAATCTCCAAACGCTGCCCTAGATGTAATAGGATCAGGAGCAACAAATGCTACAAATACATTTTTAGTACGAAACAGTACACCAACAACTTTATTGACTATGCTAGACAATGGTCAAGTAGCATTTACTTCACCTACAATGTCACTTGCAGTATCACAATCTGCATTTAGTATATCACCTATTATATCCGCTAGTAATATAGTTGGAGGACAATATTATGGTGTAAGTATTACACCTACATTCTTCCAAACAACAGGATCACAAACAGAAACAGCATTCCGAGTAGCAGCAACATTCACTTCAAGTAATGCAGCTACAGCAACTGGAGGAAATAATGTAATAGCTGATTTTGGATCAACAAGTGCAGGAAGCCAATTAACAGTAACAGATGTAACATCAGGAAGCATTTACATGGTAAATGATGTATCTGGTATTCCAATTATAGAGGCTACAAGTAACTGGGACGTTAACATATATGACTTCCCAAACAAAGTATTTGAAAAGACAGGTTCACAAGTAAACATCTACGGAACAATGAGGATAAGTGGTAGCTTTATATTACCATTATCTCAATCAGTTGCTCCACAAACAGGAAGTGCATATTGGAGTGGATCATTGCTATTTATATACGATGGAACAAGATATAGAAGTTCAAGTTTTGCTTAATTATGGCTATATACAAAAATACACCTCCAATAGTTACTAATGGATTAATAATGTACTTTGATGCGGCTAACACCAAATCATATACATCAGGTAGCACTACGCTTAGGAACTTAAATCCCGGATACACTAACATAACATCTTCTACATTACAAAACCAAAACAGTACAGTAACATTACCCCAATATTCACCTGAAGGAGGTGGATGTTTCGTATTTAATGGTACTGGAAGCGCTGTATTAGTATCAAACAACCCTCAAACTGCAGGTTTTTGGCCAAAGCCTGAACTTACACTTGAGGCATGGTTTAAAACAGCAGGCACAGGATCAGGGCAGGCAGGTGGATCTGGTATATTTGGGTTTACATACGGAATTATGTGCACTATAAACCCGGCAGGACAAATGCGTACTGTATTTAACTCTAGCCCATCGGGAGCTATTTCAATAACAACTCCTGCTGGTGCAAACTACTTTGATAATACGTGGCATCAAGTTATTACACAGACTAATGGTAGCACAGTCTCTTTATACGTAGATGGAATATTAAGAGGACAATCAACTAATGCAGCTAGTGCTTGGACGGGAACATCTCCATGGCCTACAAATCAATTGAATTTTGGAAGAGATAACAACAACAATAATATCTTCTTTTCAGGAAGCATAGGCCCAGTAAGAGTTTACGATAGAGTACTTTCAGCCCAAGAAGTACTCCAAAACTACAACGCAACAAAAGGGAGGTTTAATATAACATAATATGGCTGTAAATACAAAAATACCCTTAGACAATAACTATCAGTCTTACTTAAGAAGGGCTATAGCAGATGGAGGCGCATACGAAGCTATACCCACAGTTCAATTTATAGACCAATACAACAGACTTTTAGCATATAATCCTTCTTTATTATTATTTCCTTCTACTAAAAAGACAGGATTTTCATACGCTGTTACACCCAACACTGCTAGTAGTAATTTTACAGCTACACGATCTAGCAATAGTGGAAGTTATCTTAGTAGTAATGGAACCATAAAATTTGCAGTTGCTAACGAACCAAGATTAACATATATTACGGGTACACCAAACCAGTTTAAAGGATTGTTAATAGAACCAGCTTCAAAAAATTGGCATTTGTATTCACAAACAATGGGTACAAATATGATTACATTTGGTACCACACAACCTACGCGCTCTGTTGCTGTTGATACTACAAGCCCAGAAGGAGTTTATAATGCTGCAAAAGTTACTGGAGGATCTGGAAGTGTAGGTAGTTGGGGAATATACTATATTATACCACAAGGAATTTTGAGTGGCTCAAGCATATGTGGTTCAATATTTGCTAAAGCTGGAAGTAATAGTATTTTATCTGTAAATTATGCGAATCAAACAGGTACAGGCACTGGTACAAGCTACTTTAATCTTAGTAATGGCACAACCCCAACAACTGGAGCTAAAATTGAAGATTGGGGTAATGGTTGGTATAGATGTATTATGGCACCATTTACACTAAATGCTAACGCAAATGCTAGTTTTAATTTAGGTGTTTACGTAGCTCCTAATACATCATCGACAGTATGGTCAACTGATTTCACCGGTAAAACAATGTATTTTTACGGGATACAACTTGAGAATTATTCATTTGCTACTTCCCTCATCCCAACTGCAGCCGTAACAGCAAGCAGATCAGTAGATGATGTTTTATCACCATTTATAAGCTCTAGCACATCACAATGGACAATATTCTTTGATATAGAGTATCAAGGTGACTATGCTGCTAGCACAGGTGATGTTAATGGATCACCCTTAATTTGGTATCTTAGAAGACTTAACTCAACCTCAGTAAATTTTTGGAATCAAAATGCTCAACAAAATTTAGGTAGCTTTACATTCTCTCCTGCTAATAGTCAAAAACGTTTTAAGTGTATTTTATCATTTAATGGATCAACTATCAATACCTTCATAAATGGAACTAAAACTGGCAATCAAATCACACCAACAAACTTGACACCATTTCAAACTTTATTTAGTGCAGGTACTAATAAAATACAATTTTCAAAAGTAGATCTAACGGCAGCTATGGACGCTCCACATATTGTAAGATTCGCAGCTACCTATGACTATCAATTAGACGATCAATCATCAATATTTTTAACAACATTATAAAATGTATTACGGATCACCCCCTATAGTTACTAATGGATTAGTATTAGCATTAGATGCTGGTAATACAAAGAGTTATACTAGTGGTAGTACTAACTGGTTTAGTTTAGGTAATCCCGCATTAAGTGGAAGTTTAATTAATGGGCCTACTTTTGATAGTAATAATGGCGGAAGTATAGTATTTGATGGTACTAATGATTATTGTACTTTAGGAACAAAAAACTTAACACAAAATGATTTTACAATAAGTATATGGTTTAAATTAAACAATTCTGGAGATAAAGAGCACTTTATATTCTCAAACAACTATGCAACTTCTCCTGCATTATTAATTACAGCTAATACCCTTGGTAGCACTAGAGAATTAACAGCATATTATGCTAGCGGTAGCATCACATCATATGTAATATCATCAACAACTAATATACCTGCATCTATTAATAATATTACTTTAACCAGAAACGGATCAACTAACATCCCATACTTAAATGGAATTGAACAAACCTCTAGAATATTTACTAATTCCACAGTACTAGGATCAGGCTTATATGAATTAGGATATGCTACTATTAGAAATAAGACAACAGCATATTTACAAGGTAATATTTATACTACTCAAATTTACAACAGAGCACTCTTCCAACAAGAAATCTCCCAAAACTACAACGCTACAAAAACTAGATTTGGATTATCATAAATTAATATATTTATAATAAAATAAAACAATGGCAGTACAAGTAACCGGATTTTTCCAAAACCCACAAACAGGATTGATTTACGAATCTCCTCTATTAACATTAGTACCACACCTTCAATATGCAGGTCAAATTGCAATGGATGTATTCATTGCTAACAATGGTGCAGTAGGATATCAAAGTATTGATAAAGCTACTTTAACATATGATCCTGCAATCACAGATGCATACACTCAATTGATTGATGCTTTAGATACTTATGTGATTGATAATCTTAAAGATGCTAATGCTATTAATAGCGCATCTACATTTACAAAATATTCTCCACCTGCTCCAGAACCAACTCCTGAGCCAACCCCAGAAGAACCAATTATATAATTCCTCTGCGTTATATTTATAACAAAATCTAACACATGAATATTCCTATATATCCGGGTTCTAGTTCATTTTTCCCTGGTCAAACACCATTTGGATTCTATGACTATGATTATCAATTTCAAACAGATGCTGACAAAGTAGTAACATTTTGTGCTCGTCGATTAGGATATCCTATTATGGAAGTTGAATTGCAAGATTTAAACTTCTATGCTGCTTTTGAAGAAGCAATTACTACATATGGTAACGAAATCTACGCTTTTCAAGCGATGGATAATATGTTAACGTTAGAGGGTGCACCGGCGGATACAAGTGTAAATAACGCGCTTATTACGCCTAATATGGCAACTATAGTACGTTTGTCTCAACAATATGCTGAAGAAGCAGGTGCAGGGGGAAATGTAACTTATTATAGTGGAGCATTAGCCCTAACCCCAGGACAACAAGAATATGACTTAGCAGATTGGGCTATAAGCCAAAGTATATCAGGTGGAATAGAAATTAAATCTGTATTCTACCAATCACTCCCAGCTGTAAGTCAAATGTATGCTCCATTTGGAGGATTTGCAGGGCTAGGAGGAGTACCAGCAGTTGGAATGTATGGTGGTTTATATGGTGGAGGATATGGAGGTGGATACTTAATGATGCCTGTAGCATATGATGCGGCGGTAATTCAAGGTTTAGAAATGAGTAACACAATCCGTTTATCTGCTTACACATTTAATATTATTAATAATAAAATAAAAGTATTCCCTATACCATCATATAATGATGTTAGAGATGGATTTTTATGGTTTGAATATATTAAAGTACAAGATAGAATAAATAACAGTATCGCTCAACCTGGAGGAGATCCTAATAATCCAAATTATTTAGTAACAAATCCTTCAAATGCTCCATATACAAACCCAACTTATAGTTTAATTAACTCTATTGGGCGTCAATGGATATTTGAATATTGTTTAGCTTTATGTAAAGAAATGTTAGGATATGTTAGAGGTAAATACTCTACTGTTCCTATTCCTGATCAAAACTTAACCCTAAATCAATCTGATTTACTAACCTCAGCTACAACAGATAAAGCAGCATTATTAGAAAGATTAAGATTATACTTAACAGATATGTCTAAAAAATCTCAACTTGAAAGAAGAAAAGATGAGAGTGAATTTAGAAGACAAGAAATATTAAATGTACCAATGACAATATTTATTGGATAATGGCAATATTTGGCTCAGCGAGAGACATATCAATGTTCAGAAAAATCAACCGTGAGTTGTTAGGAGATATTATCACCCAACAAGTTGCTATTTACAAGTATGTTTTAGATCAAACTAAAATAAACATGTATGGTGAATCATCTGGTGGTAAGTTTTTTGATGGCCCAATATTATTAAACTCTTTAATTGAAGTAGGGGATAATACAAGTCCTACAAGTGAGTTTGGTGTTGACTTTGACTGGAGTATTAAAGTAGCATTCTTAAGAGATGATTTAGTAGATGCTAATACTCATATTGAAGTAGGAGATGTAATCTTATATCAAGAATCATATTTTGAAGTTGATAATACAAATACTAAACAATACTTTGCAGGTAAAGATCCTGATTATCCATATAGTACTAACCCATTAAACCCAGGTTTAGATCAATTTGGTTATAATGTAAGTGTAGTGTGTGAAACTCATTACATTCCTGCTGATCGTATAAATTTGATTAAACAAAGATTATAATGGCTAAGCAAAGAAAAGTAACACCTAAAACACAAAGAGAGATAAGTGAATCTTTACAAGAACCACTTACCCCTGGTGGTGTTGGATTCTCTCCTACTGGTAATCCTAATGATACTAATAATGTTAATAGAGCAACTCAAACATCATTTAAAGATGATACTACAAAACCATTTTCAATTGGTTTAGAAGATTTAGACTGGGCTGTAATGTATTATTTTGAAAATGTAATTAGACCCACTGTACTACAGAATGGAGAATCACTCCCAGTTCCTGTAATATATGGTTCACCTGAAAAATGGGCTTCATTCCAAAAATTTGGATATATAAGAGATTTACAAAGTAGAATAATGGCTCCACTTTTAATGTTTAAAAGAAATAACATTGAAAAAAATAGAGGTTTAGCTAATAAACTAGATGCTAATCATCCTAATAATATAGCTATAACTAATAAAAAATATAGCCAACAAAACGCTTATAGTAAATTTAATATCCTTAATGGAATTAAACCAGAACAAACATTATACGCTACAGTTGTACCTGATTATTTAACAGTAACATATGATTGTGCTGTATTTACTTATTATAATGAACAATTAAATAAAATTATTGAAGCAGTAGAATACGCGTCTGACGCTTATTGGGGTGATCCTGAGCGTTTTAAATTTAAAACAAATATTGACTCATTTGCTTCTACAGTTGAATTATCTGATAATAAGGAAAGAGTAGTTAAAAGTACATTTAGTTTAAAAATGCACGGGTATATTATTCCTGATACAATACAAAAAGGTACAACATTTGTAAGTAAATTTTCAAATAGAAATAAACTAGTAGTAACATCAGAAACAGTAGTAGATATTAATAACTTACCAACTCCCTCGTGATATTTATAATAAACAATAACAAAAAATAAATTTTATGGAAAACAAAGTTTTAACACAAGAAGAAATTCAATCTTTAAAGACAATTCAAACAAATCAATCAAACTTAGTTCAAGCGTTAGGAACAGTAGAGTATCGTATTCAACTTTTAGATTTAGACAAACAATCTCTTAAATCACAACTTCAAAAACAAATTGAAGAAGAAACAAAAATAGCTAAAGAACTTCAAGAAAAATATGGTGATGGAAATATTGACTTAGAAAAAGGAGAGTTCATCCCGGTTTCATAATTTTGACTTTTTTTAAGATATTTATAATTAAACAAACATAACATAAACCATGGCAGAAACTTTAATATCACCAGGCGTATTAGCGAGAGAAAATGACACTTCATTTGTATCTCAAGGTCCTGTAACCGCTGGGGCAGCTATTATCGGCCCAACTGTAAAAGGACGAGTAGGAATACCTACAGTAGTTACTTCTTACTCTCAATATCAACAACAATTTGGTACTACCTTTACTAGTGGTAGTACTGTTAGTACTAGTAACACTTACACATATTTTACATCTATAGCAGCTTATAATTACTTTGCTAATGGGGGAACTTCATTGTTAGTTACTCGTGTTGTAAATGGAACTTATACTTCTGCTACTAGTAGTGCTATTTTAAACACCGGATCTTCTACTGTATTAGTATTAGAAACAATTGCTGAAGGAACAATAGCAAACAGTACAAGTACAGAAATTAGTGGTTCATTACCAAGTGGTTCAGCTGATAATGTAAGATGGCAGGTTGTTGCTTCAAATAGTTCTTCTGGAACATTTGATTTAATAATTCGTCAAGGTAATGATACTAATTTAAACCCAACAGTTTTAGAAACATACGCTGGTTTATCATTAGATCCATTTTCACCAAATTATGTATCTAAAATAATTGGAGATTATAAATATACTTACCAAACAGATACAAGTACAGGAACTGCTTATCTACAATTAACAGGTAGTTTCCCTAACCGTTCAAATTATGTGCGTGTAAAGAGTATTAATATTACTACACCATATTATTTCCAAAATGATGGTACACCAAATCCTCTATACACCTCATCATTACCATCAGTTGCTAGTGGATCATTTGGTGGAGCAGTTGGAGCAATTACAGGTGGAGCTAATTTCTACCAAACTATTAATAGCACAAATACTCAAGGATTAGTAGGTTCTAATTATACATCTAGTTTAATTTTATTAGCTAACCAAGACGACTACAAATACAATATATTATTAATGCCAGGTATATATAATAAAGATTATACTAGCACTATAACTACAGCTTTGACTAACACTCAAAATCGTGGTGATAATATTTTAGTAGCAGATATGGTTGCTTATGGACAATTAGTAAGTGACATAACTCAGCAAGCTTCTTCTAGAAATACTTCATATGCCGCTACTTACTGGCCATGGTGTCAAGTACAAGACCCAGACTCAGGACAAAACGTATGGGTACCTGCTTCAACTGTAATAGCTGGAGTATATGCTTATAATGATAGTGTTTCTGAACCATGGTTTGCACCAGCAGGTATAAACAGAGGTGGATTAAGTACTGTAATTAGAGCTGAAAGACGTTTAGCACAAGGTGATAGAGATACTTTATATAACGGAAAAGTAAATCCAATTGCTACATTCCCAGGAACTGGAGTAGTAGTTTATGGACAAAAAACATTACAAACTCAAGCGTCAGCTTTAGATCGTGTAAATGTTCGTCGTTTATTGATTTCTCTTAAATCATATATATCTCAAGTTGCTCAAAACTTAGTGTTTGAACAAAACACAGCTGCTACAAGAAATAATTTCTTAGCTCAAGTTAACCCATACTTAGAAAGTGTTCAACAAAGACAAGGATTGTATGCGTTCCGAGTAATAATGGATGATACTAATAATACACCAACAGTGATTGATCAAAATCAAATGGTAGGACAAATTTATTTACAACCTACTAAAACTGCTGAATTTATTTACTTAGATTTCAATATTACCCCAACTGGAGCAACTTTCCCAGCATAAGAATTAATTATATAGATATTTATAATAAATAAAAAGACATGGCAATACTAGACTCAAACGAAATATTTTTCACAGCATTTGAACCAAAACAAGCTAACCGATTTATCCTTTATATGGATGGTATTCCTAGCTATATAATTAAAGGAGTTAGTGCTGTTACTTTAACTCAAGGTGAAGTACCTTTAAACCACATTAATATTTTACGTAAAGTAAAAGGAAAGAGTGTATGGAATGATGTTACATTAACATTATTTGATCCTATCACTCCATCTGGAGCACAATCGGTAATAGAATGGGTACGTTTACATCACGAATCAGTAACAGGTAGAGATGGATATTCTGATTTCTATAAAAAAGATTTAACAATTAATGTATTAGGACCTGTAGGTGATATAGTAAGTGAATGGATATTAAAAGGTGCGTTTATTAAAGAAGCTAATTTTGGCGAATATAACTGGGACACTGTAGATACCGCTGTAAACCTTACAATGACATTAGCTATTGACTACGCTGTATTGAATTTCTAATCTTAAAATCATATTTTAAAAGGGCTCGCAAATTTTGCGAGCTTCTTTTTTCTTTATATATTTATATACGACATTAAAGTTATAACAAATAAAAGATATGGAAAATAAATTTGCAACTCCAACAGAAATTATTGAATTGCCTTCACAAGGTTTAGTCTATCCTGAATCATCTCCTTTATCAAGTGGTAAAATTGAAATGAAGTATATGACAGCTAGAGAAGAAGACATTCTAACCAACCAAAACTACATCAGCAAAGGTATAGTATTAGATGAATTAGTTAAATCACTTATTATTTCTGATATAGACTATGAAGATTTAGTTATTGGTGATAAAAACGCTATTTTAGTAGCAGCTCGTATTTTAGGATACGGTAAAGACTATAAATTTAATTGGGGAGGAGAAGAGTATAATATTGACTTAACTACAATTAAAGATAAACCTTTAAATACTACTTTATTTAAAAAAGGAGTTAATGAATTCTCATTCACACTTCCAGCAACAAATATTGATATTACTTTTAGATTATTGACAGGTAAAGAAGAAAAGAAAATTAATGCTGAATTAGAAGGTTTAAAGAAAATTAATAAAAATTCTTCAGCAGAATTATCTACTCGTTTAAAATATATCATCACATCAATAAATGGTGATCGTGATACAAAATCTATTAGAGAATTTGTAGACAATATTTTCTTAGCTCGTGACTCCAGAGCATTAAGGGAGTATATAAAGGAGGTGCAACCAGACGTAGATCTGACCTTTTTTCCCGACGGAAGCAACGAAAAAGTCTCAATTCCAATTGGACTTAACTTTTTTTGGCCTGACGCCTGATATAGTCCCTCAAGTTAGATCTAGTTTATTTACTCAAATACATGAGATAGTTTTTCATGGTCAAGGAGGATATAATTGGGAGACAGTTTATAATATGCCTATTTGGCTTCGGAAATTTACTTTTCATAAAATAAAAGAATTTTATGAAGAAAAAAATAAATCCCAAAATGAAGACTTAGCATCTCAATCTCAAAAGATTAAAGAAGGTAAAGTAAATTTACCATCACATTTTAAAGGCAAATTAGATAATAGTAAAAAAGTAGCTAAATATTAATACCCACTAAACAGTGGGTATTTTTTGCTTTTTACATATTTATATTATATAATATATTATGGCTGATATAACCGCTTTAAATAAAGAAATAGCAGATCTTAGAAGGCAATTAGGAGAAAAACCTTTAACCCCATTTGATCCTAAAGATTTAGATAAAGCCATACTTGCTGTTAAAGCTTTAAGATACGAACTTAGAGAAGCATCTAGTGATTTAGATTATATATCTAAAAGTTTTAAAGACAGTGTCAATGAAATGTCTAAACAAAATTTATATCTAAATAGTGCTAAAAAATCTTTAAGAGGCATATCTGATATTTCTAGACAAGTTGTAGATTATAGAAGAGGAGAAACTATTTTAACTGAAAAACAACTAAAAAATCTCCAAAATCAAGCTAGAGTAAAATTTGAAGAATTAAAATTAGCTATAAAAAGTGGTCAATTAAGTAAAGATAATTTAAGAGATGCTAAAGCTGCTTTAGATGAACAAGAAAATTTTAATAAAGCTTTAAATAGAACTATAGAAATTCAAAAAGAAGTTAATAAGGAAATAGGTTTATTAGGAAGTGGTTTAGAAGGAGTAGGTAAAGCTTTAGAAAAAATGGGTTTCTCAGGTATAGCTAAACCTATATCTGATGCTATCCAAAAAACTAAAGAAGCTAGATTCCAATTAAAACTTAATCAAGACGTAATTAGTGATATAAATAAATTACAAGAATTACAAAGTAAACCATATAGTAAACTATCATTTGCAGAAAAGAATCTATACTCACAGTTAAAAACAAGATATGGTACTGATAAAGCGGCTAATGATAATTTAAAACAATCTTTAGAAGAACAAAATAAATTATTAGGTACTCAAACTAATAAGTATAAAAATATAGCAATATCTTTAAAAGAACAATTGACTATGACTAACATGATGGATTTTATGTTAGCCAAAATGGTTGAACAATTCTTTGCTTTAAATAAAGCTCAAACTGAATACACTAGAGAAACAGGTCTTAGTTATAGTTATATAGATGCTTCTAGTACTGGTTTAGCAACTATGGCTCAAAATATTAAACAAGCAACAGCTATGACCCAACAATTTGGTTTGGTTGCTGAGGCTATATTCACCCCAGAAACTATTGGGGAAGCTACTGAGATGGTTGAGTTAATGGGAATGACTAGTGAAGAAGCGGGTAAATTAGCTCGTATAGCAAAAGTAAATGGTAATGAATTAAAAGATAATAATGAAAAAATTATAGCTACAGTATCTAATTTTAATAAATTAAATAAAACTGGAATATCAGGTAAAGCTGTACTTAAAGATTTGTCTAACATATCTGATCATATGGCTTTATCATTTAAGGGTGATGCTGTAGCAATGGCTCAAACCGCATCTGAAGCTAAAAAATTAGGATTAACTTTAAGTGATGTAGATAAAGTAGCAGAATCATTACTTAATTTTGAAGATAGTATATCAGCAGAATTAGAAGCGGAATTATTAACTGGTAAGTCAATTAATTTAGAACAAGCTAGATTGTATGCATTAAACAACGATATGGCGGGTTTAACCAAAGAAATAGGCAATAACCAGGAAATTATCGCTTCATTCTCTTCAGGCAATCGTATCCAACAAGATGCCATAGCTAAAACTTTAGGTTTAAGTAGAGAAGAAATGTCTAAAATGATCTATAATCAACAGTTAGCTAATGGTTTGTCTGAAGAACAAGCAGCAAAACTAGCTGATGTAGAATTATCAGATATGAAACGCCTATCAATCCAAGAATCAATTAACAATTCTATGGCTAAAATGGGTGAAATACTAGCTGCCCCATTAGCTATGTTGGCAGATATGATAAGTAATAGTACAATTTTATACGGGATAATGGGAGCGATTGGAATTATTATGGCTAATCAAATAGTTGCAAGCACAATGGCATTTGGAAAAAGTTTAGCTCCAATTATAACTAAATTAGTATCAATATTAACTTTAGAAAGTGGTATTGCAGCCGCTAAAATTGCTGTAAATCCTTGGTTATTAGGAGCTGGTTTAGCAGCAGCAGGGGCAGTAGGTTATATGATTTCTTCTGCTACAAAAGCCCCTAGTGTGAAAGATGCTGATATTGATACAACAGGAAAAACCCCAATCTTATCAGGAGACTTTGGATCTGTTCAATTAGATCCTAAAGATAAATTAATGTATGGAGCTGATGGTAACATTAAAGTAGGAACTGATTTATTAGGTAAAAATGAAGTAGGAATCAACCCAGGTGGTGGAAATAAAGGTGGAAATGGTGGAATGAATGTAGATCCTAATCAAATGGCATCAATCATAGCAGCAGCTGTTGCGGGAGCAATGGTTAAAGTTCCATTACAAGTTAATACTTCTGTTAAATTAAATGAAAGAGAATTAACTAATGGTATTAATAATGAAAATAATAAAATTTCTAGCCAACTTCCATAGTATTAAATATTTATAATAAACATTAAAAAACAAACAATATGGGACTATTAGACTTACTTCAAGGGCCAGGATCAAACCTTACCGTTTATAATGGTAACACACCATCTATAAACCCTTTAGCTACAAATGCTTCTCAAATGCATGACAGTTATTCAATAACTGGTGATAACCTTAACACTGTTAACGGAGATTATCAACAATACTTAGATGGAACAGGTAACTTTTTACCTACACCATCATTATTAGATTTAGGAGGAGTACCTCCATCAGTATCACCAAGTGGACAACCATTACCTTATTTGAATAATCTACCTGGATAATGGGGTTAATCAATTTAGTAACAAATTTACCTGACTTTTACTATTATAACTCTAAAGGACAACAAGGGGGTTTAGGTAATTTTTCTGCTAAATCTTTAAGATATGGACATGATAGGAAAGGTGGTGGTTCAAGTAACCAACCATATATTACAACTCCTATACCTGATGGAGAAGCACCTTCATCACCAGATTTTTTATTACGTAATGGGTACTTAAATCCTGTTAGTTCAATTAATGATGTAAAAAGATTAACTAAATTCTTTAACCCATTTGGCCCAGGAGCTTCTGTTAATGGTGTTTTATTTATTGCTAAACAAGAGTTATTAGAAAGACAAAACGTTAAAGTAGTAAATGGTTTTACTAGAATATATAATCCTTTAGGTACAATAGCTCAAGCCGGAGTATTATCAATTGGTTACCATTTAAACAAACAAGGTTTTAATGTATTTAAAAGAGGATATTTTAGTGGTGGAAACGATGGTTATTTTAGAGTAACTAAACTAAATGACGAAATTAATATAAATAGATTAACTGGGTTATTTAATACTAATAAACAAGGAAAGTTTGATGATATTTTATCAATTAGTGAGTATGGTTTAAATACTACTCCTAATTCCCAAATATTATTTTCATATGGTGGAGGCCCAGGATCAATTTTAGGTATTGGCAAAACAAACATAAAACTTTGGAATTCAACTCCCAATGTAAAAATACCTATAAAACGATCAATTCCAGATTATTCTTCTCGTGTACCGTTAACACCTTTAAGTGTTAGTACATTATGGAATTATAATCCAAAGGAAGTTATTAGTGATGTGTATAACCTAAATGGATTATTTAAAAATGGAACAGGAGTATCATTATTATATAAAGTACTTGTAGACCGATCAGTATCCTCAACAGAATTATTTGGGGAAGCTGAAGCTGCTAGTGATATAATGAATAGAAATGTTAATACATCAAACACATTCACATCAGCTACTCCAGGTTATTTAACATATAATCAAATTAAAAATATTAGTAAAATAACTGTTAATTCTAAAGGAACTGTTTTAGATTTTAGAGAATCTATTCCTGATATTCCTAGTACAGATTATGCTGGGTTTAATAGAGAAAATAGTTTATATGGACATGGTTATAATACTAGCAAAACATATTTTAAAAGTAATTCTAGAAATGGTACAACTCGAATTCTTAACCCTAACTTAGCAATATCTCCTGATCAAGGAGAAATAGGTATTAAAGGAGAAGATATTATAGATTTTAATTTTACTTTAGTTAATAATAATGGAGGTACAAATACATTAATTGATTTTAGAGCATATGTTGAAGACTTTAATGATTCTTTTACTGGGGAATGGGACGCTTACAGATATAATGGTAGAGCAGAAAATTTTTATAAGTATAAAGGATTTAGTCGAGAATTTTCATTAACATTTGTTGTACCTAATCTATCAAGAGCTGATGTTATATCTAGTTACCAAAAACTAAATGCATTATCATGGACAACAATGCCTGATTACTCAGATGCTGGTTTGATGAGAGGTAATTTATGTTATTTTACAATGGGTGATTACCTAAGAAGATCATTAGTAGTAGTTAAATCTTTAGCTTATACTCCTATTATGGAAATGGGATTTGATATTGATAGAGATATAGATGGAAGGAAATTTTTAAATGGACAAGATTCATTATATGTAGGTCAACTTCCTAAAGGTATTAAAGTTACATGTAATTTAATACCATTAACAAATGAAGTATCATCTCAAGTATTCTACACACCACAAAGAGGAGAGGCATTTATTGGAAACAGAACACATGCTATTGTAGATAGACCTGATATAGCTAGTCAATATAAAGAAGGACAAAAACCTGAAGATTTCCAATCAAAAGAAGCAGGTGAATATACTAACTCATTTATAGCTTCTAATCCTTATAAATCCCCAACTTACACTAGTTTTGAAAACACTAGTACTATAGTACAAGAAAAAGGAATTCTAGAAGTCTCATCAGCACCTCCAATACAATTAGACATCTCTTCAACTGCACAAAGTGGAAGGTCAACTCTTCCTAACTTTGCAAGCCAATTTTCAAATATGACTGAAAATACAGGAGAAGAAGGACCTCAATTACCAGTAGATGCTATACCAACTGGTATAGAAGGTAATTTTTTATTAAATCCAAACGCAACAGCTGGACCTAGAGTATAAAATATAATACTATGAATCGTTATCAATATATAAGAATAGAAAAAGATCCAACAATGAAAGTTAGGTATTATAGAGATTCTAAATACCCAACTGTTCCTTTGTCTAATACTGATATATATGTTATAACAACTATAGGTGATAGATATGATTTATTAGCTAACCAATATTATGGTGATTCGTCATTATGGTGGATTATTTCAATAGCAAATAGTCTTTTACCACAAAATTCAATATTTATACCTGAAGGTACTCAACTTAGAATACCAATTGATGTAAATCCAATATTAACAAGTTATAACGAATTAAACTCATGATATGGCAAATATTATAGGGAGAAGTTTTGAGCCGTATGTTAAAAAACAAATAGCCAAAAGACAAGAAAAATTAAGTCTTGGTTTACAAGACACAGATACTCTAAAATTTAAGAATACAAATACTGCTTTCATTAGATTAACATCTGGTGTTAACGTAAATGGAGAAGCATTGACTAATCTTGGATTAGCAGGACAAGATAAATATGCTGGAAGTGAATTAGCAAAACAATTCAAATTATTTTCAGCTAGAACATCAAATGGATTTACTAGTGGAATTGGTTATAATGATCAATCATCATACGGATTTGCTTCAAACACAGATTATGGATTTGTCCCACCCCCAGGTATTGTATCTATGGATGTTAAAGCAATGAACCGAGGTTCATTACGTGAAGCTAATATTGAAATTAAATGTCATAATATTCAACAATTCCAGATATTAGAAGTCTTATATATGAGACTAAAATATAGTGTATTGTTAGAATGGGGTCATAGTGTGTATTTTAATAATGATGGAGAATTAGTTCAATCAAGACATGATTTATCTGAGTTATTTTTAAAAGGTGCATCTCAAACTGATATATTAAAAGCAGTTCAAAAAACTAAAAAAGAATCTGATGGTAATTACGATGCATTTTTTGGTCTAGTTACCAACTTTTCATGGACTTTAAGACCAGATGGAGGATATGACATAACAGTAACAGCCCGATCATCAGGTGATGTTATTGAATCCTTAAAAATTAATACTACTCTTCCAGTACCTCAAGGTACTCCAACTGTAGCTCCTCCTGATCCTAATAAACTTAATGAAGAAGCAAAACCACCTCCATCTTCAATTCAAACTAATTATTATAAATCTACAATAAATAGAATTTTAACACTAATAACTAGTCAAGTTTACCCTGCTGGTCAATTTTCTCCCGGGAAAGAATACGCTCATGGAGTAGGCCCAGTAGGTGTAGGTGATGGATCATATTATCCAATGCATAATTATAATATAGAAGCAATAGCTAATCTTAAAGCTGTTGTTAATAGAGATTCACAAGCAGCTGTTACTAACGCTACAGACCACTTAACGTGGAGAGAAATATTAATGTTTGAATTCCCTTGGACACTTTCAGGAGGAACTTGGGGTAGTAGACAGTATTATATGAAACTTGGTACTTTATTAAGAATAATAGAGTCATTTTTATTATATTATGATACTTCTAAATCAAATTCAACTCAAACAGATGTTGTAGGTGAAGAAAAAGAATTATTAGGTAATCCACCTTTATTTGAAATAGATTATAACTATAATAATAACTATTGCTTTACATTTCCAAGACATTGTTCAATAGATCCTAAAGTATGTTTAATACCTATAGATTTAAATGAGATAAATAATGGAACTATTTCAGGGCCATATTATATAGAGACTACTTACACTTATCTAACACAAGACCCACCTCAATCTAATGATGCTAGTAACCGAGGAAGTAGAGGTAGTGACTTAGAGGATTCATATTTAAAATTAGTTGGACAAGCATTATATAACAATGAATTTGGTTGGAGAGATGAACCAGTAGCATTAAATCCACAAATTGGTGATATTCCTCAATCATTACCTGTTATTTTTAATAATAATACCTTAGTTACTGAATTAGAAACTGCTTTTACAAAAGCACAAAGCGATAACGCTCAACTAAAAGAAGGATATAATACTATTAAAAGTGCTAGATCTTCATTTGGGTTATTAGCTGCCCCAACAACACCTCAATTAAATACTAAATATATTGTAAGTGTAGATTTAAACCCCCAACCAGTTGCTACTGTTCAAAGATATCATCGAAAATATGGACCATTCACTGTTGTAACATCTAATGGATCTTCAACCTCATTTGTTGACTCAGGAAAAGGTGGTAGTTTTGGATTTGAGTTTGTTACTTTAGCAAATAATGATCCTGAGTTAATAGCTGAAATAGCTAAAGCAGAATCATATTTTGAACAACAGATATATAAAAAATCTATAGTAGTTAGAGAATATAGAAATCCAAATTTTGCCCTAGCATACAATCCATCTGCACTTGTACAACCAGGATCAGAACTTTATACTCAAATTAAAGATACTGGGTTTAAAGATCCAAATAAACCATATGTAGGTAATTTAATGCATACTTATATTAATATGGAGTATATAGCTTCAACATTAGATAAGAATATTGATATAAAAGAATCTAAAATATCATTATATAAGTTTTTAGATAACTTAATGACTGGAGTGCAAAATGCTTTAGGTAATGTTAATAATTTTATTACAATATATGATGAGGACAAAAATAAATTTAAAATAATTGATGACACATTTATTCCTGGCTTATATGAAAATAATGGAGAAGAATCAGGTATAGTCCAATTTAATGCTAATATATTAAAAAATACTAAAGGTAGTTTTGTTAAAAGTGTAAACTTTAAAACTAAATTATCTAATAATTTTGCTACAATGACCACAATTGGAGCCCAATCTAATGGTAATGTTGTTGGTGAAAATGCTACAGCTTTAAGTAGATGGAATATTGGTTTAACAGATAGAATAATTACTGATAGAGTAAACCCAAATGCTACTATAGATTCAGGAAGTAGTGTAGAAGCTAAATTCTTACAGAATGTCACTAATCTTCAAAACTTTAATAATAAAGTACATTCATTTACATTAACAGATAATGATGTTAGTAGTTTAAGAGGTGGTATAACTGATTTATTTAAAATGGAAATTGGTGAGTTTACTAATCAAGGTAAAATACCAGGTATTGGTTTTATTCCATTTGACTTAGAATTAACAATGTTGGGATTAAGTGGTGTTAAAATATACGAAACATACACTATAGACACTACATTACTTCCTAAAGCATACCAAGACAAAATTCAATTTATATGTTCTGGGGTCTCACATAAGGTATCTGATGGTGAATGGACAACTACTTTAAATAGCATATGTGGTCCAAAATATGATACTGCTAAAATATTTAACCCACCAACTGCTAAAAATATTACATCTGTAACAGTTCCTAAATCTCCTGGATCTAGTAACCAAGAAACAAGTTACCCTGAACTTTCAATTGTTGATCCACCACCACCAACTCTTTTATCATACGCAGATACAGTAAAAAGATTAAAAGCACTTACTAATGATAGCATAGCTAGAGCAGTATTTGCTGTGATGACAGCAGAAGCAAGAAAATCAGGTGACGCTTTTAGCTCAGCAGGTGGATACAACTATGCTGGAGTACAAACTGATAGTGGAAGATGGGGAGCAGGAGGTATTACTGCCCGATATAGAAAAATAGATAATGGAGGTAATAATAGAGAATTCGCTGTTTTCCCAGATGATGACGGATTCTTAAAATTCATGATAAGCAGAGTTGAAGCTAAAGGATTTGATGGGACAGATGGAGATAAATGGACTGAAGCATATATACAAAAATGGTGGTCTCCTTCCGATAAAGCTAGTTATACTAAAGGTACAACTAAATTTAATGAAAAATTAGCTATATATAACACAGCTATGAAAAGATATAATTCATTTTAAAAGCAAATGGCTTACTATCCTAAAAATAAAATCCAACAAAATCTCCAAACTAATGGAGACGAATATAAGACTATTGAAAATTACAACAACAATGGTCCTTCTTATTCAGGATATTACTATAAATTATATAATGGTAAAACATATACTGGTAAATTTCCTAGTGATGGTGACAATATTGAAATTATTCCTACTATATTTTCTCCTCCACCTCCTTCCACTAAACCTTCAATTACTACAAACGTTCCTCCATTATATCCTACTCCTAAAGATTATGAAGTAGGAGTATTTACTCGTTATTTTATTAAAAAACGAAATGAATTTTTATTTGATGAACTAACTAAAGATCAATATAATAATGTTAATACTACATTATATATTAAATTCCAAATTCAATGGCAACTTGTAGGTGATAAAGATGCTACTTATACTACAAATAGAAATATGGTTTTAGTAGCAGAACAAAAAAGTAATGTTTATGGTCTTCAATCTTACTTAAAAGAAGACTATTTTAAATACTATAAATAAATGGCAGAATATTTTCCTATAGATGTTAGTGGTACTGGAAATTATTACGGTAATTTTTATGGTAACTTTTATGGTGACTTAACTGGCACTGCTAGTTATGCTATATCTGCTTCTTATGCTCCTGGGGGAGGTGGTGGGGGAACACCAGGTGGTGCTAATACTAATATTCAATTTAATCAATTAGGTTCTTTTGGAGGTGATTCTAATTTTAAATACGCCTCAGCTTCAGCTCTTGTAACTATAAATGGTGATTTATCAGTAACTAATAAAATTGATACTACTAATCGAACTTTAATTGATAGTACTGCTATTACTAGTGTAGATTGGTTAAGTAGATATGCGATTGACTCTTCTACTAATGTTTCTATAGATTGGGAAAATAGAAATTTACTTGATACTTCTGGTAATAGCTCTATAGATTGGGAAGGTAGATATTTATATTCACCCGGTAGTAATTTTGCTTTTGGATTTGATAATGAAGTATATACTTATTCTGATTTTTATCATGCTAGTGCAAAACCAAAATCTGGTGTACAAGAAGGATTTTCATCTGACTCTTCTAGTTTTGCTGGAGATATAATTGAGGCTAATTTATATACTACTGTTAAAGTATCAGATTTAGTATACTTAGAATCTACTGATGGTAAATGGTACCAAGTAAACCAAACAACATCAACTAGTACTAAAATGTTAGGAATATGTGTCATTGTGGGTAAACCAGGAAATGGATCTGTATTATTAGAAGGTCATGTTACTGTAAATGATGTTGATACTGGAGTAGGACCATATGTTCCTGGTGTAGACCATGGTTTACCTATTTATATAGAAAGTGGAAGTCTAGCATCTATGTCAACTATTGCTCCTACAACTAATTATGTAAGACTTTTAGGACATGCTTATTATAATAATGCTGGAGATACTCACCAATGGATTATGAAATTTAGACCTGACAATACTTGGATAAAAATATAATATATGGCTAATATAAGTGAAATAAATGGGTATCTAATAAATGCAGAAAGTGCATCTTATGCTACTACAGCTTCCTTTGCTTTGAATGGAGGTGGTGGAGCAGCATTTCCATATACCGGTTCTGCTAGAATAACAGGATCATTAATAGTAACTGGTTCAACAACTTCTACTCTTGGGTTTACAGGTTCATTATTAGGGACAGCTTCATACGCAGCTAACGGTGGTGTAACTCAATTATTAGCAGGACCAAACATATCCCTATCGCCAACTACCGGAGTTGGACAAGTTACAATTAGTTCAACAGCAGGTGGAGGAGGATTTAATACAGCAACAGGATCTTATGGATCTTTTTATGACACAACAATTCAAACTAATGTTGCTAGTACTGCTCGTTCAATGTCTCTTAATACAACAGACATTACAAATGGTGTATCTATTTCTGGGTCAACAAATCCTTTTAACACATATATTAAAGTAGCAAATGCTGGTGTGTATGATATACAGTTTTCTGCTCAAGTAGATAAAACAGATAGTGGAACTGATGAGATATGGATATGGATTAGAAAAAATGGAACAAATTTAACAGATACTGCAACATCAGTACAACTCCAAGGAAATGGAGCACATTACGTTGCAGCATGGAATTTCTTTGTAAATGCGGCTGCAGGTGATTACTTCCAACTAATGTGGTACTCACCAGATGCAAATGTACGTTTACACGCTGAACCAGCATTTGGAGTAGTGCCAGGTATTCCTTCTTTAATAGTAACAGCAAATCGTGTAGATCAATTTTTATCAAACACAGGTTCATTTAGTGGTTCATTTACAGGTTCATTATTTGGTACTGCAAGTTGGGCTACAAATGCTTTAACAGCATCTAGAATACTCACACAAACTGATAGTACTAATGCTAATTATTTTTTAACATTTGTTGACACCAATAATGCAACCCCAACAGTAGAAACTTTATTTACAGCTACTAATATAACTATAAACCCTGCCGCAAGAAGCTTGAGCATACAATCAGCTATAACTGGTGGAGTATTTTTAGGTCCATTAACAGGTTCTGTTTTTGGAACATCAAGTTGGGCTACAAATGCTTTAAATGCTGTTAGTAGTAGTTATGCTGCTACTACGTCTTTAGCTCCAAATTATGTTTTAAATAGTGCTACAAGTTCATTTGTAACAAATGCTCAAACAAGCAGTTTTGTCACTAACGCTCAAACTTCTTCATTTGTCCTAAATAGTCAAACAAGTAGCTTTATTACTAACGCTCAAACTTCATCTTTTGTTACTAACGATCAAACATCTAGTTTTGTTTTAAATAGCCAAACTGGTTCTATGTTACAACCATATGTTTTAACATCCCAAACTAGTTCATTTGTGACAAACTCACAAACTTCAAGTTTTGTTTTAAACAGTCAAACTAGTTCTATGTCTGTAGCCACTGCATCAACAGCCCCAAATGCTGCTTTGATTATATTTGGTAACTATGCGGCGGGTTCTGGTTTTACCAATCCCATAGTTACTTATTTACCTTTTGGAACTACATTAGTATCTGCTAATGAAACACAACGTCAAATAGTAACACCACAGGCTGGTACATTAAAAAATATTTATATAAGAACTAATGGTGCCGCTGTTGCTACTAGTTTTACTACATTCACTATTAGAGTTAATGGTGTAGCTACTAATGTTAAAATAAATATTTCTGGAGGGCAAGCAGCAGGTTTATATTCTAATATAATTAACAGTGCATCAGTTATATTAGGAGATGAAATTTCACTTCAAATAAGTACTAGTATAGCTAATGGACCTACAGTTAATCAATATAGTTTTGGAATATTTAACACATAAGTATAAAATATGATACAAAATAGATTTACACAACTAAGTACAAATTATATCTTAGAATTACTTGATACTATGGATGCTAAAGTACGTTTTACTTTATTTAATAACCCATCTGATTTATCTCAAAAAATAGTATCTATAGAAAATAGAATTGATGAATTTGATCAAATGATTAGAGATTTTTATTTAGATGATTCTAAATTAGATTACTTTATATCATTAATGCTTCAAGATCATACAACTGCATTTTCTATTTATAATAACTTGGCTTAAAAAATCTTTATTACTATATTATTAGAAAATAAAGGTTATGTATTGGTTAGTAGAAACTAAAGATCAATTAAGAGAATTTTTTAATCAAGACTATAAAGAAGTCTTTGTTGAGATTATTCCCTATCATAATCAAATTCATCCTGCTTTAAATGATGTATGTTTAGTCTATATTAGACCAACTTATGATTCTAAAGGATATATGTTCTGTATTGACCACAGTGAAACAATGTCACTTGGAAAAACATACATTGAAAAATTATTAAAACATATAGATACAATATATGTTAGGGATAAAAAATCATTTCTATACTACTTTCAATTAAACAAAGTAACAGATATTTCTTCTATTAAACATATAGAAACACCATCTGAACCTGTATTTGATATCTTTTATAGGAAACATCCTAATAAAACAGATATTAACAAAATAATTCCAATAGTTAAGCATTATGAGGTTTGTGAGAATATTTATACTCAACTCCAACAAATTATATTGGAGCCAAAACCAGAATATGTTAAATTCTATAATAAAGGTGCTTTAGCATTTTTTGGAATTGAAAAGAACGGAATTAAAATTAATGAAGACAAGTTTTATAAATACTATGAACCAAATAATAGCTTATACTCGATACGTGATAGTAGGGTGTTTACTCAATATAACCTCAATACTACAACAAGACGCCCATCCAATGCCTTTAATAGCATTAACTTCGCTGCTCTAAAGAAAGACAACCACTCAAGAGCAAGCTTTATACCACAAAACAATGAATTTCTTGAAATTGATATTTCTGCATACCATCCGACTTTGGCTGGACAACTGGTTTCTCATGAATTTGATAACCCTGATATTCACGCTGATTTTGCTAGCATGTATGGCGTAGATTACGCTAAAGCAAAAGAATTAACATTTAAACAGTTATATGGAGGAGTATTTGAAGAATACAAATCACTCCCATTCTTTCAAAAAATACAAACTTATGTTCAAGAACAATGGAAGTTGTTTAATGAACAAGGCTTTATTAACGCTCCTATATCAAATTATAAGTTTGAAAAGGGCAAGTTGGAAAATATGAATCCACAAAAGTTATTTAATTATATCTTGCAAAACCTAGAAACATCAACAAATATAGGTATACTACTTAAAATTCATAAGATATTAACAGGTAAAAATACTAAAATAGTTTTATACACATATGACTCATTTCTACTTGATTGGGATGAAGATGAAGAGCAAGAATTAGAACAAATCAAAAATATATTTAAGGAAATGAAGTTATCAATAAAAATTAATGGAGGGACGGATTATGACTTTTAAACCAGGATACGATATGTATGACGCGAACAACGTTAATATTAAGGATTTGAATAATAAGTTATTTTGCACATTCACAAGTGGTGAGGAATTAGATGAGTTGGTAAGTGAATTATCTACAGTCTACACTATCATGTATAACAAGATGTTTGTATTGTTTGTTAAAAGCACAAATGAATATGTTGTCACTTACAATGTCGATCAAGGTAACGTAAATACAATCCCCGAGAACACAATTCTAGTTCATCGTAAAAAAGAAACCAATACACTTTATACTATAAACGCTCTAAATGAACTTATTAAAAAGTTAAATGATGGAGTAGTTGATATGGCTTATAGAGTAAATTGGCCCCATTATAGAAATAGCATATTATTAACCCAACATAACGAGTTAAAACAATTGAATACAAAGGTATTCAAGATCATTGAATTATAAGGTACGTAACGTTAAAGAAAACACTACGAGAAAAGGCATTTTAAGAGCTTGTATTAGCTAACTTGGCCTATTAAGAAAAATGTAGTATATTAAATAGTAACAATTTAAAACCAAATAAAAATGGACATCAATGCGATTAAACAGAGATTAAGCTCTCTACAGTCATCAGGCGCCAAGAAAGAAAAGGTTGACTATTCCAAGTATTATTGGAAGCCTAAAGCAGAAGGTAAGTATCAAATCCGAGTGGTACCTTCAGTATTAAACAAGAGTAACCCATTCCAAGAAGTGTTCGTACACTACGGGTTCTCAAAATTCCCAATTTATGCTCTAACTAACTGGGGTGAAAAAGATCCAATAGTTGAGTTTGCAAAATCACTCCGTACTACATCAGAAAAAGAAAACTGGCAGTTGGCTAAGAAATTAGATCCAAAAATGAGAGTTTTTGCTCCTGTAGTTGTTCGTGGTGAAGAAGAAAAAGGTGTTCGTCTTTGGGAGTTCGGAAAAGAAATCTATATGCAATTATTAGGTATTGCTGAGGATGAGGATTATGGAGATTTCACTGACATTAGCGAAGGACGTGACTTTACAGTTGACGTAGTAACAGGTGATATTGGTGGTCGTCAAGGATTGAAATCATCAATTCGTGTTAAACCTAAAACATCACCATTAGGTTCTGATAAAGAAACTATCAAAATGTGGTTAACTGAACAACCAAATGTTCTTGAACTACAACGTAAAACAGCGTTTGATGATCTTAAAACTATTTTAGCTAATTTCTTAAACCCAGAAGAGGAAGAGACAGTAGCAGTAGTAATAGATGAAGATGAAGATCCGATCATAGCTAAAGCACAAGAGGAGCCTAAAACAAACTATAGTTTGAAAGCAGCACCAGTAGCTAAGGTATCTAAAGCAGATAAGTTTGATGCTTTGTTTGATGACGAAGAAGAAAGAGAAAGCGAAGGCGAAGGTTCACCATTCTAAATAAATAAAAACTTATATGGCCAAAAAGAAAGAATCTTTAATGACAGCGGTCTCTGCTGAAATGAAATCTAGTTTTAACCTAGATAAATTTAAAGAGAAAAAACTACTTAACACAACTGTTAAGTTTAAAGAACAGAGATGGATTCCATTTTCTGAAGCATTACAAGATTCAACTTCACTTCCAGGTGCAGCAATAGGACATATTAATCTTTTAAGAGGACACAGTAATACAGGTAAAACAACTGCGTTATTAGAACTAGCAATTAATGCCCAGAAAATGGGCATTTTGCCTGTGTTCATTATTACAGAGATGAAATGGTCTTGGGAACATGCTAAACAAATGGGTTTCCAAGTTGATGATATTGTTGATGAAGCAACAGGTGAAATTATAGACTATAAAGGATTTTTCCTATACACTGATAGAAGTTCATTAGGAACTATTGAAGATGTAGCAGAGTTTATAGCTGACTTGTTAGACGAACAAAAGAAAGGTAATTTACCTTATGACTTATGTTTCTTTTGGGACTCAATCGGTTCTATACCTTGTAAGATGAGTGTTGAGCAGAATAAAAACAATCCGATGTGGAATGCAGGTGCAGTATCACAACAGTTTGGTAATTTTATTAACCAACGCTTCCCATTATCAAGGAAAGAATCATCACCATACACAAACTCAATGGTAGCAGTTAACAAAATATGGATAGCACCAGCTGAAAATATGTTTGCTCAACCAAAAATGAAAATGAAAAATGGTGAGACAATGTTTTTAGATGCTTCTATTGTATTAACATTTGGTAATATTACTAATAGTGGTACAAGTAAATTAAAAGCAACTAAGGATGGTAAAGAAGTTGAATTTGCAGTTCGTACTAAAGTAGCAGTAGATAAGAATCACGTTACAGGATTACAAACTAAAAATACAGTTGTAGCTACAATTCACGGTTTTATTCAAGATGATAACAAAGATATTACTGACTATAAAAAACAACATGCCCATGAATGGGTACATATTTTAGGTAGTATTGATGGTATTGGTCTTGCTGAAGATAAATCAGAATGGGAAGAAAGTAAAGAGAATATTACAATAATTGACGAGGATTAAAATGGATAAAAAAGATTTATTCCGGTTATTAGATGACATTAAATCAGGAGACGATGATGAAGTTACAGGTACATTTTCAAAACATGATAAAGTACTAATTATAGATGGTTTAAATCTATTTTTAAGAAACTTTGCAGTATTGAATTATGTTAATCAGAGCGGAGTCCATGTTGGTGGTTTAGGTGGTTTTTTAAGATCATTAAGTTTTCTAATTAACACAAATAAACCTACATCTGTGTATATTGTATTCGACGGAGTGGGTTCTTCCATAAACAGGAAGAACTTGCTCCCGGAATACAAATCAGGTAGGAATCAAACCCGAATGACTAACCATGATACATTTGATGATTTAGATGAAGAACATGAATCTAAAGTAAATCAAATTTCTCGACTCATTCACTATTTAAGGTGTTTACCCGTTAATCTTATTATGCTCGATAAAGTCGAGGCAGATGACATCATAGCGCATTTATCCCGTTATATGGCAACTAAATACGATAGTAAATGTACGATTGTGTCGGCGGATAAAGATTTCTTACAATTAGTAAACGATAACATAACAGTCTACAGTCCTATAGCTAAAGAGTATTACACACCAAAACTAGTAAAAGAAAAATTTGGCCTCCCAGCTCATAATTTTATCTTATATAAGACATTAATGGGTGATAATTCAGATAAAATACCTGGAGTACAGGGACTAGGACCTAAAAAGTTATTTAAATTATTTCCTGAATTAGCAGAAAGAGAAATGACTTTAGAAGAGGTTTTTGAAATAAGTGAGTCTAAATACAAAGACAATATTATTTATTCTAGGGTGGTTTTTAATAACGAGAGTATTAGGAACAATTATTTGATTATGGATTTAGGTAATCCGTTATTAGATGAGGGTGAGAAGAAGCATATCGAGAGTATAATTGAACAACCAATTGAAAGAACAAAATCAGCTGAGTTTATTAAGTTATATAACGAAGATGGGTTACATCACACAATCAAAAATGTAGAGTATTGGATTAGAGACACATTCAAAGTTTTAAACAGTTTTAAATAAATAAAAGTTATGGAAAATAGAAGGATTATTAAAGTAGAAGTTCCAAAAGAAATTTGGGATGCTGACATGTCTATATTTAACTGTAATAGGAGTTTAGTAAGAGCATGGATGGAAAGTATTCAAGATGTTATTAGTCAATTAGAAAAATAATTTTTGATAATATTGCTTATATTTATAATAAAATATAAGATGAATTATCAAAAAATATACAATCAAATTGTAGAACGAACTAAAACAAGACAGTTAGATGGTTATAAAGAAAAACATCATATTGTACCTAAATGTATGGGTGGTTCAAATGATAAAACTAATTTAGTTGAGTTAACAGCGCGAGAACATTTTATATGCCATAGATTACTTTGTGAAATCTATCCTAATAATGATAAATTATTATATGCTTTATGGTTAATGGCTATTGGAAAACAGAAACCAAAAAGTTTAGACGAATTTAAACTTAGTAGCCGCATATATGAAACCATCAGACTATCATTTATAAACAAAATTACAGGTAAATCTAAACCATCAAATAAGGGAAGGAAAATAACATGGGGAGATAAGATTAGTAAAAGTTTAAAAGGTAAACCTAAACCTAAAGGTTTTGGAGATAAAACTAAAGGAAAAGCTAAAGTTAAAAATTTTAACAATAAACCTATCCTTCAATTTGATTTAGAAAATAATTTAATTAAAGAATGGGTAAGTGGAAGAGAAGCATATCGACAATTAGGAATACATTATGGTAGTATAAGTTTATGCTGCCAACAAAAAACAAAAACTGCAGGTAAATTTATCTGGAGGTATAAAGATTAATTATTAATTTAAAAATAAAAGTTGTGACATTATCAACCCTAGAGGCATACGGTACTCATTTTCAAACTAAAATAATATCGTGTTTATTAACACATAAAGAACTTCTAATTAATATCCATGATATAATTAGTGATGATTACTTTAGTAACACAGCACATAAATGGATTATAAGCGAAATCTTAAAGTACTATGACAAATACCATACTACACCAAGTATGGAAGTCTTGAAAGTACAAGTTAAGAAAATTGATAATGAAGTTTTACAATTATCAATTAAAGAACAATTAAAAGAAGCATATAAAGCATCAGACGATGATTTAGCTTATGTAGAGGAAGAGTTTTCTAACTTCTGCAAAAACCAACAATTAAAAAAAGCATTATTAACATCAGTAGATTTATTAAATGCTGGTGATTATGATTCAATTAGAAACTTAGTTGATAACGCTTTAAAAGCTGGTGGTGATAAGAATTTAGGATTAGAATATAGTAAAGATGTTGAGTCTCGATATAGAGAAGAAGACAGAAATCCAATTCCTACACCTTGGTTTTTATTTAATGATCTATTACAAGGTGGCTTAGGTGAAGGTGACTTTGGATTGATATTTGGTAATCCTGGAGGAGGTAAATCATGGACATTGATTGCCTTAGGAGCACATGCTGTTCAATTAGGTTTTAATGTAGTGCACTATACTTTAGAGTTAGGTGAAAATTATGTTGGAAGACGATATGATGCTTGTTTAACAGGAATACCTGTAAATAATATTATGAATTTTAAAGACCAAGTTGAAAAAGAAATACTTGAGTTACCAGGTAACTTAGTTATTAAAGAATATTCACCTGGTAAGGCATCTATTTCTACAATAGAATCACATATTCAAAAGTGTATTGACTTAGATTTCAAACCAGATCTGATTCTTATTGATTATGTAGACTTACTTCGATCAAAAAGAAACAATCGTGAACGTAAGGATGAAATTGATGATATTTATCTTAGTACTAAAGGTCTTGCTCGTGAATTGAAGTTACCTATTTGGAGTGTATCTCAAGTTAATAGAGCAGGAGCTAAAGACGACGTTATTGAAGGTGATAAAGCCGCAGGTAGCTATGACAAAGTCATGATTACAGATGTGGCTATTTCTCTCTCACGTAAGAAAGAAGACAAAGTAGCGGGAACAGGTAGATTTCACATTATGAAAAACAGATATGGAGGTGATGGTATGACATTTGGAGCCAAAATTGATACATCAACAGGTCGTTTTGAAATATTTAATGACTATGATGAGAATGAAGAATCATATACACCATCTAAACCTGTGAACAGTTTTAGTGAAATAAATAGCCTAGATCGAGACATTCTTCAAAAGAAATTTTTTGAACTACAATCTTGATGTTATATTAAAATATATGATTACTGAAATAAGAAATTTTTACAAGCCGTTTGAGTACCAACAAGCGTTTGATTTTTATAAAGATCAACATCGCTCACATTGGTTAGCAGACGAAGTTCCACTAGCATCTGATTTAGGTGACTGGAAAGGCAAATTAACAGAATCTGAGAAGAATTTAATTGGAAACATATTAAAGTCATTCGCTCAAACAGAGGTTCACGTAAACGATTACTGGTCGACAAAAGTATCAGTATGGTTTCCAAAACCTGAAATACAAGCAATGGCTCGTGTGTTTGCTGATTTTGAATCAATTCATGCTGAAGCATACGCTCGCTTAAATGAAGAATTAGGTTTAGATGATTTTCAAGCGTTCTTAGAAGACGAAACATCAAAAGCAAAAATTGAGTGTTTAATTGAAACACCAGGTGAAACATTAGAGGAAAGAGCATTATCATTAGCTATATTTTCAGCGTTCACTGAAGGAGTAAATTTGTTTAGTTCGTTTGCTATATTAATGAGTTTCCAATTAAGAAACTTAATGAAGGGAACAGGTCAGATTGTTGAATGGAGTGTTAGAGATGAATCATTACATTCTAAAGCAGGATGTTGGTTATTTAGAACATTACTTAATGAACAACCTGAATTAGATAATGATAGATTAAGAGACGCTGTAATAGAAGCATGTCAAATAGCAGTACAATTAGAATTTGATTTCATTGATAAAGCATTTGAAATGGGAGATGTTGATGGATTAAATGTTAATCAACTAAAAAACTTCATTAAAGCACGCGCTAATGAGAAAATGATAGAATTAGGTTATAAAGCAATTTATAATGACATTGATCCAAATTTATTAAAACAAATTGAGTGGTTTGGTCATTTAACAAGTGGTAAAACACATCAAGATTTCTTTGCAGGAAGAGTAACTAGCTACTCAAAGTCAACAGCAGATTGGGACGATTTATAAAAAACAAAAAATGAGTATACAAGTAGACACAGACGGGTGGATTAAAGGAAAAAACTATCCTAGTTGGATGGATGAGATTGCAGTTAGTATGATTTCAAAAGGTTATTTACTACCTGATGAAGATGTGTTTGATGCATACAAGAGAGTAACTAAATCTGCATCACGTAGATTAAAGCGTAAAGATTTACAACCATTCTTTTACGAGGCAATAGTTAAGAATTGGTTATGCTTAGCATCACCAGTATTATCAAACTTAGGTACAGAACGTGGAATGCCAATTTCATGCTTTGGTATCGATGTTGGAGATAGTATTGAAGGCATTGCAGATGCTAACTCTGAATTAATGAGATTATCATCTCAAGGCGGAGGAGTAGGTATTGGTTTATCTCGCATTAGAGGCCGAGGTAAAGCAATTAAAGACAATGGTGTGTCTGAAGGTATTGTTCCATGGGCTAAAATCTATGATTCAACTATTTTAGCTACTAACCAAGGTTCAGTTCGTAGAGGAGCAGCATCAGTTAACTTAAACATTAATCACCCTGATGTTGAAGAATTTTTACAAATTCGTAGACCAAAAGGTGATGTTAATCGTCAATGTTTAAATTTACACCAATGTGTTGTTATTGATGATCAGTTTATGACTGACCTAGACAACAAAGAGCCTAGAGCGATGAAGTTGTGGGGTGAAATATTAAAAACACGTCTTGAAACAGGTGAACCTTATATCATGTTTGAAGATAATGTTAATAATTCAAATCCTGAAGCATATAAGAAAAATAACTTACATGTGTCAATGACTAACATTTGTTCTGAAATTTCATTATACACAGACGAATTACACTCATTTATTTGTTGTTTATCATCTTTAAACTTGGCTCGTTGGGATGAATGGAAAGAATACACATTTGAAAATGGAATGACATTACCTGAATTGACTTGTTGGTTCTTAGAAGGTGTATTACAAGAATTCATTGATAGAGCTAAGAATGTTAAGTTTATGGAAAATACAGTTCGTTCTGCTACTAAAGGTAGAGCAATTGGAATTGGTGTTTTAGGATGGCATACATTTTTACAATCAAAGAACTTACCATTTGTAGGTATTCAAGCAACTGCTTATACAAGAATGATATCTGACTTTATTGAGAAAGGCGCTTTAAAAGCATCTCACGACCAAGCAGAATTATATGGTGAACCAGAATGGTGTAAAGGTACAGGTATGAGACATACTCATCACTTAGCAATCGCACCTACAGTATCTAATGCTCATATTTCAGGAGGTGTATCACCTTCAATCGAACCTATTCCTGCTAATGTTTATAATTTGAAAACAGCAAAAGGTGTATTCATTAAGCGTAATAAAATATTAGAGGAATTACTTGAAACTAAAGGATATAACATTGATAGTGTTTGGGAACAAATTCTAAAAGACCAAGGCTCAGTTATTAATGTTCCTTCTTATATTTTAACTGATGAGGAAAAGGAAGTATTCTTAACATTTAAAGAAATCAACCAATTAGAAATTGTAAGACAAAATGGTGTTAGACAAGAATATGTAGATCAAGCTATCTCATTAAATTTATGCTTTGACCCAAATGATACTCCTAAGTGGATTAGCCAAGTACATAAAGAAGCTCATAAGTTAGGTATTAAAACATTATACTACTTACGCACTGAGTCAGTATTAAGAGGAGATAACCTACAGCGTTTATCAGAATGCATCAGTTGTGAGGGATAATATATTTATAATAAACTATTTTTAAAATGAAACTATCACAACTAAAACAACTCATTAAAGAAGAGTTTAACAAAACTGTTGAAGAAAGTAACGCTCAATGGAATGATGTAACATACAACATATCTGTAGATGTAGAAAGAATAATGCCTAGTGTTTACGCTAAACTTTCTAAACAATATACTAATGAGTATAAAGGTAAAAATTTAGAATTTTCTACATGGAAAGGAGATGCTAGACTTAAACAAGGTAGTGGTGTTGTAGATCAAGTAGTAATTGAAGCAGCTGATGAGAGAAGGGCTCCAATGGATAAGCCATTTCGAGTTAACTTTATTACTAATGAAGGTAAAACATTTTTTAACATATCACACGTTGAAGAAATATAAATTATGAAACTATCACAACTAAAACAAATCATCAAAGAAGAGTTAAATGAACTTGGATTTGATTACCCAGGTAAAGAACAAACTCCATCTGCTTACCAAAACGGCATTATGGATACTCTTAAAGCAATACAACAACTAGGAGTTAATATTGATGTACAAGCTGTTATGGATATAATATATCCTGAAGATGAAAATCCAAAAGACGAAAATCCAATAAATGAAACAGAAGGTAAAAACAAATACTTTATAATTGTTAATTTTAAAGGCCAATCTGATGAGTTAGGTAATTTCCATGGGATAGAAGCCTCAGATAAAAATGATTTCACACAAAAGTTTAAAGATATATTTAAAGATGATATAAACGATTATTATACATTTTATGAAGTTCCCAATAAACAAATGATGGATAAAATAGTAAAACTATCAGACCAATGGGAAGGTGGAGAAGATACTCGTGAAACTAAAATGCTTCAAAGTATAGCTGACAAAGCAAAGAAATTTAATAGATTAAATCTTTAAGATTTAAAAACATATCACATTTAAAGTTTGGCCTTCGGGCCATTCTTTGTTATATTTAAGATATGAAAGTAGGAGCACTAGTAGAATGTATCAATGATACATGGAAACAAAAGACAATAGAAACTGTACCTAATCGTCCTATCAAAGGAAAATATTACACAATTAGGACTGTAGACAAATTCCCTCACGGTATTGGTGTTACTTTAGAAGAAATAACCAATGCTAGAACAGTTCAATATCAAGGTCAATTATTAGAGCCTAATTTTGATGCTGAACGTTTTAGAGAGTTAACTGACTTACCTGACATTGAGGAATTATTAGAAGAAGTATTTGCGGGTGAATTAATAGAAAAATAATGGTTACAGTAGAACAAGTTTTAAAAGAATTCAATCCTATATTTGGCATTGAAGCACCACCTAAACCAGCTAAACTAGCTAAGTTTAATGTATTTTATTGGCATAGACGTTACCCAATTCATAAGCCATTAGGAGCTAAAGCTCGTATTGATGAAAAAATGAAAAATGGTGACTTTGAATACTCACCATATGCCAAGTATATCAATTATGAGTATTGGTGGATGGCTGAAGAAATAGCAGAAATACGTAACAGTGATAAAGGTTTTGAAGTAAAACAAGAACACGAACGTAATGCTATTAAAATGTATAATAGACGTATTGAGAATCTAAGAAAAGATTTTGAACGTGATGAACGAGAACGAATGGAGAGTCTAAAATACAGTCTAAGACATTGGATTGGTGGTACTAAAGAACAAGTACATACATTCATTTATGAACATGCTGAAGGTACTACTGAAGAGTTGATCAACCAGTACAAAACATTTCTAAAGAATACACCAGAAAATGATCTACCTTATTAAGAAAGGTAGTTTGGCTATATAATAAGATATATTTATATTAAATAATAAGTTATGAAAGTAAAAGTCTCACATGAAGTACCATTAGCAGTACTAAACATTTCCCAAACATTCAATGATTATGATTATTGTTTGCCTCACTTACTAGATAGTGAGTATGAATACTTTAAGTATTTTGATCAAGCAAAGAAAGATGGTCGTTATATTATCATGGATAATAGTTTACATGAATTAGGTCATGCCTATGAAACAGAACGTCTATTACATTGGGTTAATTATTTTGAACCAAATGAATTTATAGTACCTGATGTATGGCAAGATATGCAAGCATCTATTGATAATGCTGTTGAATGGGCTAAAATTAAATTACCTCACTATACTACTAAAGTAGCAGTAGTTCAAGCAACTAACATTGATGAAGCAGCTGAATGTTATTTAAAATACAAAGCATTAGGTTATAAGAAAATAGCATTTTCATATGGTGCGGGTTATTATAAAAACCATTTCATACACCCACTACCAGCAATTTCTACTGCAATGGGTCGAGTAAACGTTATAGGTAAGTTGTATAATAACGATGTTATTCAATCTAGTGATAGAGTTCACTTACTTGGATGTGCTGCTCCTCAAGAGTTTTTATTCCACCAGAATTACCCATTCATTGAAAGTATAGATACTTCAAATCCAATTATGGCTGCAATGGAAGATAAAATGTATAAGGAACATGGTTTAGATGAAAAACCAATTACTAAAATTGACCATGTTATGAATCGCGCTCCTGAAGATATTAACTGGTATGCTTTACATTACAATGTAAATAAATTTAGAAAAATTAATCGTTTAGATAAAATAGTAAAATAAAAGTTATGAGTTGGATTAGTATTGACGTAGATTTAGATGATGTTTATGATAACATGGGTTCTTATGAAAAACAAAAAATGGCCGAATGGCTAGAAGATGATGGATATACAACCATAACAACCAAATTAGAAGGTTATGATATCCCACCAACTACATCATTATTGGAATCTCAATTCCATGATAAATTAATTGGATTATCTTCAAAGTTTTACTCAATGAGTAATGAAGAAATAGAAATTATTGAAAATTTATATAAAAAATATTGTTAAAATGAAGAAACAAGCAGTGTTATCACTAAGTGGAGGAATGGATAGCTCCACACTATTGCTTCATCTACTTGCCAATGGCTATGAAGTTACAGCACTATCATTCGATTATGAACAAAAACATAATGTAGAATTAGAGCGTGCTAAAGATTTAGTATCATACATAAATCAAAAAGGACAAAATGTAAAACATCAAGTAATTAAATTAGATGGATTATCACAACTACTAAACTCAGCTTTAGTAACTGGAGGTGAAGAAGTACCTGAAGGACATTATGCTGAAGAAAATATGAAAGCAACAGTAGTTCCAAATCGTAATAAAATATTTAGTTCTATTATTCAAGCAGTCGCATTATCAATTGCTGAACAAAAAGATACTGAATGTGCTATCGCAATGGGTATTCATGCTGGTGATCATGCTATTTATCCTGACTGTCGTCAAGAATTTAGAGATGCTGATTTTGAAGCATTTAAAGCAGGTAACTGGGGTGCTGAAAAAGTATATCATTATACTCCTTATCTTAATACTGATAAGTTTGGTATTTTAGAAGATGGAGATAAATGTGTAAATAAACTTGGTTTAAACTTTAATGAAGTGTATAAGCGCACTAATACATCATATAAACCAATTTATTACTTTCTTAACTGGTACAGCGATTATAAATCAGCATCATCTGTAGAACGAGTTGAAGCATTTATGAAACTAGGCAAACCAGATCCAGTTGAATATGCTGATGAGACAGGCCCAGTAAGTTGGGAAACAGTAGTAGAACATGTAAAAACAATTTTAAATAATCATAATAATGCCAACATCTAAAAAACGAGGTGGTAAGAAAGCCCACAACAAACGTATTGCAAAGCGTAATGAAACTGTTGCTAAAAATAAATTAGTCATGGAACGTAAATTTATGGCTATGCTAAAAGAACAATTACAACGACAAAATCCAGAAACTGAAGACAATGCCTAAAGAATTATACTACTACACAGCAAATTGGTGCACTCCATGTCAGACATTGGGCCCAATTATGGATGAAATTGCAAGACAGATCCCAGTCCATAAACAAAATATTGATTATGTTGACCCAGCAATACTAGAGGTTGCTAATATACGAAATGTACCTACAGTAGTACTAGCTGAAAACGGACAAGAATTAAGACGTTTTACAGGAGTAAAATCACACTCACAAATTGTTAATTGGTTAAACGGAGAATAATATGGCAACAAGATATATATCAACTAAATTATTTGAAAACTACTCAGTAGCAATCAGACAATATAAAGCAGCACATTCACACTGCCAGCTATTACATGGTTATGCTTTAAAATTTAAAGTATGGTTTGCATCTAATGAACCTAATATTGATGAACAATTAGATGATATGAATTGGATTGTTGATTATGGTGGATTTAAAACACCACCTAAAGGTAATGGCTTAAAGGATTGGATGGACCATATGTGGGATCATACAACATTAATTCAAGCAGATGATCCATATCGTGATTTGTTTGAGCAAATGCAAATGGAAGGACTATGTAAAGTACATTTCTTAGAAAAGATGGGTGCTGAAAGTAATGCTCGTTTAGTGTATGAACACTTTAATGAAGTATTAGCTAAAACAGATGCTGGTCGTTGTAAATGTATTAAAGTAGAGTGTTTTGAAAATGATAATAACAGCTCAATTTACGAAGAAATATGAAACCAGGAAGAATAGAAGACTATAATAAAAAATTACCTATTGTAGAGCTGTATACAGCTGTACAATCAGAAGGTAGTAGAGCTGGGATGCCTACAGTAGTTATTAGAACTACAGGATGTACTCATAGATGTTGGTTTGGTGATGGTGGGTGGTGTGATAGTTGGTATACAAGTATTCATCCTGAGAAAGGAAAATATACATTTAATGATATTATAGCTATTTATGACAATAACCCTCATATTAGAGAAATGATGTTAACAGGTGGTTCACCTACAATGCATCCTGATCTAGTAAACGAATTAACTCATTTAGCAGAAAAACGTGGCTTATTTATTACAATTGAAACAGAAGGTAGTCATTTCGTTGAAACTGACTTCCCTATTGGCCTTATATCTCTTAGTCCTAAGTTCAGTAACAGTGTTCCTGCAATTGGGACTCTTACACCGCAAGGTAAAGTCGCAGACCAAAAAATGGTGGACCAACATAATAAACACCGTTTGGATAAAGAAACGATAAGAAAAACATTAGAATACCATTATGACTATCATTTTAAACCAGTTTGCAATCCTATCGAAATGCCTGAAGCATGGACTGAGATTGAAGCATTTAGAGTTGAGATGGATATTCCAAAACGTAAAACTTGGTTAATGCCTCCTGGTGATACAAGAGATGAATTAATTCGAGTATATCCTATGGTGATGGATTTCTGTAGAGACAATGGTTATAATTTTACAGGTAGAGAACATATTATTGCATTTGACACTAAACGAGAAGTATAATGGATAAAAAATTATTAACTGAGGCGCTTAAAACAAAAAATACTGTCACATTCTTCTATGCTGAATGGTGTGGAGGATGTAAAGTAGCTCGCCCTATGATCCAGGAAATTGCTGATAAACTTGGATTCGAAATGATTTTTATTAATGAAGACACAGATTTAGAAACAGCATTTTCAGTAGATTATTACCCACACGTAATATTATCTAATAAAGGAAAAATTAAACATTACCCAGGATTACACTCAATAAAAGAATTACATGAAAGTATTATTTGAAAATAGAATTATTGAATCAAGAATTGATTCTATCGCTACACAAATTTTAAATCGCCATAAATCAGAAAAAATTCCTATTGTTTTAGTATGTGTACTAAATGGTGGGTTTGTTTTTTATTCTAAACTAGTTGAAAAATTATCCTCACTAGATCCAGAATGTGATTTTGTAAAAGTAAGATCATATGAAGGTAAAGAACGAGGTGACCTAAATATGATACTAGACAAATCAGTAGATGTAACTGGTAAGCATGTTTATCTTATAGATGACATTTACGACTCAGGAATAACAATGAATGCATTAGCAAATCATTTCTACCAATTTGACCCAGCAAGTGTTCAAATGGTCACTTTAATTAAACGTTATATTAATGAAGTAGATATGCCTACAGGTTCACTTTACGGTTTTGTTCTTGAGGATGAATGGGTAGTTGGGTTTGGAATGGATGATGATTTAGGTAAGAAAAGGAGTTTGCCATATATTTTGGCAGTCTAGAAATAAATTAATATATTAGGTTATATGGAAAATAATAGAAGAAAATTTCACAACGACATTGAGTGTGTGAATACAGGTCTAGCAAATGGATCAGCTTTAGATCGCCCATTAACGGATGAAGAAAAGCAACAAATGATTGAAGAAGCAACTGAACATTTTGGTAACTTCTTAACAGCATTAAAATGTGATTGGAAAAACGATCCTAACTCTGCTGATACACCTCGTCGTGTAGCTAAAGCATATGTTAATGATCTATGGGCTGGTCGCTATAATGGATTTACTGATATTACTTCATTCCCATCGGATGGTTATGATGGGGTAATTATTGAACGTAATATTCAATTAACTTCAATGTGTTCACACCATCACCAAACAATTAGAGGTGTAGTACATATTGGTTACATTGCAGGTGCTGAAGGTCGAGTAATTGGTTTATCTAAATTAAATCGTATTGTAGAACACTTTGGTCGTAGAGGTGCTATCCAAGAACAATTAACAGCAGCAATTCATCAAGCAGTAAATAAAGTTTGTGAAGGTAATCATGGTGTTATTGTTACTGTAGTTGCAACTCACAATTGTGTTAGTTGTAGAGGTATTAAACATCAAGGTGCTGCAATGGTTACTACTAAAGCATCAGGTGTGTTTATGGAAAACGATAATTTAGCACGTAAAGAATTTTTTGATTCACTTAAAATAAATAATGGCCATGTCTCAATCTAAAGAAAATTATGTTCCATTTGTTAGCGAGGTAGAGGAATTTAACGCTACAATGGGTAAACCAAATAACTATGAACCTACTATCCCAGATAAAAAAGAATGGATGTTTGTTTATGATTTTATTCTAGAGGAATTAGAGGAATATAAACACGCTTGTGAAACAGGAAATGTTGTAGAAGTGTTAGATGCACTTTGTGATATTACTTATGTTTCATTAGGTAATGGAGCTATGCTTCATGGTCTAAAAGATAAAATCTTACCCGCGTATGCTGAGGTTCAAGCTTCAAACATGAGTAAAGCTTGTAAGACAGAAGAGGAAGCTAATTTCACTGTTCGTCTTAGAGAACAAGAACAAGGTGAACGTTGCCATTATGAAAAACAAGGTGATTACTATGTAGTATATCGCTCTCGAGATCGTAAGGTAATGAAATCAATAAACTATTTTAGACCTAATCTTAAACAGTTTCTAGACAAGTGACCATATTTATGATAAACAATAAATAATGGCATCTTATACATCAGCACAATTATACGGAATAGGAACAGTTGGAGAGAACTTATTAGGATTAAAAACATTTACTTTTACTAATACTGGTGGTTCATCATATTTCACTTTAGAAACAATACCAGATAATAATGGAACATTTATTAATATTCCTCAAGCTTGTGCTAATGGATCATGGTCTGCCCCCGCATTATCAGGATTTATACAAACCCCGTATGTTGCTTCAGCTGTTATACAACCTGGAACCACAGTTATTACATTCACCCCATCAGTAGCTATTACTGGGACAAATTATAGATTAAAAGGAACAGGAGTATTCACGTTAGTAATAACTTAAAATTTTTAAATAAAGGTTATGTATCAAAGTATTTATTATGACTTTCAAACTTATACTTACCATTTACGAGACGATAAGCAAGGCTGGATGGATTTCCAATTCCAGCCTACTTACTGGAAAAGAGTAAATGAACAACAAGAAGGGGCTAAACCAGTACTAACTGGAGGATGGGCTATACCTACTAAGAAATTAGATAAAAACGATCCTGACCTACTAGAAAAAGATATCGACAAGTCATTATATGTGTTACGAGAACTATATTATAAATTTGATGATGTAGTTCCATCTTGGCATAATATAGTCTATATAGATATCGAGATTGAAATGGGTGGAGCACTAACACCTGAATATATTAGGTCTGCTCCTATGCCCTTAACATCTATTGCTCTGATAGATGTGACTACTAAACAAAAGATATGTTTTATTGTTGATAAGTCAAAACAAATACCTGAAACGAACCAGGACGATAAAATTATTATACCTTGTGGCTCAGAACGAGAATTAATAGGTAAGTTTTTATCTAAGTATGAAGAGTTAGATCCCACCATATTAGTCGGCTATAACTCGGCTTACTTCGACTTACCGTACTTATACTACCGAATGTCGCAAGTTGTAGGTACAGACGAGGTAAGCCGGTTATCACCAATAGGTAGAGTTGAGGCACGTGATTTTAATGGTGAAAACCAAGTTAAAATTGGAGGTGTGAATCATCTAGATTATATGTTACTTCATAAGAAGTACATTATGAAAGAAGAACCATCATATAAATTAGGTGACATTGGAACCAAATATGTTGGGTTAGGTAAGATTGAATATGAAGGTAATTTGAATACATTGTTTAAAAATGATTTAAATACTTTTATTGACTATAACTTACGAGACGTTGAGATTCTAGAAAAACTAGAAGACAAATTAAAGTTTATTGAATTGACAGTTATGATTTCTCATATTTGTAATATACCTTATGAGTCAATTTATTATAACACTGTAATGAATGAAGGTGCTATATTAAAGCACTTACGACGTGAAGGTATTATTTCACCTAATAAACCAACAACTCATAACCCATCTCGTAAGGCAACTAACTCAACATATGCAGGTGGTTACTTATTAGAACCAATACCAGGTCTATACTTTGATGTAATTGACTTAGACTTTACTTCACTATATCCCTCAATCATTAAGTCACTTAATTTAGGAATTGAAACATTAGTAGGTAGAATTGTTACTTTAAATCCAACCTATGAACAAAATCATAGTTTAGAAAAACTTAAGGAACGAGATCCTAGTGAAGTAATAACAATTGAAAAACTAAATAAAAAAAATTACACATTACAAGCAGCTCAAATATCAATTGGCAAGCTGATTAAGATAATTGAAGATAATGAATTCACATTATCAGCTTCAGGTGCTATGTTTAGGACTGATGAACAAAGTGTAGTTGCTAAGATTTTAGAAGGTTGGTTTGAAAAACGAGAACATTATAGAGGTTTAAAGAAAACAGCAGGTAAATCTGAAGATTGGGCTAATTATAAACTATATGATTTGTTCCAACATGCATTTAAGATCTTGCAAAACGCTATGTATGGCACATTTGCTAAGAATGGATGGAGATATACAGACGGACATTTAATTTGTAGTGCTGCTATTACTAACAGCGGACAAAGACTTACACAGGAATCAATTGTGTTTGCTAATAATAAACTTAATACTGAGTTAAATACTGATAAACAGTTTATTTGTATTAGTGATACTGACTCCATGTATATTGAGTTAGGTGACTTACTAAAACATAGGTATCCTAATTCAACACCTGAACAAAAAGATGAATTAATATTAAAAATGGCTACTGAAATTCAAGATGAGTCTAACTACTATTTAAATGAGTTATGTAAGAAAGTATTTAATATTAATCCTAAAAAACATTATTTCCAATTAAAACAAGAGGTAATTGCTAAAGGTATCTTAGTTACAGGTAAGAGAAGATATGCAATGTATATTACTAATAAGGAAGGTGTTGCTGTTGAAGAGCTAGACATGAAAGGACTTGAGTTGATGAAGTCTAACATGAATAAACGATTTAAAGGCTTTGGTGAACAACTAATTAAAGATATTTTGTTTGGTAAGTCTAAAACAGAAATAGATCAAACCATTATTGATTTCTATAAATTAGTTAAGACATTAGATCCTCGAGAATTAGGCAAACCAACAGGTGTAAAACAAATAGCATCATATAGGAACGCTCCTAGAGCAGGTGAAATGTTTAGCACATTCAGATTGAAAGCACCTAGTAATACTAAAGCAGCTGTTCGTTACAATGACTTATTAAAATTCAAACGTTTAGATAAACAATACGAATCAGTAGTAGAAGGTGATAAGATATTCATAATTAACTTAAAAGCTAATCCTTATAAGTTAGATACAATTGGATTACCAAATGCTAAGGTACCTGATGAGATTGAAAAATTTGTTAAGACATATATTGATGTAGATGAAATTTTTGAATCATTACTACTAAACAAATTAAAGGAACTTTATAAAGATTTAAAGTGGGAGTTCCCACCATTAAATGCTAACGTAGCTAAATTTTTCGCTTTTTAATCATATTTATATTCATGATTAAATTAACAAACTTATTAAAAGAAGCATTAGCTAACCTTGAAATGCTTGTTTTACCTTTTAATATATATTATACTGAAGGTAGTAGTGGGACTCGAGATATAGGATTAGATAGTGGAACACTTACTGAACCACAAGTGATGATAGCATTGTGGGGAGAATATCAACAAATGCAAGATTTTGAAAGAACAACTAAAAGTGGAGGAGACAAATTCACTAACAAAATGCAAGATATAGGTTTTAATACTGATTCTAAAACAGACGCTGATAGAATGTTCTTTGGAAGAAGATTACAAAGCTTAATAAATGGTATAGAATTATATGTTCCTGAAGGAACAGAATGTTTTAAAGAAGAGGATGTTGATGATTTGTATAGTTCATATCGTGATGAAGAAGGTAATAATTTTATATACTCAAAACAAGAAGCAGACAAATATAAATTTATGCTAGCAGATGATGAGGACTTTAAAGAATTTGCAGACACAGTAAAAGACGTAATCTAAACTTAGTTTGGCCTTTGGGTCATTTTTTATTATATTAGGTTATATGATATCGAAACTACAGCTACAAGCAATTATTGAAAAGTACCATTTAAATGGTCAAATAGAAAATGTTAAATGGGAAATAGACGCTAATAAAAAGCTAACTATTAATTTTACTGCTCCTACTCGTGAAATGTTAGGAACAGTAACTTATAATGGTTTTCCATTACCTGAATCTGAGATAGGAATTAATAACACTACTCAACTAGATAAACTATTATCTATCACAGGAGGTGATTTGGATCTTGGTTATGCTAAAGAAGGTAAAGTAATAACTAAACTATTAATAGCAGACAACCAGTTTAATCTAAATTATGCTTTAGCTGACTTATTAACCATTCCTAAAACAGGTAAATATAATGGTTCTGAAGACCATGAGGTTCAAGTAGCAATTGATGATGAAGCAATAACAGCGTTAGTTAAATCTAAAAACGCATTAACAAATAGCGATAACGTTGTTGTTAGGTTGGGTTTAAACGGTTTAGAGTTTACTTTCGGAGGCGATGTTGAATATGCTAATAAAGTTACTTATTCCATCCAAAATCCAACTATTAATGTACCTTCAATATTTAATTTAGTATATGGTTCTGATTTGTTGAAGGAAATATTAGTTGCTAATAAAGGTTCTGAATCTGGTACTTTATATATAAATCAAAATGGTTTAATGAAACTCACATTCTCTAACAAAGAGTTACAAAGTACTTACTATATTGTTGCAAAAGAACAATAAGTTGACATATTTATAATAAAGCTTGGCTACCCAAGCAAAAAATGTTATATTACAATAAAATAAAAGTTATGGAAAAAAACGATTTATCGTCAGTTACACTGATCAAAGACCCGTCTATCGAACCGTATTTCATCGGTCGTGATGCAAACAGTTACACAATCTACGAAACTGTCTACCCAGGTACAAACACAAAAGGAAGAGGTCGCAAAACGCGGACTAAAGAAGCAGTCAAATCTATTTCATTCCATACTAATTTTGGTTCAGCATTAAATTCAATCGCTAAACTAAAAGTAGAAAAACGTCAAGAGTATAATACTATTCATGAGTATATTACTGAATGGAAACGAGTAAAAGAAGAAATCAATCAAATAGTTAATTTTAGTGAATAATATGAAACAGTTACAAGCAACGTTTAACGCGGTTATAGTTAAACCCCGTGAAGAAGAAGAAGGAATGTATGGTTCCATCATTGTACCCGACATGGGTAAAGAAAAAGCACTTATTGGTACTATCGTATCTGTAGGCCCAGGTCAATCATCTTACTCAGGAGCATTTATTCCTACAGTATTAGAAGTAGGAATGGAAGTAATGTTACCAAGTATGGGTCCTAACAAAATTGAATTGGAAGGTCAAGAGTATTGGGTATGTCCTGAAAATCAAGTTTTAGCAATTATAAAAACAACAGAACAATAATATGAGTAAAATTATCGAATTCGGTCCTGAAGCAAGGAAAAAACTCGTAACTGGTATTGACAAGCTAGCAAACGCAGTTACGTCTACATTAGGTCCAAATGGTCGTAATGTGGTTATAGCAAATCAAAATGGTTACCCACAATCAACAAAAGATGGTGTAACAGTAGCTAAAAACATTTCACTTGAAGATCCAATTGAAGAATTGGGTGTACAACTTGTAAAACAAGCAGCTATTAAGACAGCTGAAGGTGCAGGTGATGGTACTACTACATCTACATTGTTGGCTCAAGAAATGGTTAAAGCCGGTTTAGTGCACTTAAACAACGGAATAAATGCAGTATCTATCAAGCGTGATATTGATGCCGCAGTTAAAGATGTAATTGGAGAATTACGCAAGAGTATCTCACAAGACATTAGCTCTGAAGATCAACTAAAACAAGTAGCTACTATCTCAGGTAATAACGATCCTGAAGTAGGAGAATTGATTGCTACAGCAATGAATAAAGTAGGTCGTGAAGGAGTTGTTTACATTGAAGAATCTAAATCAGGTGAAACATATCTTGAAACAGTAGAAGGTATGCAGTTTGATCGTGGTTACAAATCTCATTACTTTGTTACAGATAACAATACAATGAGTTGTACACTTGAGAATGCTATGATTTTGATTGCTGATAAGAAATTTACTTCAATCAAAGAATTGTTACCATTGTTAGAAAGCGTTTCATCACAAGGTAAATCATTACTTATCATTGCAGAAGACATTGATGGTGAAGCATTAGCAACACTTATCGTTAATAAAATGAGAGGTACTATTAAAGTAGCAGCAGTTAAAGCTCCTGACTTTGGTGACCGTAGAAAACTTATTTTAGATGATATTGCAATTTTAACAGGAGGTGAGGTATTTAGTACTGATAAGGGTATGAAATTAGATCGTTTTGATTCAAAATGGTTTGGTGAAGCCCGATTAGTTACAATTACAAAAGATGAAACAACAATCGTTGACGGAAGAGGAGAATCTGAACGAATACAAGCACGTATTGAAGAGTTACAGCTCCAAATCGAAAAAGCAAAAACACCTTTCGAACAAGAAAAACTACAAGAAAGACTCGCGAAATTTGTCGGAGGAGTAGCTATTGTTCACGTAGGTGGAAATACTGAAACTGAGGTCAAAGAAAAGAAAGACCGAGTTGATGATGCGCTTCAAGCAACTAAAGCCGCAATTGAAGAAGGTATTGTACCTGGAGGTGGCGCTGCTTTATTATACGCTCGTGAAGCAATCAAGAATCGTAAATCAGTAGGTGGCCAAATTGTTTACACAGCATGTGGTGCACCATTTATGAAAATTCTTACTAACGCTGGTTCTACAGAACAAGAGGCTTATTATTTGATTAATAAATTAGGTGGTAGTGATAACTGGAAAGGATATAATTTATTAACTGAAAAATTCGTTAACATGAAAGACGCAGGTATTATTGATCCAACTAAAGTTACTCGTACCGCAATCGAGAACGCAGCATCAGTAGCTGGAACAATTCTATTAACAGAATGTACTGTCGTAGATAAACCTGAAGATAAAAAACAGGATGATATGATGGGCGGAATGGGAGGTATGTTCTAATGGCTACTGAAGTCAAAGAAGAATTAGTATTAATCGCTAAGCGACGCCCACCTGGAGACAGTTGGGCGCTGCTAAGCGACCCTAATACAGTATATCCTTCATTAACTGAGGCATTAGAAGGTTACTTTCAAGAAACTCAACACCCATGTGATTTTAGATTATCACCTATAAAAGGTGAATTGTATGCTATTTCAACAACTGTAGCAGAAATAAAACCAATTCCACCAAAGAAATTTAACATGTACGGAGACTATTAATATGTATAATTAAACTAATACTATGAATAGAGAATTTTATAAAATGCAAAAAATAGCTGGTTTGATCACTGAAAGCCAATATAAAGAATTAACTGAAGAAGATGCTAAAGCAATAGCCGCTGCTGAAAAAATTGAAGATAAAGTAGAATCAGATCCATCAATAGAAGCAATGGTTGATAAACTTTCAGATGAAGAAAAAGTTAATCTTCAATCAGCATTAGCTGATTTAGGTATAACATCTAGCACATCTATTGAAACTGCAGTTGATAAGATTGAACCTAAAATTCAAAGTGTTGTAGCTGAGATTGATGAAGCTTTAAGTCCAAAAGATAAAATAGCTAAAGTTTCTGGTACTTTAGGAAAAGTTTTATATGCTTCAAACCTTGTTCCTTTTATGAATATGTTTTTAATGAAAGCAATATTTAATGATATGCCTGGTAATGTAGCATTTCTTTCTGGTCTTGGTCTTACTGCTGGTGTTGGTGCTGCTTTAATTGGTTTGTCTAAAATATTAGAATTAGGTAAAAAATATTAATTATGAAAGTATCTGAGTTAAAACATATTATTAAAGAAGAAATTACTAAAGTATTATCTGAAAATAAGTTTATTAAGGATTTTGAAGAATACATAGGTGATGAAGATGCAACTGAATCTGTTATAGATTATTTTTCAAAGAAAAATAAATTAACCCCAGAACAAAAATCAACTCTTAAAAACAAATTTCTTTCTAAGTTTAGTATTAAAAGTACAGGACCTCTCCCATCTGATATTAAACCTAGAATTGGTAAATAATCTTTAAAAACATATTATATTAAAATTTGGCCTTCGGGCCATTTTTTATTATATTTGGTTATATGAAAGAAAATAGTTTATTTGTAGAAAAATATCGTTCTAAAACATTAGACGAGTATGTTGGTAATGAACAGTTAAAACAAATTGTTCATCAATATCTAAAAAACAACGATTTACAAAATTTACTATTGTATGGAACACCTGGTACAGGTAAAACAACATTAGCTAAATTAATTGTAAACAATTTTGACTGTGATTATCTTTATATTAATGCTTCAGATGAAAGAGGTATTGATACTATTAGAGATAAAGTTCAAGGTTTTGCTTCTAGTGCTTCATTTAAGCCTATTAAAATTATTATTTTAGATGAAGCAGATTTCTTAACTATTCAAGCACAAGCATCACTTAGGAATATTATTGAAACATATTCTCGCACCACCCGTTTTATTTTAACATGTAATTACCTTGAACGAATAATTGATCCACTTCAATCTCGTTGCCAAGTATTAAAGATTACTCCTCCATCTAAAAAAGAAGTAGCACAACATATATCTACTATTTTAGAGCAAGAAAATATTAACTATGAATTAGGAGACTTAGCATTAGTAGTTAATAAACATTATCCTGATATTAGAAAAATATTAAATACTTGTCAAGTAAATAATGTTGAAGGTACTCTTAAAATAGATAAAACAGTATTAGCATCAAACAGTTATAAAGATGGAGTATTAAAGGAACTTAAATCACCATCTAAATCTAGTTTTAAAAACATTAGACAAATACTTGCTGATAGTAATTTGGATGATTTTGAAGAGATTTATAGATTCCTATATGATAATTTAGATGAGTATGGTAATAATGATTTAGCAAAAGCAATGATTGTTATTGAAATAGAAAGTTATATGTATCATGCTAACTTTAGAATTGATAAAGAAATCAATGTTTGTGCCTTGATTGCTTCTATACTTAAAATCATTACTTAAGATTATTTCTTTATCAATGTTGATATATTTATAATTGATAACTAAATAATTATGGTAATATATCAAACAATAAATCTTACCAACAATAAAAAATATATTGGTAAAGATGTAAATAATAATCCTAAATACTTAGGAAGTGGCTTAGATTTAAAAAAGGCTATAAAAAAATATGGTAGAAAAAATTTTAAAAAAGAAATTTTAGAACACTGTAATAGCAAAGAAGAATTATGGCAAAGAGAAGAATATTGGTTAAATCTTTTTGATGTAAAATCTAACCCTGAATTCTATAATAGAACAAATAAGGCTTATGGTTCATGGGAAGGAAGAAAATATAAACCATTATCAAAAACTACTAAAAATAAAATATCTATGGCTCATAAAGGAATACCATTAAGCCAAGACCATAAACAATCTATAAGTAAAGCAATGGAAGGCCATTCTAAAAATAATGAATGGAGAAAAAACTTATCTAAGTCATCATCTAAATCATTTGGCCGCCCAGTACTACAAAAAGATTTAAATGGTAATATTATAAAAGAGTGGGAAACTGGAAAACTAGCATCTCAAGTTTTAAATTTAAGTTATACTGCTATAAATAATTGTTGTCGTAATAATGATAAAAATATAATTAGACAAAGGGATAAAAATAAATTAGGAAAATACACCTCCTTTAATTATATTTGGGAATATAAAATAATTAATAATAAATAAAGTTATGAGTGAACCAAAACAACCGCTTAATGTCAATGTAGACTTTAAGCAAACCCAACCTATTATTTCACCAGATGGAAATCATGTATTTGCTGAGGGAGTAATTTTACGTAAGGTATCTAAGTTTTTAACTGGAACAACAGAAGATTCTATTATGCCTATTCCATGCTTCTATGATGTAGTGACAGGAAAAGTATTAGTAGAATTGTTACCTAAAGAAGTTAGAGAAGAGTATGACAATATTTGATTGGTTAAAGGAAATTACCTATAATAAATCAAAATGGGAATCATTTACTGAGGAAGACAAAGAGTCATTTAATTGTTATATGATTCATCGTTTCCTCAGTATGAATCCTGAGTACATAGAATTCGTGAATTTAGTGCAGACTTTTCCATATACTGATAAGGAGAAAACATATAATATATATTTATATATGATACCTAAAAATAATATGTTCTTCAAATACATCAAATCCTCTAAAAAGAAAAAGCAAGAATCATTGCTTAAACATATTGCTAACTATTTTGAATGTTCATTTGGTGAGGCAGAGGAGTATATTGACATATTAAGAGAATCAGGTGTAAAAAGTATCCTAACTAGCTTAGGTGTTGAAGAGAAAGAACAAAAAAAACTCCTTGTGAATATTTATAATAAAATATCATGAGAAAATGTTTAACGTGTTGTGAATCAAAACCTGATGTTGAGTTTTATGCTAAACAAAATAAGTGTAAAAAGTGTCATATTGAAAGTTCAAAAACATATTCTAAAAAATCGTACCAAGAAAATAAAGAGCAAAAGAAACAGGCTGTTAAAGAATATCGTCAAAAGAATAAAGATAAGATTAACAAGACTGAGAAAGAATATTATAAGAAAAATAAAAGTAGAATAAAACAATATTATATTGATAATAAAGAACATATTTTACCCAAAATAAAAGAGTATTCTTCTCAACCCTATATAAAAGAAAAAACAAAAGAATATATGCATACCTACCAAAAAAATAGATATGCAACCGACTTACTATTTAAACTTTCAAACACTCTTAGAGCAAGAATAAACTCAGCTTTAAAAACAGACTCAAAAAAATCAAAATCATTTGATTTACTAGGATGCTCAGTTGAGGAGTATAAAATATATATAGAACAACAGTTTAAAGAAGGAATGAGTTGGGAAAATTGGGGGAATGTTTGGGAAATAGATCATATAAAACCATGCTCAAGCTTTGATTTAATAGATTTAGATCATCAAAAACAATGCTTTAACTTTAAAAATACTCAAGTGTTATTTAAAACAACAGAAATAGCTCAACAGCATGGATATATAAATGAAATAGGAAATAGAAATAAAAATAAAAGTTATTAAAAAATGGATAGTATAGTTACATCAATAATCAAGCAGTTCGAAGAACGAAGTGCGATGGGTAAAGCAAAGTATGGCACTGATTTAGATAGAACTGATCTATCTTTAGTAGAATGGATCGAACATGCTAAACAAGAACATATGGATGCAATATTGTATCTAGAAAAAATTAAATGGCAGTTCCTCCAAGAAGAACAACAATAAATTTTGAGCACAAAAATACCAGCAATAGTTAAGGCTATTAAGAATTATACTCCTCAAGAGATAAATTATGCTTATCATAAAACTATCTCTTATAGTCAGTTTTCTGTTTATAAAGAATGTCCTCATAAATGGGAACTACAATATAAAGACGGATTACAAGAGTATAAACCAACCATTCATACTGTGTTTGGGACTGCAATGCATGAGGTGCTTCAAAGTCACTTAACAGTGATGTTTGAAGAAAGTGCTGCTGCAGCTGATAGAGTTAATATTGAGGAACAGTTTGAGGAGACATTTCGTAAGGTGTATCTAGACGAGTACAAGAAAAATAAAAGTACTCACTTTAGTGGCGCTGTTGAAATGAGAGAGTTTTATGAAGACGGACTAAACATACTTAGCCAATTCAAAAAGAAACGAGGTCAATATTTTAGTAAAAAAGGATGGAGTTTAGTTAAGGTTGAGTTACCAATTGTAATGACGCCTAATAACGCGTTTAAAAACGTTTTATTCAAGGGCTTCATCGACTTGGTATTATATCACGAACCCACAAGTACATTTAAGATAATCGACTTTAAGACGTCTACTCGAGGATGGAATGATGAGACTAAAAAGGATGAAGGTAAACAATTTCAATTGATACTTTATAAGTATTTCTTTAGTCAACAATTTAATGTTCCTGAAGATCAAATTGAAGTAGATTTTCTTATACTAAAAAGAAAAATATGGGAACAAAGTGAGTTTCCTCAAAGTCGTCTTCAGGAATACTCACCCCCAAGTGGTAAAATTAAAATAAAGAAAGCAGTAACAGCAATTAATAACTTTCTTGAACAATGTTTTAACACTGATGGTTCATATAAGGATACTACTCACCCAATTATTGAAAGTAAGGGTTGTAAATGGTGTCCATATAATGATAAAAAAGATTTATGTAATAAGTAACTTTTATTAATAGTATATATATTTATATACGTTAAAACAATAAATAAAAGCTATGACTAAAAAAGAAATGACACTAACTAGTGTCAAAGTACAAAGCGAGTTATTCGATGATTTTAAAATGAGTTGTGTAAAACATAAGTTTTCTTTACAAAAGCTTGTAGATCGCACAGTTCATTTATATCTTACGGATGAAGAATTTCGCAAAAATATCCACAACCACAATAATTTAAATCGATAAAAAAAGTTATATGAATTCAAGTTTTGCTTATCTTCCTCAAAATGAGAGGAAGAAAATCTTACTAATTTGTGATGACATTAGAGTACACTCAGGTGTAGCTACAGTCGCTCGAGAATTAGTATTAAACACAGCCCAACATTTTAATTGGGTGAATGTAGGAGGAGCTATTAATCATCCTGAACAAGGTAAACGATTAGATTTATCTCCTGATACCAACACTAACACTGGGTTAACTGACAGTTCAATTATCTTATATCCAAGTAATGGGTATGGTGATGCTAATTTAATTAGACAACTGATTAGCATAGAAAAACCGGATGCTATATTCTTGATCACAGACCCAAGATATTTTATTTGGTTATTCCAAATTGAAAATGAGGTTAGAAAGAAGATGCCTATTATCTATCTTAACATTTGGGATGATTATCCGGCTCCAATGTATAATAGAGGATATTATGAGTCATGTGATGCTTTATTAGCTATATCAAAACAAACTAAAAATATTAATGAATTAGTATTAGGTGATAAAGCTAAAAATAAAATCATTGAATATGTTCCTCATGGATTAAATGAAGAAACATTTAAACCACTTGATAAGAATGATAAAGAATTAGTTGAGTTTAAAAAACAACTATTTGGAGGTAAAGAATTTGATTTTGTTATGTTCTTTAATTCTAGAAACATTAGACGTAAACAAATTCCTGATACATTATTTGCTTATAAAATCTTTATTGATTCATTAACTGATGAACAAGCAAGAAAATGTGCTTTTGTATTACATACTCAAGTAGTAGATGATAATGGTACTGATTTAGAAGCAGTAAGAGAAATGTTATTTGGAAGTGATTCTAAATATAATATTTTATTCTCTAACCAGGTATTAGATCCTAAAGGAATGAATTTACTATATAATTGTTCTGATGTCCAAATCTTATTAACTAATAATGAAGGATGGGGATTAAGTTTAACTGAGGCAATTTTAGCTGGTAACCCAATTATTGCTAATGTGACAGGTGGGATGCAAGACCAAATGCGCTTTAGTAAAAAAGGCAAATGGATTGATTTTGATGCTGATTTTCCTTCAAACCATAATGGTACTATTAAAGAACATGGTGAATGGGCCTTCCCAGTATATCCAACTAATAGATCAATTCAAGGTTCTCCATTAACACCTTATATTTGGGATGATAGATGTAATGCTGAAGATGCAGCAGAACAAATTAAAGCTGTTTATAATCTAGGTAAAGAAAAAAGACAAGCGTTAGGATTAAAAGGCCGTGAATGGGCTTTATCAGATGAAGCAGGATTTACAGCTGAAAATATGGGTAAAAAAGTTATTGAAACATTAGACAAATTGTTTAAAACTTGGAAACCAAGAGAAAAATACGAGTTAATAAACGCAAATGAAACTCAAGAAAAAGTAGTACCACACAAATTAGTATATTAAAATAAAGTTATGAGTAAACCATTGTTTTTTATCTCCTGCCCTATTGACACTTATAGTGGTTACGGAGCACGCTCTCGAGATTTAGTCAGAGCAATTATAGCCACAGACAAATATGATGTTAAAATTATCCCTCAAATGTGGGGTAACACACCTTGGAATTTTATCACTGACAACCCAGAATGGGGATTTTTAAGCCAACATATTTGGGCTCAACCTCAACTACCAAAACAACCAGAAATATGGATGCAAATCACTATACCAAGTGAATTCCAACCGATAGGAAAATATAATATTGGAGTAACAGCAGGTATTGAAACAACTATAGCACCAGGTGATTGGATTGAAGGATGTAATAGGATGAATTTAGTATTAACTTCTTCTGAGCATTCAAAGAAAACATTTATTGATACTGTGTTGCAAAAAGTAGATCAACGTACCAATCAACCAGTTGGAGAGGCTAAAATTGAAAAACCAATTGAAGTGTTATTTGAGGGTGCAGATATTAATGTTTATAAACCACTTGATAAAGTAGATTCATTCTCTGAAATAACTAATATTAAAGAAAAATTTGCATTCTTGTTTGTTGGCCATTGGATCAATGGTGATTTAGGTGAAGACAGAAAGAATGTAGGATTGTTAATTAAAATGTTTTATGAGATATTTAAAAACAAGAAAGACAAACCAGCATTAATCTTAAAAACATCTCAAATGGGATCTTCATATCTAGATAGAGATGAAATCTTAAGAAAAATTACTTTAATCAAAAAATCAATTAATAGTAAAGATTTACCTAATATCTATGTTTTACATGGTGAGTTTAGTGATACTGAGATGAATGAATTATATAATCATTCTAAAGTAAAAGCAATGATTAATTTAACTAAAGGAGAGGGTTATGGAAGACCATTACTTGAATTTAGTTTAACTAAAAAACCAATCATTACTACTAATTGGAGTGGACAAGTAGATTTCTTAAACCCTGAATTCACAACAATGCTACCAGGTAAGTTAACAGATGTACACCCAAGTGCTGCTAATCAATGGTTATTAAAAGAATCACAATGGTTCTCAGTAGATTTAGGCCACGCTGGAACATCTATTAAAGATGTATTTGAAGATTATAAAAAATATCTTGATGGAGCTAAACGTCAGGCACATAAAAGTAAAACTGAGTTTAGTTGGGATAAAATGAAGGATAAAGTAGATGAATTATTTACTAAATACATTCCTGAGTTTCCAAAACAGGTAGAATTAAAATTACCTCAATTAAAGAAAATTGAATTACCTAAATTAAAGAAAATTGGAGAATAAAAAAGTATTAATCACAGGTATTAATGGTCAAGATGGATCTTATTTAGCTGAGTTTTTGCTTGATAAAGGATATGAGGTGTGGGGAATATTAAAACGTAATTCTGTAGCTGAAAACCAAACAGCAAGGATTAATGATAAAATTTATCCTAAACTAAAATTAGAGTATGCTGATCTAACTGATCTTGCATCTCTAATTAGGGTAATACAAAAAGTACAACCTAATGAATTATATAATTTAGCTGCTCAATCTCATGTTAGAATTAGTTTTGACCAACCATTATATACTGCGAATGCTACTGCTATAGGTGCTTTAAATGTATTAGAAGCAGTTAGAATGGTATCACCTAATACTAAAGTATACCAGGCTAGTAGCTCAGAAATGTTTGGAAATAGTATTGATAACGATGGTTATCAAAGAGAAACAACACCAATGAATCCCGTTTCACCTTATGGATGTGCTAAAGTATTTGCTTATAACATAAGTAGAAATTATAGACACTCATATAATATGTTTGTTTCTAATGGTGTATTATTTAATCATGAGTCACCTAGACGAGGAACTAATTTTGTAACAAATAAAGTTTGTAAGGAAGCAGTTAAGATTAAATTAGGATTATCTAATGAATTAAAATTAGGCAATTTAGACGCGACACGAGATTGGGGACATGCTAAAGACTATGTTCGGGCAATGTGGGAAATACTACAACTAGACAAATCAGATGATTTTGTTTGTGCAACAGGAATATCCCATTCTGTAAGAGAACTTTGTGATTATGTATTTTCTTTATTAGATTTAGATTATAGAGAATATGTGACTCAAGATGAAAAGTTTTTACGTCCTGAAGAATTACATAATTTAAAAGGTGATTCATCTAAACTAATTAAAACAACAGGATGGACTCATGATTATACATTTGAGTCAATGTTAGATGAAATGGTAGAATATTGGATTAATAAATATAAAAACAATGGATAAAATTATTACATGCCCTAAATCAGGAGGGAATTTATGTTATGAAATAGAAGTAACACCTGAAATAACAAATTGGATGTCATTATCATGTGGGTTTTGGACTAACTCACTTATGACAGAGGGAAGTGAGTTTTATAATGAACAAATGGAAGTACTTCCAGAACTATATAAAGCGTTAGCTTGGACTGACCCTGAAACTAAATTAGTATGGTTACCACAGACTATCAATGAACCTAAACAAGGTATGGTATTTGCTAATGGAGCTGAGGCTAATAATTGGAAATGGTCAGCTGTTAAAGCAGTTCCTGTAACTGAGGAAGAAAAACATAAATTCCCAATCCCTAAACAACCAGGTAAATTTTATGAATATAGAATGGATATGGAGACACTTCAACATTTTGATGAAAAAGATTTTATAGAAGCTTTAGATTATATTGGCTTACTGACAAAGTAATATTATATTAGGTTATATGAAAATTAGTTATGCAATTACAGTTTGTAATGAACTGGAAGAAGTAAGTTGTTTACTTAATTTCCTTCATCAACATAAACGACTTGTAGATGAAATTTGTGTTTTATTAGATAAACCAAAGGCATCTAAAAAATTGTTAGATGAATTACATTATTGGTCATCTAAAAATATTATTATCTTAAAAGAAAGTACATTCCAAGGTCATTTTGCTGATTGGAAAAATGAATTAAATGGAATGTGTTCTGGTGATTATATCTTTCAAATTGATGCTGATGAATTACCTAACAAAGAACTAATTTCAATACTACCAGAAGTATTATCTGAATCAGAAACTGATATTATTCTAACTCCTAGAGTTAATACTGTGGAAGGAATAACACCTCAACATATACAAGCTTGGGGATGGAAACAAAATGATAAAGGATGGATACAATGGCCTGACCATCAATGGAGAATATATAAGAATACTCCTGATATTAAGTGGATAAATAAGTTACATGAAGTATTAGATGGATATAAAACATATGCCTATTTACCTGAAGAGGAAGAATATTCTTTATATCATCATAAACATATATCAAAACAAGAATCACAAAATAGTTTCTATAATACCTTATAACAATGTATATTAAGTGCCATTACATGCCTATAGAAATGTTTGATCATTATATGAATGGTGATGAGTATTTAAAGGATAAACCTATTAGTTTATTTAATGATTATCCTTGTTCCCAACATGATATAAGTCAAAACCCATATAACTTTTTAATATTATCTGAACCAAATGAAATATTTGGTTTACATGATTGGGCTAAAATTAATCATCAAGCTTTTAGTTGTATATTAACTTGGAATGAAGATATATTAAACTCATGCCCTAACTCAATTTTACTACCATATGGTATGTCTAATAGATACTGTAGATTCTGGGACGAAAATGCACTTATACCAGAAACTCGTTACCCAGAATTTATTGATAATAAAAAGTTTAATATTTCATTTCTATGTGGTAAAAAGTATTTAGTTGAAGGACATTTTTTAAGACATAATATCTTTAATAATGTTGATAAAATCACTATACCAACTAATTTTATTTACTCTACAGAAGATAAACATCCATGGGAAAATGGAAAGGACATATGTTGGGAAAGTATGTTCCATATAGGTGTTGAAAATACTAGACATAAAAATTACTTCACAGAAAAAATTACAGATGCTTTTCTAACTAGAACCTTACCAATTTATTGGGGATGTCCAAATTTAGGAGAATATTTTAATATGGAAGGTGTTATCACATTTGAAACAGTAGATGAATTAATATCAATTGTTAATAATCTAACCCCTGAATTTTATGAATCTAAAAAAGAAGTTATGGAGGAAAATTTCCAATTAGCTTTACAATATAATGAATATCTTCCTAGAATAGTAAGCACAATAAAAGAAATATGTCAATTGAATAATATATGATAAAATTAGTTATATTTGATTTAGATGGTGTATTAGTAGAAGCAAAACAAATACATTATGATGCTTTAAATAAAGCATTAGGGGAAAAATACTCTATATCTTGGGATGAGCATCTATCAGTTTATGATGGTTTAAAGACAAATCAAAAGTTAGATATGTTAACTGAAAGAAAAAACTTGCCTATTAAGAGTCATAAACAAATTTGGGACAATAAACAAAAATATACTTTAGAAGCACTATCTAATTTACAACCCAGTCCTCAATTGCAAGTCTGTATGGATATGTTAATTAATAATGGATACAAATTAGCAGTATGTTCAAATAGTATTCGTAAAACTGTACTAACAGTATTATCTAAGTTTGATATTATTGATCGTTTTGATTTAATATTATCAAATGAAGATGTTAAGAATAGTAAACCACATCCTGAAATGTATTGGAAGGCGATGAGTAGAATGGGGTATTTACCTGAGGAAACTTTAATTGTTGAAGATTCACCATATGGATTATTAGCAGCAAGTAGAAGTAAAGCTAATGTAATGAGAGTTGGCTCTCCAAAAGAAGTTAATTATAATAATATCTATAAACATTTAAATAAAGAAAAAATAAATATGACACCTAAATGGAAAGATGAGAAACTTAATGTTTTGATTCCAATGGCTGGTGCTGGTTCTAGATTTGAACAAGCAGGGTATACATTCCCTAAACCTCTTATTGAAGTTAAAAATAAACCTATGATTCAAGTTGTAATTGAAAACTTAAATCTAGAAGCAAATTATATATATGTTGTGCAAAAATCACACCGTGAAAAATATAATTTAGATACATTATTAAACCTATTAACTCCTGGGTGTAAAATAGTGGAAACAGATGGTTTAACCGAAGGTGCTGCGTGCACTGCATTATTGGCTAAAGAATATATTGACAACGGTAATCCACTCTTCTTCGCTAACTCAGATCAGTTTGTTGAATGGGATAGTAATGAGTTCATGTATAAAATGAATGAAACTGAAGCTGATGGAGGTATAGTCACATTCACAGCTACACATCCAAAATGGTCATTTGCTAAAATAGATGAGAAAGGATTAGTAACTGAGGTAGCTGAAAAGAATCCAATATCAGATATTGCGACAGTAGGATATTATTATTGGAAACATGGATCTGATTTTGTTAAGTATGCTGAGGAAATGATTGAGGAAAACATTCGTGTGAGTAATGAATTTTATGTTTGTCCTGTGTTTAATCAAGCAATTAAAGACTCTAAACAAATTAGAACATTTAATGTTAAGGGAATGTGGGGGTTAGGAACTCCTGAAGATTTAAAAAACTATTTAGAAAATTATAAATAAATTATGGCTCATAAAGAACAAATCAATTATGTTAATAAAATTAAGGTAACGTTTCCTAATTATTTTAACAACAAAAAAGTATTAGGAATAGGTACATTTAATGTCTGCGGTACAGAAGATGTATATTTTGAAAACTGTGACTACTCAGGATTAGATTTAGGTCCTGGCCCTGGAGTAGATATAGTATGTCCTGCTCAAGATTATGATGCACCTGATAATACATTTGATGTTATTATATCATGTGAATGTTTTGAACATAACCCATACTACAAAGAAACAATCCAAAACGCTGTTAGAATGCTTAAGCCTGGTGGTATGCTTTTATTTACATGCGCTACAACTGGAAGACCAGTTCATGGAGTAAAATCATTAGAAGATGAAGGTAAAGAAAAATTTCCAAATTGGAAAACAATGCCTAATGTGTCTAGAGAAAATTGGGATAATGAATACTATAAAAATTTAACTGAAGAAGATATCAGAGAGTGTATAGACATTGATGCTAACTTTAAAAAGTATGAATTTGAAGTAGAAACAAACCATTGTGATTTATTCTTTTACGGATTTAAAAAATAAAATATGATATCAGTTGTTATACCTACCCTATGGAAATCTGAAGGATTTATAGATAGATTAATTCAAATTTCTAATAATGAATTAGTGGGAGAGATTATCTTAATTGATAATGCTCCTCAAGATATAGATATATCTTACATACCTAAATTAAATCATATTAAAGAATCTGAAAATATATTTGTTACCCCAGCTTGGAATAAAGGGGTATCATTAGCAAAATATGATAAAATATTAATTGTTAATGATGATGTTGAAACAGATTGGAGTGTAATTAATTTAGTTTATCCTTATATAACAGAAGATAGAGGAATTATTGGTGCTGGAAATAAATGTTGGGATAATCCTCAAGGTGAGTTTAGAGTTGAGGAATTTGGTAGTTTAATGGCATGTTACGCTTGTTTATTTTTTATACATAAAAATTCTTATATACCAATTCCTCATGAGTTAAAAATACATTATGGAGATAATTGGATGTTTGATAAAATTAAACAAGCTGGTAAACATAACTATGCTATAGAAGGATGGGTTATGGGAGGTGAATCAGAGCAAACAAGTGGGTTGGAAATATTTAATGAAAGAAAAAATATAGACGCTGACACATATCGTAAATTAATTAGTTAAGATGAATACTTGTATATTTACAACTCATACTACTTTAGATTTAAAACATACTGATTATAGTTTAAAAGCATTATTATCCCTTCAAACAAGTAATATTATATGGGATAATTTTGTTATATATAATACCCATGAACATGAATTATCTAATGATAATATTATTGAATTAATTAAAAAATACGATGTTAAAAACTATGTTAAAGACATTTTAATATTTCCTTATGATCCTGAGATTAATAAAAAGAATTTACTACAGGATATAAGAAATTGGTTTGATATAGGATTATCTTTAGAATTACAAAACATACCAGGTAAAATACTCTGGTTAAAATCAGATTACTGTGTTTCAAATAATTTCAATAGTGTATTTTTAAAACATAATACTCCTAAATGTATGTGGTCACTTCCAACATTGGGAGCAAAACAGAAGATTAGTTATGATACTATTCTAACTAAATTAGACTTATCTGAATTCCAACCTTCAGATTTTGAGACATATTATAGAGGAGGAGATAACTATAATAATGCTTTACCTCTTAATGAAGTTTCACCTAATGGGGAAATGGATTATCATTCATCTATAAATTATGTATCTCACAATTATATCCATGATTTTAATTTACATGTTATAACTAATGATATATTAGAGTTAGGAAGAGAGATAGCTTATCATCCCCAAGTATTTGATATGAACTCAACTTGGGGTGGACCTCATAATTTATTTTATGGTTTAAAACAAAGTGGAGTATGGTTTAGTGGAGAACATAAAGCATATGGTATTCATATGTTTCATGAAATTATTTCTGAGAATAGATTGGAAGACCGAGGTGATGAACGTAAATTATATATTGGAGAAAAATATTAATTATGAAACTAATATCTCATAGAGGAAATTTGATAGGTCCTAACCCTAAAAAAGAGAATTCACCATCATATCTTCAAGAAGCATTATATAAAGGATTTGATGTTGAGATTGATTTTTGGGTTATAGAAGATAAATTATATCTAGGTCATGATGAACCTCAATACTTAATAAGTGATTCATGGTTAACTCAATATCTTTATAGAATATGGGTACACTGTAAAAACCCAGAAGCTTTAATTTACTTACAAGAAAATTATCCCCAAATAAATTATTTCTGGCATCAGGAAGATACATTAACTTTAACTTCAAAGAAATATATATGGGTCTACCCAGGTAAACAACCTATTAAAGATAGTATAGCAGTTATGCCTGAGATACATAATGATGATATCTCTCAATGTTTGGGGGTATGTAGTGATTATATTCAAAATTATAAGTAATGAAAATAGCTATTTGTATAAGTGGTCAAGCAAGAAATTTTAAACAAAGTTATGATAGTCTAAAAACATATTTTTTAGATAAACATGATTGTGATGTATACTTTCATACTTGGAAAACTCCTAATTTTGAGTCAACTAACTTTGGATTTGGAAATAATCAATATTCATTAACAGATAGTGATTATAATGATCTTATTCAATTATATAATCCTAAAAAATATATTGTAGAAAAACCTATAGTGTTTGACGCTAGTGGAATTAAATGTCCTATTTGGAGACAACCTCTGAATAATAGTTTAAGTATGTTTTATTCAATATATAAATCAATCCAATTAGTTGAGGAAGAATATGATTATATTATCAGAACAAGATTTGATATAGATTACTCTAAATTTAATTTGGAGTTACCACAAGAAGGTATTATATTACCAGAGTGGAATACAGATATTAGAGTTAAAGACAGAGGATACTATGATGTGTTTGCAATAGGTAAACAACAAGATATGATAGTATACTCAGAAGTATTTTCAAATGTTATATCATATGTTACAGATGATGTTGATTTATTCCACTCATTATTTGGTGGATGGCCAGGACAAGACTCTCCACTTAGAAATGAATACTTACTAAAATGGCATTTAGTAAAAAACAGTATTAAAATAAAAATAATACCTACATTAGAGGAAAAATCAGACGTTGGGTTAATTAGATAATATGAAAGGAGTTATAACTATATTTGCTTTACCCCAAGAATTAGAGGATTTAGCTTTAACATTATATAATCTAAAAAGAAATTCTATTTACCTTGATAACACAACTAAATACAAAGTAGAAATTACTATGTGTTTGTCTGATGAATTAACTAATTGGAGTGAGACTAAATTACCTAAAGAGTATATTAAAGAAAGAACTGAAGAGTTAGTTACTAAGTTTTTAGATTGGTGTGAATGGACCCTAATATGGGGTGATGAAGATATACTTGGATGTGTATCTCAAAGAAGATATAGTCTACAAAATAATAGTGATGCTGATTTCTTTATATGGTTGGATTGTGATTTTATATTTAAAGATACTACTTTAAGTTACATGACCTCAGCTTACCAAACAATTAAAGAATCAAATATTGATATGTTTGTTCTTACACCTCAGTTTGTAAAACAATGGGACAACACTTGGGATGTAATTGTTAATAAAGCATTTTTAAATCATCCTTTAGATTATGAATTAGTAGCAGATGTGTATAAAGATACTTTACCTGATGTTGGGGAAATAGAAGTAAAACCAATCCCTACATTTAAATTTGCGGGTGGGTGGTTTACTTTAATTTCTAAAGATCTTTTAATTAAAACTAATATACCTGAGTCTTTAGGACATTATGGTTTAGAAGACACATATGTGACTGAGTGTTGTAATATTTTAAGACAAAAAGGAAAAGATGTATTTCAATTTGTATTAGAAAATCATATAATAGGTGAAAGTTATACTCACCGACCTAATGAAACTATTAAAAAATATATATCAAGTATAAGTAAGAAAAATGAGTTTACTAAAATAGCTCATGAGAATTTTCCAATAGAAATAAATAAATTTTATGAAAGAAGTAACAGTAGTTTTGACAGCTTGTAATAGAGCTGATTTATTAGAGAAAACTTTAGATAGTTTTTTTGAAATGAATACATATCCATTAAAACGTTTTATTATTATAGATGATGGAATGAATTTTGGGTGTAATAATTTTGTGAAGGATAAATATGAATTCCCTATAGAATTAATATATAATAATCCTAAATTATATCAAATTAAATCTATAGATTATGTTTACTCATTAGTTGATACTGAGTATATTTTCCATATGGAAGAAGATTGGTTGTTTCTTAAAAAAGAATTTATTGAAGATTCAATGAAAATATTAGAAGCAGATTCAAACATATTACAAGTATGGTTAAGAGGAATAGATGACACTACAGCTCCCCACCCATGGAAACCAGATGTATATGAATTAGATGGACTTAAATGTGTATTATTAGAATATACAGGTGTATGGAATGGATTCAGTCTCAACCCAGGCTTAAAGCGATTAAGTGATTGGAAAAAATTACCTAATGGTTATAATGGATGTGAACGAATTACTCCTGCTGAACAAAGTGGAGGTGTTACTTTAGAATGTGATATCTCAGTTGAGTATGCTAAACAAGGAATGATTGCTATGAGATTTTTAGAGACATATATTACTCATATAGGTTGGGATAGACATATAATTGATGGTGTTGATGGAAAATAATATACCTAAATTTACATTTTGTATTACCTCAAAAAATAATTTGAGGTATTTAAAACATGCTGTTTTTTATATAAAAGAAAACTCAATTAGAGACCATGATGTATTAGTATTCGTTGATGCTGATAATGATGGAACTGAAAAATGGTGTATTGATAATAATATAAAATATATTAAAAACCCATCTAAAGAATTATTTGGTATAGGTAATGCTTATAATTTATTAGTTGAAAAATCAGACACTGACTTTGTAGTTATATATCATGCTGATATGATTATGGGTAAGGGATTTGACGTAGCATTATATAATAATTGGAAACCTAAAACTATAGTATCAGCTACTAGAATTGAGCCACCATTACATCCTTCTGACCCAGCTAAAGTAGTATTAGACTTAGGTTTATGGCCTGAGACAGATATTATAGATGGTTTTAAAGTAGATAAATTTAATGAATTTGTAGAAAATAATAGAAAAGATATAACTACAAATGGAATATTTGCTCCTTGGTTGATTCATAAAGATGATTTTAATGATGTAGGTGGACATGATCCTATTATGAAATCACATAGTGAGGATAGAGACTTATTTAATAGATTTTTATTAAATGGATGTGACTTAATTCAAAGTTGGGAAGCATTAGTTTATCATTTAACATGTAGGGGAGGACAATTTGAACACGCTTCTAAAACATCAGACTTAAATCATAAATCAAATGATTGGAATAAATTAGCTCATAATCAAACAAGAGAATTTATTCGTAAGTGGGGTACACCCCCAAAATATGATGAATATCAATTTCCAATTGTGTCATCAAAATATGATGTTGGTTTTATAATTAAAAATTGTAATTTACCATTATTAGAAGTTTTAGAACCATGGTGTTCAACTATGTATGTAGATTGTGATTATGAACAATATATTAAAAGAGAACAATTAAATACATCATTTGATCTTTGTGAACGAGTTAAACCTTATGATAATGAAAAACAAAATGAAATATTAGTATCATTTAATGCTACTCAATTAAATCAAAATAATTTCCAATATATTCAACAGTTATTAGATATAATTAAAGATAATGGTGAGGTAGGTTCATTTGAATTAAGTAATTTAAAAATTACTATCAATTCAATGGATGAATATCAGGATACTCTTATTAAATTATAACTTGGCTTTAACTTATTTTTTGTTATATTTAAATAAATAAGAAAAATGAATCTAAATAATTTCGGAAGTAAACTTAGAGTTTCTGATAGTGGAAGGACATCTGAGAATAAAGAAAAACAATTATTTGTTAGACTTGTGTCTCAACTAGACAATTGTTGGATTAGAACTAGTTTCTTACACTCCCAACTACAAGTTGATTTTTGGAATTATGAAGAGCATTTTTACCATATAATTGAGGATTTAATTTACTTACATTTTGAGGAATGGAAGGCAGAATTGATTCTATGGTATGTGTATGATAGAATTGATGGTGAGGGAAAGATATTAGATTTAGAAATCACTGCTGAAGGTAAACCAACTAAAAAATATAAGTTGAAGACACCTGAAGAATTATGGAAATTAATTGAGAAAATAGATAAAATAGAAAATAAAGGTAAAAAAGATGAGTAGAAAATGTATTGTATGTGGGAGTGAAATAGATCCAAGACGTATTGCCATTTTGCCTAATACGCAAACTTGCACTCAACATTCCACAGTTGAGAAAAAAGCAGCAGTAACAGTATTAATGGGAGAGGGTGATCACACATGGATCGAAACATATGCTGTTGATAGAGAGGATCTTCGTAAGATTGAAGAAGCTGAAAAGAACTTTAGAAAACAATTAATTGAAGATGAGAATACCTCACTTGAGGTTGTTTCAACAGACGCAGATGATGATACTAAAACATTGAACGACTTCGATCTAGAAGAAGACGCTACTGAGCCAGATGTAGACCATGCCTAAAGCAAGACCATTAACTAAAGAATCGATCATCAGCGCAATGGACAAAACAAAGTCTGTCCGTGCTGCTGCTCGTTACTTGAATTGCTCCTACCAGCATATCAAAAAGTGGATGAAACTGTATGTTGATAGTAATGGAGTATCTTTATTTGACGCTCACAAAAATCAGTCAGGTAAAGGTATTCCTAAATTCTTATCTGTATCTAATCTCAATAAAAAGGAGCCAGCGATTTTAGATATTATAGAAGGTAGAATAGATCCATCTCATTTCAACCCACAAAAGATTAAGTATCGGTTGATAACAGATGGTTATTTAAAAGACGAATGTTGTAATTGCGGCTTCCATGAACGCCGAGTTTCAGATTATAAATCCCCACTGATCTTGCACTTCAAGGACAATAACAAACAACATTACCGATTAGATAATATGGAGATGCTTTGTTACAATTGTTATTATTTAATGGTAGGTGATATATTTAGCAACAAACAACTTGAGGGGTTAGAGGATCATAAGCCAATGAACCAAAGTGAAGTAGATTGGGAATTAGATGAGTATACTAAACAACGATTGTTAGAGTTAGGTTTAGACAAACCTGAGATTGAAGATGATGGAAGTGAGTTTATTAGTAGACTTTAATATTTATAGTTGAATGAAAAGGAGTAAGAAACATAAAGAAGTAATAACTGACTATGATGCTATTAAAGCAAAGCATTTAGAAAAGTTAGCTACTGATATGTTAAAGAAGGATGAGAAGATGAATCAACTTAAGGGTAAAGAAATTGACCCTGGGTTCCTAAATTTATTTTAATATGGCTATTGAATTCACATTGAACAACACTGAGGAGTTTCAGGAGATGGTTGAGCGGAGAGATTTCTCAATAGCTAAGGCAGTTGTAGAAACATTACTCAATAACCTAAACACTCGCAAACAACATATACATGTCATAACAGTTATATGCTTAGAAGAAAATGCTGAGTATGATATTACATTGGAAAGAAAATACTTTGCAGATACGTTACAAGAGAATCTTAAATACTATGTTGAAAATGAACAGTATGAAGATTGCACTAGAATTGTAGAGGCAATTAATTACCTAAAAGAAAAACAAAACATACCTAAGAAAAATGGCAAAAACAAAACAAACATCAGCAACAAAGATGTACAATCCAAGTCCTAAAAAGAAAAGACCAGGAGTACATAGTAAGAAAAAAACATCAAAATCAAAGTCAAGTAAAAATTATAAAAAGGCCTATCGTGGTCAAGGAAAATAAATTAAATAAAAATAGTTATGAGTAAAAACAGTGCAATGCAAAAGTACGAGTGTTTAAAGTCGTATATTCAAGTTCTAGAAGGTAAACGTAAGAAAAAAGAAGTTACTAAACTACGAAACGAGAAGACATATATAACTAAAAACGCTTACAGAAGTGAGTATTAAAAATTATTTAGACGACATCCCCGACAAGGATTTGGTTATGTTAGCAGAACATGACTGGGATAGTTTAAAAGACTTTTGTTTATTATTAACTTTAGATTTAGAGTTAATTGAACAGGACAACCCTCCCCAAAACCTTCCCAATTAAAAATTTGGCCTTCGGGTCATTTTTTATTATATTTAGATAAATAAAGGTTATGGAAAGAAGTTATTATTTCAAAGACGGTAAACATTATGTAGTGGGTGGTATTATTCCTCCTGTACTGTTTAATTTTGTAGATAAATTAGCAATTTGTCCATGGTGGGTTAATGTTCCACTTAATACTACACTCGATGATATTGTATGGATTAAAGATGATGGTACACAAACAAAACCAAAATCTGATACTATTGAAGTAAAATCATCAGATGGTTCAAGTAAGTATATAATTAGAAAAGTAGGTAACAAATACCACTGTACATGCCCTGGTTATTATAGAGCTAAAGATAGAGTTTGTAAACATATAAAACAATTAAAATAAAGGTTATGAAAAAAGTAAAACCAGATGAAGTGTTCTTTGTCTTAGCGGCTACAATGGCTGTGACAGTAGTGTCAGTATACGCAGCATTAGCTGTAATTAATTTAGTCGCATATTTAATATTTTAAGTTATGAAGAAAGTAGGGAAGATTACTAACACGTGGAAGAAAGCATTACAATTTATCAAATCAAAAGATGTACCATCTGCAATTGAACAATTAGATACATGTTTACTTATTCTAGCTAAGGCTACTGAGGAAGGAGAGACAATGATTGACAACTTGAAAGTTGATTTGTGGAAAATGAGAGTGTGGGTTAAAATTGAGGATTTAGGAGTGTTACCTGAATATGATGCTAAATTATGAAAAGGAAAAAAAGAGTATTTGATATAGCTAAAGAACCTGAGTTTATTGTTTTGAATGACCAATGCCAAGCATTTATTGGATTCAAACAAGGCGAAGCAATATTCTCAGATGATTTAGATTTAGCTAAACCACTCTATAATGATGAACAAGTAGCAACATTAAGAGTATACACATACGGTAAATTAGAAAAAGAATATATATGAAACTATTATTAGGAATGTTAGTGGGGGTGTTAGCTCAAGTATTGACTTTTCTTCAATTACAAGGAAGATGGAAGTTTGAATGGATGAGAACTCATCAGTGGGCTGTGGTATTGTTAGGCATTCCTATTTCAATATTGTTTATGACATCAGTTAGTTTAATGGTTGAACATTTTGATGGTCAATTATGGCCGTCACGATTAATTGGTTTTGTTATAGGTACAATTATGTTTACAATTATGTCTATTTCATTATTTGGAGAACCAATAACTATGAAAACAGCTATTTGTTTAGTATTAAGTTTTATTATATTAATGGTACAATTATTTTGGAAGTAATATGGCTGAGAAAAAAGGTTTAACAGTGAAATTAATTTATGATTTCCCAACTCAACGAGCTACTGAAGTGCAGTTAGAAGATGGTAGTTGGTTTAGAGTGACATGTAATCGTTTTAGGAGTTATAATGGTCCTAGAAGAATACTATACTGGAATGAAGATGGATCACCTAATCATCAAGAATATAATGGACCAGTCTATTTGTTTGAGACAAATATGGTTATGAAAAAGAAATGCCCTCCAGGTTATGTTTATGCTCATAATTATAAAAGTAAAGCAAGATTAAGAACAGGTGAAAGACATTGGTTAGAAGATCCTGAATTTAAGAAAAACTATAAGGAGTAATATATGTATATCCATATCTATAGAATGGAACAAGTATTCAGACAACATATAGCAAAAATAATCAGAATACTTAACTCTATAGAGAATGAGGGACAGTTAGAGTGTGGAAGAACTATAATAAGTAATTTTGTAGATTACTGGAGATTTAAAAAAGCAAATGTAAAAGAAATTAGAGATAATTTGGCTACATTTAATATGATTTATAAATTTAAAAGAAATAGTTTTTATGACTAACGAAGAACGTATTGAAGAAATTTTTTACCAAGCACACACAGCCGGAGATGTAGACACATTACATCAATATATAAGTGAGTATAAAATATCTCACCCACATAAAAGTCAAAATGAAATAATAGAATTAGCCCATTTTAGAGTTAAAATGGATAGAATGTAAACAAATAAAAAATAAATATGTTAGTAACAACAATCACAATTATCCTAATTATTGGATTAGCAACTGCTTTAGGTTTCACATCTAAAGAAAACACTTCTTTAAAGAATCAAATTGATGAATTATATGGTTCATTAGAAACAGCCCGCCAAGAAAAAGAAATGGTGGACGCAACACGTCAGTTGCTTCGTAATGAAGTAACAGTATTGAAATCTCAAATTCGAGTGATGGAAAGTAAATCAATGCATGGTGTTGTAGATGCTCCTAAAACTGAAGAGCCAAAGAAAAAGAAAAAGTACTTTAAGAAAAAATCAGCCCCAAAAATGTCAGCTGAACAGAAGTAAGATTTTACTTAACTTTTCATGATTAAGGCTTGGCTTCCCAAGCCTTTTTTGTTATATTTATTATATAAATTAAAACACATGGAAAATAGTAATTTAAATGGTTTGTCATTACGACACGTCGCCCAAATAGTAAGGCGCAGAATGATACAGAAGGCAAAACCTTCAGGTAAAGTATATAATAGAAAAAAATATAAACATGGTAACGAGGACTGATGTACTTACTCTTAATGGTACACCTTATGTTATAAGACGTAGAGTTTGGTTTGGTAAGTTTGTAGATAATTTAAATGGAGGTCAAGTAAGAAATGATCTTATTGAGTTATGGAAAGAATATACTGAGTCAGATCAAGTGTATCAAGAGGGTGAGACATTAATATTTTTACAAGAAATCAAAGAACCAGAATGGGAGGAAATATTATGAAAAAACTAATTTTATTTTTAATTGTAGCTGTATTAGCATCATGTTCTGCCCCTCAAAAAGGCTATAACTATAAACATCATAGTAATAGACAGCAGATAATGTATAAACAAACTAAACGAGTTAATAAAGGCAAAAGTCAACTTAATCATCAATGTTCACCTAAAAAACATAGATAATGACTAGCAGAAAAAATAGATATTTTGATAGAGAAGATCAATTTAGAAGTATTATTTTAAGTAATGATATTGATAATGAGAGTGTTGAGGAAGTAATTCAATTTATTTTAGACGCTAATGAATATGATGATGAGCAAGACTCAGTCTCTAAAGACTTTGAACGTAAACCGATTAAATTAGTTGTTAATAGTTTTGGTGGAGTAATTTATGATGGTTTCGCTTTAATAGGTGTAATTAAAACTTCTAGAACACCAATTCATACTTACTGTTATGGTTATGCTATGTCAATGGGGTTACCAATATTTGCAGTTGGTCATAGACGTATAGCGAGTAAATATGCTACATTTATGTATCATGAAGCTTTAAATAGCTATCCTCAATTTGATAAATTATCTATTATTAAAGATGATTTAGATGAATGTAATCGTATAATGAAACAGTATGATGAAATTTTATTATTAAACTCAACTATATCTCAAAAACAATTAGATGATGTTAAAAAATCAAGACGTGATTGGTATCTCACAGCAGAAGAAGCACTTAAGTATGGGATGGTTGATGAGATTGAATAATTGGTGGAAACGATTTGTTAAGAAACATATCATTTCTGAGTGTCCTAAAGAATTTGATGATTTGTTCTAAAAAATATATATTTATAATAAAATAAAACTATGGCATTTAATATCTACAAATGGAGACGCGATCAATTATTACTTGAAAATGAAAATGATTTCAACTATGGCACTTATTCTAAAGACGAAGTAATAGCTAAAGTTGGGCCTGGAGGTCAAGTACGTTGGTTTAATAAAGTAGTGACTGTAGATGAATTACCTGACCAAGTTCAATTCACTAAAGTTATAAGTGGAATACCAACATTCATAAATGCTGGTGAATATAAAGATATGGGTAACTCAGATAAAACAATTGATTACCAAATGGGTTTAGATAAAAACCCAAAATTAGATGAAATGGGAGGTGATAAGAAAATGTACGGTATTGAAAAAAATAGTATACCATATGATTTTGGACCATACACTTATGAAGAAGCTAAAGCTGTAGCTGCTGAGTTATTAGCTAAAAATCCTAGGAACTTCTTTCAACCTAAACCACTTACAAACATGGAAGATGATTTACCTGCTATAGATAGAATGGGTATGCCAGGTCGTAGCACTAGAGGTATGTCTAGTGGAGATTTAGGTGATTATTAAAATCTAAAACTAGATTAAAAATAAATAGGCCTTCGGGCCTATTTTTATTATATTAAAGTATAAATAAAAAATAAGTTATGGCTGAATTTAGCAAACAATGGGTCGAAAAAAATGATCCGGAAATGGGTTGGGATTTTGATATTGAAGCAATCGCTTCAGAAATGCCTAATAGTACAATGACTAATTATTATCTTTGTGAGGGCTTTGGAGCTGTAGCAATTGGTAAAGATGAAAACGCAGTAATCTATTTAGCAATCGCTACAGGTAACTTTAGTGAAGAAGGTGAAGTAGAAGCAGAATGGAAAACATTAGAGGAGGTGATCAATGGATAAAATGATGTCATTATATGAGTTCTTAGGTAAAGCAGCTGGAACTGAATTAGGTAAAAAAGTATATCTTGCCTCATTACAAGGCGGATGGAAACATGACACACGAAAAGTGTCTAACCCTAAATACACAGGTCATGTAATGTTGTATCCTGAACAGTTTTTGAAAGAGTATTTCAAAACTAATGAAGAAACTGAATACGATACTCCATTTTAAGTAAACTTTTCATAATAAATGTTTGGCCCTCGGGTCTTTCTTTGTTATATTTAGATATAATAAAAAATAATAAAAGTTATGAGCAAATCAATCACACTTTCAGGTAATCAAGAATTACAATTCATTTCAGACAGTTGGGAAAAAACAGTTACAGTTTACTTATTTGATACATTAAGTGATACTCGAGTAACATTAACTGAGTTTTATAATGGTAGATGGAATTCAAAATCATCTTCTCATTTAGATAAATTCTTTGAATTGATTAAAATTAATCCTAAGATTAAAGTTGCAATGAAAAAGGCATTTAGTGAGTTAAGAACTGAAACACCAGTAGATACATTTTCAACTACAATGAAATGTTTTAAACGTCGTTTCATAATCAAAGTTAAGAAATTAGTAAAATGAAAACAATAGTATTAGGAGATATTCATGGACGCAATGTTTGGAAAGACATTGTGTTCCAAGAACAAGCAGATCGAGTTATCTTTATAGGAGATTACTTTGATAGTTTTGATATTGGCCCTGCTGAGCAAATGTTTAACTTTAAAGAGATAATTGAGTTTAAAGAGAAAGGTGAGTGTGAGGTAATTATGTTAGTTGGTAATCATGATTATCATTACTACCCAGGTGGTGAGACATACTCAGGATATAAAGCAGGTGCTGCACCTGCAATCCGACAGTTACTTCAAGAAAATAAACACCACCTACAAATGTGTTACCAATTAGATAATATCTTGTTTACACATGCGGGTATTGGAAGTGATTGGTTAACATATCAAAACAAATATGAACCAGGAGTAGATTCAGGTACAATAGCTGATTTTGTAAACGCTATTTGGGAGTATCAACCTAATAAGTTTATGTTTTATGGAATTGACCCATATGGTAATTCTAAAACACAAACACCAATTTGGATTCGTCCTCAAGCATTAATGGCTGGTAATCGAGATACATTCTTGAAAGAAGATTATATTCAAGTAGTAGGTCATACTCATGTTAAAAAGATTGATATTGAAGGTAAATCAACTGGTGGGAAATATTATTTTATTGATACATTTGATACTTCAAATAAGTTTTTGGTTTATGAAGATGGAGAGTTTAAAATAGGTGATTACCCAACTATATTATGAAGTTAAGTGAAGTAACGATATATCCTAGAGTCTATAATGTTATCGAGACAATTGATAATAGATTTAGTAATGGGGGTGAAATCAAAGTATGCCACGTTAATGACAACTCATTATTAGTGGCTGTAGGTTCAGGCCTAGCATTTATATTAGATAAAGAAGAAGCAAAACAAATAAAAGTGGAATCAAGATGAAAAAAATATCATTAACATTATTAAGTTTAGGTTTAATTAGTTGTAATTTAATTACACCTCAACCAATTCTAATCCCTCGTACTGATACAGTTACTATAAGTAACCAACCAATTATTCCAACTGACACTACTAAGGCATGGCCTATTAGAGTAGTATCTGTAGAAAGAAATATAGATAAAAGCATTGATATGGCTTGGCAAGTAATAACTGAGAATGGGATTATGTACTACACTAATAACAAACCAGCTATAGGGCAGGTTGCTTTTTGTTTAGGAATGGATGAAGAAATTGTTGACTGTGATTGCAAGAAGTAAAAAGTAGGTGATATTTATCACTAAACGATTTACTATGTTACTTAAAAACGGTTCAAAAGGAGAGGAAGTAAAACAATTACAAACATTATTAGGTTTGTCAGCAGATGGAAGTTTCGGACCAATGACTGAGACAAAAGTTAAAGAATGGCAAGCTAAAAACGGACTAACAGCTGACGGCATTGTAGGAGATGGTACGTGGGGTAAAATGTTCGGAGCAACAGCTCCAACTCCCGCTGCGTCAGCAGTTATTCCTCCTAGCTCATTTAAATTAGATGCTTTAAAAGGACACGTTCCCGATGCTGTAATAGCTCAAATACCAGACACAGCAGCTAAATTTAATATCACTACTCCACTTCGCTTAGCTCATTTCTTAGCACAATGTGGCCACGAGTCAGGTGGGTTTAAGTCAATAAGTGAAAACTTAAACTACTCAGTTGATGGTTTAAAAAGAATATTTGGAAAATATTTTCCTGGTGACTTAGCTAACTCATATGCTAAACAACCTGAAAAAATTGCAGCTCGTGTTTACGGATCAAGAATGGGCAATGGTGATGAATCAACAGGTGAAGGATATAAGTTCCGTGGACGTGGTTATATCCAATTAACTGGTAAATCTAATTATACAAACTTTGCTAAATTCATAGGTGAAGATACAGTCGCTAATCCTGATTTAGTTGCTACTAAATACCCATTAGCGTCAGCAGCGTTTTTCTTCGATTCAAATAAATTATGGTCAATATGCGATAAGGGTGCTGATGAAGCAACTGTAACCGCTGTTACTAAACGAGTTAATGGTGGTACTATTGGTTTACCTGATCGTATCAAACATTTTAATGAGTTCTATAATTTATTAAAATAAAAGAAACAGAGATGATAGATATTTTAGTACCAGTTGTAATAGCACTCATTACATCAGTGTTAGGACCTGTATTGTTAGAATGGGTTAAAGCAAAAGTCGATAAAAAGAAATCAGACCCACTACCTGAGTCTATTAAGTATAATGAACAGATTGAACACCAATTAGACCTTATGCTTGATGAGTTGGATTGTGATCAAATATTCATAGCTCAATTCCATAATGGTGGTCACTTTTACCCAACTGGTAAATCAATACAAAAATTCTCTATATTCTATGAGGTATTAAACCCAAACATTGAATCAGTTAAAAACATCTATCAAAACATACCTGTATCATTATTTAATAAACCATTATCTGAGTTATATGAAAATGGAGAAGTTATAATTGAAGATGCTGAGTCAACTAACTCATATTTACTTAATACAACAACTGGTGGTAAATGTAAATCAATTTATTTACTATCATTAACTGATTTAGATGGACGTATCATAGGTGTTATGGGTATTCATTATATTGAAAAGAAACATAAAATAGTTAAAGATGAGTGGATATACATTCGTCAAAAGACAGGTGCAATAGGTAACATAATGAGTAATTATTTACATAGTAAGCGCTAAAAACACACACCTCTATATAACAAATGTTTGGCCTTCGGGCCATTCTTTGTTATATTTAGTCTATGAAATTAAACACATTATATAAAAGAGCAGTAAACGGTAAAATCAATGAATGGACCGTTGAAGTAGAAAACAACTGTTTCAGAACAATATCAGGTTACAATGATGGAGTTAAAACAACTTCTGAATGGACTTGTTGTTCTGGTAAGAACATTGGTAAGAAAAATGAAACAACACCTGAACAACAAGCATTAGCTGAGGCTCAAGCGATGTGGACTAAAAAATTAGAGTTAGGTAGTTATGAATCAATAAGTGATATTGATACACCTAAGTTCTTCAATCCAATGTTAGCTCATAAATTTGAAGACTATAAAGATAAAATTATTTATCCTGTTTACTCACAACCTAAATTAGATGGTATTAGATGTATTGTTAGAGCAGATGGTATGTGGAGTAGAAATGGTAAGAAAATAGTTTCAGCACCTCACATTTATGAAGCAATGAAACCATTATTTGAATCTAATCCTGATTTGATATTTGATGGAGAACTTTATGCCGATAAGTTTGCAAATGACTTTAATGCTATTTGTTCATTAGTTAAAAAAACTAAACCAACAAGTGATGATTTAGAAAAAAGTAAAGAACAAATTCAATATCACATTTATGATTTACCTAGTTGTAGTGGGGTGTTTAGTAAACGATCTGAAACATTATATAGTTTAGATTTACCTAAATGTTGTAAACGAGTAGATACTCATTTTGTTATAGATGAGAGTTTATTAATAGATTTGTATAGTGAGTATGTTAATCAAGGTTATGAAGGTCAAATGATTCGCTTAGATAAAGAATATGAATCAAAACGTTCTAAATCATTACTTAAACATAAATCATTTATAGATGAAGAATATACTATTTTAGATGTAGTTGAAGGTGAAGGTAATAAAACAGGAATGGTAGGTTCATTTGTATTTAGAAGTAAAACAGGTCATATATTCAATTCATCACCTAAGTATAGTTGGGATGAATGTAAAGAACTTTGGAAACAAAAACAAGAATTGATTGGCAAATCAGCTACAGTTAAGTATTTTAATCTAACACCAGATGGTGTTCCAAGATTTCCATATGTTATTAATATTGATAGAGAAAGTTACGAATGAAAAAATGCTTTGACTGTAAACGAATATATCCATTATTTATGTTCACAACTAATCCTAGACCATACCAACGACCTCAACATCAAGGTAAGAACTTAGTATGTAGACATTGTACTTACAAACGTTGGAGTGAGAGTATGTTTGCTTGGGTTGTGAATGTAAATGGTAAGTTTGAGAAAATAGAGTTTAAATCAAAATGGGAAATTATTAAAAGATTATTTTTATGATAGCATCAGCAATTATTTCATTTACATTAGCAGCTATTATAGCGGTGTTAATGGTTTTAGGATTAGATTATATGGAAAAAAATCACCCTGATTATGATGGGAAGGATTTATTTGATGAAGAATAAATTGGCATTTTAAATAAAGGTTATTATATTAAGGTTATGAGTAAATTAAGCACATTAAAAGAACAAAACCCCAACATGAATATAGGGGTAATAGATGCACTCAGCATTCTATTTGAAAAAACTAAGTATGTTGAGTTAACACTCAATCTACATAAACAAAATTTTCATAAACGGATTCATAAAGACCACATTAAAAATAGTTACACTACTACTTTAGTGGATATGGGTTTTAAAGAAGAATTTGTTAAACAATTACCATTACCTACTTTAGTAGCGGTCACTGACGCATTAGATAGTGTTAATGATAATACTCTTATGGAGGTGAATAGATTTGTTGAATTAAATGAAAGAAATTTAATTGATAATAAAGACATTACATCATACAAATCATTAGACGAAGTAATGGCTGCGATCTCAGTTGCTGAGTTGAAGATGATTAATAAAGATTTAGAGAAATTTGTTTTAAAAATTTATGAAGATGATGAGTGGTTAGTGGTTAAACCATTAACATATGAATCGTCTTGTAAGTATGGAGCAGGAACTAAATGGTGCACCGCCTCAACAAGTGAAGAATACCAATACCACAATTATACTAGACGAGGTATCTTGATTTACACTATGAGTAAAAAAACAGGTGCTAAAGTAGCTGCGTTTAAAAACTTAGATGAAGATCATAGTCGTGAAACATCATTTTGGAATGAAGTAGATGATAGAATTGACTCAACAGAATCTAACTTACCATCTCATGTCTTAGATGTTATAATTAATGATTTAAGAAATTGTAAGAAAACAAATTATGATTTATGTAATGATGATATTAAAGAAATTAATAATGATCGATTTAAAGAAAGACCAAGTTTAAGTTATAGTCTTAGAGAATTAGCTGATAGATATGGTATCACAGCCAACCCAGTAACAGGAGAAGAGAGTGAAACAATAGGATACGAATTAAGAGATAATGGTGAATACACAACAACCAATGGATAAGAATAGTTTATTAGAAGAAATTGAAAAAGAATTGTGTGGAGTTATATATAGTGGACACACATTAAAACCTCATCATATAATTGAAATTATAAGTAAATATAAAGACGAGGAAGAAATAGATGAATGGTCATGGGAAGAAATTGAACGCGCCGACCAATTCAAAACATGGAACGAAGCACCATATGGTGATGACGATGATGAAGATTAAGTTTGGCTTCTAGATCATTTCTTGTTATATTTAGTCATTATGAAACAATTAATATTATTAAGAGGATTACCTGGATCGGGTAAATCAACACTAGCTAAGTCATTAGGCTGTTATATGTTTGAAGCGGATCAATATTTTATGCGAGATGGTGAATATAAGTTTGATGCTTCGAAGCTTAAACAAGCACATAATTGGTGCAAACTACGTGTTGAACACTCCATGGAAGATGGGTTAGGTATGATTGTAGTTGCTAATACATTCACTCAAGAATGGGAAATGGATGCTTACTTTGAATTGGCTGAGAAGTATGGGTATCAAACATCTTGCCTTATAGTAGAGAATAGACATGATGGTAAAAACATCCACGGATGCCCAGATGATAAGATAGAACAAATGCGAAACCGTTTTGAAATAAAGTTATAATATGGAAAATAATAACTCAGTGTGCTATGTAGCACGTGTAAATGAAATTAAAGAAATACCTGGAGCTGATAATATCGAACAAGGTGTTATCGGTGGATGGAATTGTATTATCAAGAAGGGAGAGTACAAGGTAGATGACTTAGTAGTTGTAGCAACTACAGACGCGGTCATACCTCAAGAACTTTCAGACGCAATGAACGTAACCAATTACTTACGTAAGGGTCAACGTGTACGTACTGTTAAGTTGAGAGGAGTATATTCTGAGTGCTTGATTATACCTTTAACGTATGTTCAAGGTGTTAAACGTGTCGAGGGAACAGATGTAATGGAATTGTTAGGTATCTTCAAATATGAACCACCAGTACGTCAAGTACAATTAGCTGGAGGTCGTAAGATTAAATATAAAGACAATCCTAACTTCACAGTGTACCATAAATTCCCTAACATCAAGAATGTAACTGGGATGTTTAGTGAAAAAGATAACGTACAGATCACCCGTAAGATGCATGGTACAAATGCTCGTTATGGTATTGTTAAGAAACATAAATTATCGTTTTGGGATAAGTGTAAGAAGTTCTTACGTTTGGCTGATAAATGGATTGAATACGAGTATGTTTATGGTTCACATAACGTAGAGAAAGGATCTGATACTCAAGGTTTCTACGACACAGACGTATGGAGAACAATTGCTGATAAGTACGATATCAAAAACAAATTATGGCATTTTGTAAAATCAGTTGACTTAAGCATTTTTGAAGAAGTAGGATCTGGTATTGTATTGTATGGTGAAGTATATGGCCCTGGTATCCAAAAGAATTATGATTATGGGTTGAAAGAGTTAGAGTTTGCTGGGTTTGATATTACGATCAATGGCGAGTACCAGAATACAATTAGAACAAGACATATTATAAATGCTGGATTATCATTACCACACGTACCTGAGTTACTTGTAGCATCATGGTCTCAGGAAATGCAGGATAAATTCACATTCAATAATTTTATTGAAGGTACTAAAGTGCCACACGAAGGTATTGTAATTAAACATGTGAGTGGACAAAGAGAAAAAGTAGCTAAAGTAATTAATCCTGATTATTTGATCTATAGTGAGAAACATGATGTAGGAGATTCACACTAAGGTTTGGCCTTCGGGCCTTTTCTTGTTATATTTAGGTATTATGAAAATAGAATTAAAACAACATCAACGATTATGGTTCACAAGTGATACCCACTACAACCACACTAACATATGTAGAGCAACTACACGTTGGACAGATGCTGACTCGGTTACTCGTGATTTTAGTTCATTACAAAAAATGAATGAAACATTAGTATCTAACATCAACAAGTATGTTCAACAAGATGATATCTTAATTCACTTAGGTGATTGGTCATTTGGTGGATTTGAGAGTATTAAGGAATTTAGAGATAGAATTGTATGTCAAAATGTACATTTAGTACTTGGTAACCATGATGGGCACATTGAAAAAAATAGAGACGACATACAGTTAATATTCAGTTCAGTAAACCACTACTTAGATTTAGATGTTAGTTGGTGGATTGCAGGTAAGAAAAAAGACCGAGCACATTTTATTTGTATGCACTATCCAATTGCAAGTTGGAATGGAATGAATGATGGAGCAATACATTTACATGGACACGTTCACCTACCTAAACATTTAAGAATGGCGGCTGGTAAAGCAATGGATGTAGGAGTTGATGGAAATGATTTGGAGCCAATTGAAATGGATGATATATTAATTAAAATGGTATCTAGACCAATTGCTAAACTAACATTACCAAAAGATCATCACGAAAAACGATTAATATGACACAAACAAGAACATACATTAAAGTAACATATGTGGCATTATCTCAATGGGGAAAGCCAATAGCAACTGCTCATACAGAAGAGGATCTCAAAGCAGGTATAGATGAATACTATGGAATAGGAACAGATAGTAAAGTTACATATGTTGAATGGGTACCATTTAATAGTAAATACCCAGATGAACTTGAAGGACATCATGTCTATGAAGTAGATGATTTCAATGGTGGATTAGAGTTGGAGCGAGTAAAAGTTTATTGTGTAGATTTTTATCCACATACTAAATACGAAAAGGAAATATGAAGGAATTTTGGAACGCATTTGCATTAAAAATAGTATGGGATAGTTTCTTTATGAATGATGCTCACTTTATAGTATCTAGACATGGATTAGAGATATTAGAGAAGATGCGACAAAAAGAAGCACTCATTGAATTAATAAATATAAACTTAGAAGATGAAAACTAAAACAGTAGAACGTTTAATGAACGAGACACCTGAGGAAATAAAAACTGAAGTGAGTGAGTATGCTGATTGGGTTGTTGAAAACAATACATCCACCGCTACATTTACTCAATATATAGGCCCTAAATATGTGGGTTATTATTATCTAGGAAATAAAGCATTATGCATCGCATTTGAAAAGAAACCTAATTGGTTTCATAGAACAATGATGAAAGTATGTTTAGGATGGAAATGGGAAGATGATATAAAAAAATTATGAAAACACCGATACAACAACTTAAAGAGAACTATTACAAAATGAGTGAAAGCGAATTTCACTATTGGATGTCTCAAAACATAGAAACATTACTAAAAGAAGAACGTGACATAATAGTAGGAGCATATAACAGAGATGTTATAAATAAAAAACAAAACTGGTTTATAGAGAATGGAGAAAAATATTATAACCTACATTATAAGGGAGATCAAGTAGGAATATCAGATAAGGAAGATCAGGTAGGGGAATCAGGTAGGGAAAACAAAACGACGGATGAGGAATATTCGTTTGAGACAGGAGTGTGATAGGGTAGGGGAAACGAGTAAGGGAAAAAAGGTAGGGTGATCAAGAGGGGAAACAAGTAGGGGTATCAAGTAGGGTGATAGGGTAGGAGGACCAAGTGTGACAAACGGAAGAACAAGTGTGACTCACATATCCAAATATAAGTATATATAAGGGTGGTATGTGACAAACGTAGGGGAAACGGGTTATATGAGGGCAAGGGGACGGTAACCCAGCCCGCCACAACAAGCCAAACTTTTTATCGAAAAAATATATACAAAATATCCCCCACCCCGGGGCAAATAAATGGGGATACTGTGGAAATAAACGCCTACCCCATCGGGGCAATGGCAGTGGCCGCGTAGGGGGAGCAAGTAGGGGTAACTGGTAGGAGGATCCGGTAGGGGAAACCAAAGGGGGAACAAGAAGGTTTGGCTTAGGGGGAAAGGGATGTTATATTTAGTTAAATAAATAAAGCACATGGAAGATCATTTAAGGGAGATCAAGCTGAGAGTAGCTAAGCTAATGGTGGATGTAAAAAGAGCATGGGAAGTCACCTACAAGGACAGGGAGCCAACTGACTTTGAAAAGAGCACCTACGAGATGTATAAAAATGAAAAGGAAGAGGAGATTCAAAGAACCATTCCCCACAGCCAGAAATTGACAATTTGCATAAGCGGGTGCGCTAAAGGAGAGCTGTCCCACTACGACATTGAGCTCTCACTCCAGACCCAGTTCAAGGCAGGCGAAGGGATCCAGTATGACAGCGAGGGAGGTCAGTTTTGGGTGTATGTTAAGCCGTCGCTAGTGCAAAAGGTGTTACGGCATATTGACTATCACTTCCCAGGCCAGATAGACCTGAATGTGAGCCCAAACAACTACGCTAGTAACCCATGGTTCCAGAATTGGAGCCAGGCTGAGAGATACTTGGCGGTTAGCTAAAGACAGTGGTGGGCGCCGTGGCGCCTGCTCTTTTTTCTAGTCTGGTTGAGCATCAATAACTACTAGCTTCAGTGATTTTCGCCACCAGGGCAATGTGTCGTCTTCGCAATTGAAATTCTATTATAAATATATAGGGGAGAAACCTTTGTCACCCTTTGTTTGGCTTTGTGTACCATTTTTATTATATTTAGGTATAATTAAAAAATATAAAAATATGGAAAAGTTTAAAAATGTGGTTGATGTAAATGTTGGAATTGGAAATGTTATTAATGGGTTGATTTTAGGTAATATGGAGAGTGATTATAATGAGTATAAAATTGGTGATAGAGTGAGTTATGAGTTTTGGTTGGATGATGATTTTGAAGATTATAATGATGATTGTAGTATTAATGAAATTAAAGAGTTTGTAGGTGAAGGTGTTTGTTTAGAAGATAAAGAGTTAAGTGATATTTGGGGGAAGGATATTTGGTATAATGTTAGTATTAGAAAAAGTATTAGTAGTTATTTTGAAGGTGAGAGTTTATTTATAGAGTTTTTGGCAGATGAGACTATGTGTGAGAAGATTTAGGTAAGAGGGGTTTAACCCCCCTTCACCCTTTGTTTGGCCTCGCGAACAATTGATGTTATATTTAGGTATAATTAAAAAATATATATTATGAATGCAAAAAAAGAATTAGTTAAAATCTTAAAACAAGCTATTGAACTAGCAAATAAAAACATAGATAAAGCTCATAATTTTGATCTAGAAGATCTATCCCAAAAATTAGATAGATATGTTGATGATCTAAATGAGATTGAGAGATTTGAAAAAATTGATTTTGAAGATGATGATGAATAATCATCACCTCTTGTTTGGCTTTGTGGAACAGGGATGTTATATTTAAGTATAATTAAAAATTAATAACACATGACAGTACAAGAATTAATCGACCAATTAACAGAGTTAAAAAATGAGGGTTTTGGTGAGACCCAATTAGTATTATCAGTTTCAGATCATACTGATTTTACTTATCATTTTGATTTTCCAGGATTTGATGTTGGACCAGTTTATGATGAGAGTTATGATTGGGAAAATGAGGATAGTGGGTTCCCATGTGAAGATGAGGAAGGTGAGGAGTTAGATTATGTGGTGTGTGAGGTGAGTATTTAAACTCCCTCACCACTTTGTTTGGCTTCGCCGAACATTGATGTTATATTCAGTCATAATTAAAAACACATAAAAATGGTAAAGATTTTCAACAGAGGTTTAAGTAAAAAAGGTGTTAAAGAAATAACTAAACACTTTGATATGGAGTTTAAGGTAGGAGAAATTGTAGGTAATAAATCTAAAATAATGGAGGAATTTGACCCAAACACCAATATGGGGGCCATTAATTTTGGTAAAGTAAAAATTCCATTAAACTGGTTAAGTTATGAGTTAGTGGAGTATAAAGCAGTTAAAAGAACTATTGTGTAATGTTTGGCTTTGTAGAATAGAGATGTTATATTCAGTCATAATTAAAAAACACAAACATGAAAGAATTTAAAGATTATGAAGGAGTTATCTGTAAAGATAGAGCTGAGTTAAAATTATTAGCTAAAATAGCTGGAGAAAAAGGTTATAAAATTAACCCTAAAATAATAAATAGACCTAAATACAATCATCTTATATTCTTTAAAGGTTATTTTTGTGATGCCGCATCTTGGGCTATTAAGAATAAGATTAGTAAAGAAGAGTTTTTAGAGAGGGTAAGTTAGGTTTGGCTTTGTGGGAAATGGATGTTATATTTAATCAAATAAAAAAATAATAATTAAAAACAAAAACAAAATGAGCAAAATTGCAGAATTGTTAGGATTAAAAGCACAAGTTGCTAAATTAGAAAACGAAATTAACAACGAAACTGTTACTTTCACAAAAGAGGAGTTAATTGAATTTACTAAAACAATTAGTAATGCCGTTGCAAATGGTGTGAAGTTTGAGTTAAGTAAAAAGGATAATTTTGATTTTACAAATGCCTTATACTCTAAAAAGAGTGATGTAATTGGTGGAATTGAAGTTAAAGTTAGTAGAGGTAGAGTATTAAATGAGGTTGTAGATAGTATTGATTGGGTATTAGATGATGAGAATGTTGAGAGTGTAGTTGAGACTGTATTAGAGGGTTTAGGTAAGTAAAATTACCTTTAAGGTAGAGGAGGGCACAAAATGGTGCCCTCTGTTTGGCCTTTGGGTTAGGTGATGTTATATTCAGATATAATTAAAAACACATAATACAATGGCAAAGAAGTTAACCGTAGGAGAAGGTATTCGAATCCAACAAACACAGTTGAGTGAGTGGAAGACAATATTATACCCAGAAACATATGCTGCGTTAGAGGAATATGCTACTAGAAATAATACCACTGCAAAAAATGGGTATGATATCTGTCGAGGTGAAACATTGAGAGATTTTGTTTACAATTATAAAACTTCTCTTAATAAAAAATAATACACAACTTGTTTGGCCTTCGGGACAAGGGATGTTATATTTAATTCATAATAAAAAACACACACATGAAAAATTTAGTAATGCAAAAGAAAAGAGGTCGCAAGCCAAAAGTTAAAGAGACAGTAGCGTTCGACCCAAAATCAGTTCAAATATTTAAAGGTTCTGAGTTATCGTTTAACGAATCTGTATTTCGCCCAATGTCAACTGGAACGTTGATGGATTCGATTTTATCAACGGATAAAGGTTTAATGCCTGCGGTTAACATGATTATATGTGGCGGACCAGGTTCAGGTAAGAGTACGGTGGTATTAGATATGTTATCTAAGTTAGCGGCGAGAGGTAAAAAGGTATTGTTTGTGAGCGGTGAGATGGATGAAATTGGTCACTTCAAATATTGCAAACGTATGCCTGGTTTTAAGGTTGTACCGACATTATTTTTGAAGAATTACACTGAGACAGTTAAGGAAACAATGGAGTATGTGTTCGACCAAGGTTATGATGTGATTGCGATTGATAGTATTGCTGAGGTAATTGAAATGTATAAAGATACTTACCGTACAACTGAAAGCGCTGCTGAGTTATGGTTTTTGAATTTACAATGTATTGTTAAGAAAGGTGGTAACAAATTAAAAAAGTACACATCGTTCATTAACATTCAACAAGTAACTAAAGCAGGTGATTTTGCAGGTAGTAACAGATTGAAACACATGACCGAAGCAATGTGTCATATTGATAGAATTAAAGGTAGTGATAGTAGAAAGGTATATTTTAGTAAAAACAGAGATTGTGATACTGAATCGTATATCAAATATAGAATTGGGTTTAGTAAAGTAGAGTACAGTTTGCCAGAGGCGGACGAAGAGGAATAAAGTGTGTGTTTTTTAATTATAGGGAGATGGGTACGGAAACGTGCCCATTTCTCGTGCGTAGAATCCATACCCGGTCTAGGACCCGGCCTAACCCGGTCTAGGGGTATCGGGTAACGTATTGCATTGAGGGCCGCCTAAGGCCGCCTAATGCCCGGTTATGGCCGCAGGATTATCGGGTAGGTGGATCCGGTAGGGAGATCCGGATAGGAGGGTCAAGATATGTTTGGCTTCTGGGGAACATGATGTTATATTTAATCATAATTAAAAAATATAAACACATGGCAAAGATTATCAAAACAGCAGCAGTTAAAAAACCAAGAGCAAAACGTTCATTTAAGGTAGGGGAATCAGTTAAATGGTCCACAATTGAATTAATCCGAAATGGTCTTTTTGGGGAAATAAATTGGGTAGGAGAAATAGTTAAGGTAAGACCCACTACGGTTCATTGTATGGATAAGGATGGAGATATATGGTCAGTGAATAAAAAAGAGGTTTACAATGTGTAACCTCTTGTTTGGCCTAGTGGGACAGGGATGTTATATTCAGGTATAATTAAAAACAGATATATGAAAAATTTAATCATTGAGCCAGGAAAAGATGCAGAACAATCAATACACGCCCGTTACGGTAAGTTGATTGGAACTATTAAAGGAGTTATCAGTTACCACAATGTGGATGATGCGGTATTTAAGACGTTTATAACGGCCTTAACCGACGTACTAGACCCAGATAACGTCTTCGACGCAAGACAGATTCAACAACTTATAGCCGTGGCTGAGGAACGAGAGTTTAGTGTTTCAGAAGTGGTAAAAGAAGTGAATCTTATCCACGAATAAGTTTGGCTATGTTAGGATTGGATATTATATTAAATCAAATAATAAAAACAAATAAATAAAGGTTATGCAAAAAGGAAGACCAGTAGTAGAGGGTAGCGCACGTCAAGCACGTCTAGCGGCCCGCGCAGCACGAGTTGCAGCAAACGGAGGAACAGTTAAACGTGGACGTCCATCTAAGCCTAAGGCTGAGGTTGATCAAGTCGAGGTTGAACAAACGGAGGCAACTCCGGAGGCGTAAGCCTCAAATGGCCGGGTGGTGAAATAGGTAGACACGCAAGACTTAAAATCTTGTACTCTAACAGGTGTGCGGGTTCGATTCCCGCCCCGGCTACATATCGCGGGATAGAGCAGTGGTAGCTCGCAAGGCTCATAACCTTGAGGTCGAGGGTTCGAATCCCCCTCCCGCAACCAATACCAGTAGTTGATTATGAGACGCCTAAGTTGATTATGAGACATTTAATCTGGTAACAATGAGGGAGGCAGGTAGGCACTGCTATATCAACTGGAACGTATGCCGGAAGATGAATAACCACTTACTCATGGGATTCGAAAGCGATGCAAAGCTCCCTTAACCGAGGCATGGACCTGATCAGTTCATGCCTCACCCCTTCTTAAGGATAGCTTGCTCTATCACTAGTACTATCGTATATTGAGATATAAATAAATAATTAATTAAAGTTATGCGTAAATTAAATCGTACAGCAAAATTGGCGTTCTACAATGCACGTCAAAGACAAGGTGACACTGCTCGCCTAGCAGAAGCAACTGGTTATTCTACCAGTCATGTTTCAAACATCATTAATGGTAACCGTTCGGTGAACCAAGACGTAGCGAACGCTATGTACAATATGTCTCGTCGTCGTATGAAGACTATCGAGCTAGTGGGTTAATACCCAGCCATGTGTGTGTTTTTACAAGTGGGATCCAACGGGGTCCCACCTTGTTTCCATGTACCTTCCTTAAAGACCCATGTACCATTGTTTGGCTTTGTGGGTAATATTTATTATATTTAACCATAATTAAAAAATGTAATATTATGGAAAGATTAGAAATGTTAAGAGGAATGTTTGTTAAGTGTGGTGATGGAATTTTTATAATGAGAATGGATGATAAGGATAGATTTAGAATTTGTAGGGTTGATGGGAGAGTGAATTGGGTTAAATGTAAAAAGATATTAAATGATAATAATATAATTTTTATAGAAGGCCATGATGGGTATGGTATGATGTTAGGTAGATGTATTGATTTTGATTTTAAAGGGGTTTAACCCCTTGCTTGGCTCTGCGGAGCATGGATGTTATATTCAGGTATAATTAAAAACATGAATATGAAAAACAAAATTGATTTTGACAAACTTAAGTGGTATTGGTATGATAAACCATTATGTTCTACAGATAAATTACTTGACCATGAAGGAGAAAGACAATTTACTAAAGGAGAATTTTGGCGAAGTCATGGTACTTCAAAGTATGGTAAATTAATTTCTGGTCATATAGGACCAGATGGGACTTGGAGATTTGAGTGGGAGTATGGTGATGTTAGTGGGTTTGTAGAGGGTGAGGATTTTCTATTTTAAAACTCCCTTACACCCTTATTTGGCTTTGTGAACAATTGATGTTATATTTAACCATAATTAAAAAACATAAACACAATGGAATTATTAAAACATGAAATTGAGGGTCAAGTAGTTGAAAACACTTACACTATTCAACATCTAAAGGAAGGAGTATTAGTGTATAAAGAGTTTATTGACTCTAGTAATGGTAAATGTATTGATTTCATTTTACGTAGTAAAGATGGATATGAAATTGATGATGCAAATTTGGTTGAAGAAGTACAAGAATTTATTGATAACCTATAATTATAGACACATGGACTACAATAAACACACAGACGAAGTATTAGAACGCTTACAGGCACATCAAGTCCTAGAGATATTGGCTATGGCTAATAAGTCAATAAGCCAGGCGTTAACACAGATACAGGAACTAGAGCACAACTCAATGATGTACCTGGATATGAGACCAACTAGGGAGATCATGGACGACATAAACGCCTTGCACTTGCACCTACACTTCCTAGACTCTGCTAAATCATTCGCTAAGAATGAAATACATGAGATTGGGTTTTACCTTAACTAACCATTTGTTTGGCTTAACGGGACAGGGATGCTATATTCAGACATAATTAAAAAACATAAACATATGAAGACATTTAAGGTAGAAGAAACAGTTTTGAAAACAATTAAACGAATTTATTTTGTGGATGCTGAAGATGAGGAAACAGCGGTTCACCGAGTGATGAGTCATCAGAAGGACGTTGATGAGGAGGATGAGGTGGATGAAGAAGTAACTGATTATAAGGTAAAGAAATACAGATTTAAATAACCTTAGGTTTGGCTTAGGGGAATTAGGACGTTATATTTAGATCAATAATAAAAACAGATAACATGAAGACAGTATTAGAACAATTAATGGAGTTAAAAGATAAGATTAGCGCAATTGAAATTGCAGTGTGTGGTGAAACCATCTGTAGTGATGGTGCTTGTGGATGCGGATGTGATGAGTCACCTGTGGAAGTGGAAGACGAAGGTCCTGAGTTTGATAGCGCTGGTTTCAGTAAAGAGGACCGAGTTGTGGATGGCCAGTACATGGTAACAGAGGATGATAAGTACGCGGGACATGTTCACCTTACCAAAGCAGAGTTGATCGACTTCGCCACTAGGTTGACAGAACGAGTAATCGAATCAATTAAGAAAGCAGTTACTGATATGGAATTAAACGCGGATGACTTGGTCACACTAGAGTTGAATAACTGGAGTAATGTGATTGAGGTGGAGTTAGACAACAATACACTATCTAATAATGTCAATAGTGAAATCGAGGATGCGGTTTGCTTGGATGTAGATTCGATAAGTGATGAGATAGATGATATCTTTGGGGACATGTACCTAGAGAGGATCAGTTAAGTAGCATGTGTGTGTTTTTAATTATATAGGATGTGGGCCCCATTGGGGCCCTTTTCCGTACCTAGGTTTGGCCTCTGGTGAGAGTGATGTTATATTTAGTCATAATTAAATAACACGAACATGAACAAAACAGAATCAAGAAAAGCGCTTAACAAGCTAGTATTTGAAATGGTAACAGGATTAGGTTACGAGGTAGTAGATGATGGGGACGGAGGACGAGTAACGTTTATCAAACCTGATCATAAAAATTATCATGACAGTATTGAGTATCACAAATCACGTTTTGACGTTTGCGTTTTAAATGACACTAGTGATAAGGTTAAGGAGGATGGTGAGACAATTGAGTGGTTTATTAATATACAAAGAAAAGCATTAGACATATGAGTAAATTTAGAGCAACACAAAACGAATACAATAATGGGTTCCATATGACATTCAAAAATGGATACACTATAAGTGTCCAATTCAGTAAAACCAATTACTCAGATGGAGGTGAGACCACAGCTGAAATCGCAGCATGGGGTCCAGGTGGGTGGATAAAATTGAGCGAGCATGATGATGTCCGCGGATGGTGTTCACCAGACGAGGTACTCGAGGTCATGAATATGATAGCCAGTAAGGATAATAATACAACAGCATAAATGAAACGATTAGTAATACACCCGACAGACGAGTCCACAGACTTCCTAGCGCCAATATACAATCGTTTACCTGATGTCACATTAGTGACTACAGGATGTAGCCGACTCGAGCTCATGGATATGATAGATGAACACGATCAGGTGATCATGTTAGGCCATGGAACACCAGGTGGACTGTTGAACGTATCAGGATTCAGATCAGGTATGTACATTGTGGACTCACTGGTGGCCGAAGCACTAGCGGCTAAGGACAACAGCATATTCATCTGGTGCAACGCCGACCAGTTTGTTAACAGATATAAGCTCAAGGGTATGTACTCCGGGATGTTCATCAGCGAGGTAGCGGAAGCGTCTTACTTCAAGATATACACAGACCAGAACACAGTAGACAGGTCCAACGACATGTTCGCACAGTTGTTAGGTGAACGTTTACTGGTGTCAGACGCTATGGATGAAATACATACCAGTGTAGGTCATCAATACCGCTTGCTAGCAGAGACAAATGACATCGCTAGGTATAACAGTGATAGATGGTACATAAGTAAGTAACCTCTTGTTTGGCTTCCCGATCAGGTGATGTTATATTCAGGTATAATTAAAAACACATATAACATGAGATTAGAAAACGAAGCACCTCAAACCACGATTGAAAGAACAATCGAGAACATCTTAACCAACAATGGTATCAAGCAGAACGATATCCAATTCCGAGACAACAATCGTTACTTAAGAGTTGGTTACTGGCAACCGCTAGACCAAACAATATTAGATCAATTAGGTGATCTGGTAACGCGTGAGATAGATTTTTATGATGACGATTGTGGTTACTTATTCAGTTACGATATTAAACACTAATTAAAACATATGAACATGAAACGATTTCAAATCAAATCCACTGGTAAAACAATGAGCCAGTTCCCCGAAGACAATTATTCTAACTGCCCATCAAGCTCACCCGCCTATGAGGTACTAGACTGGAATGGTGCTGTTCGAATGGTAGGCACAGCTGATATGTGTAATGAATTCATCCAATCATACTTCCAAGCATGATGACAACAATGAGCTACAACGCCGCACTAGTGATGATGGAGGTCCATCGCCAGCAAGTGCCACATGGTGAACTGTCACCTAACCTAGTGAAGACGATCGCCGAGCAAATTTCGGTGTCGTTGACCAGTGAAGAAGTGGTTTACATTTCTGACCACGCTTGATCTTCCTATGTCGCGGGAGTGCGCGTGTACACGGTATGTACATATACAGTACGACGTAAGCGCTACCATGCGCGTTGATATCCATATACCCGGTAGTCCTGAAACTCCCGCGAGTGGATCAATTCTCAGATCGTAAACGATCTTTACGAATCGATTTGTATATACATATATATTATCAACAGTACACTACGATTCCGAAATAATCCCTTCAACCAACAATCGTAAAACTCAAAAGAACTCCTTTAACAAAAGGTTTGGCTATCGGGAAGTATATACGTATATTTAGATATAAAATAAAAACATATGATTTCATCAAGAGCAATTAGAAAAGGTATTACCATCAAGTTCGATGGTAAGGTAGTAGAGAAACCAGCTGTCATAGAGGCGAGTAAAACATGGGAACCTAAGCACGCAACGCTATTCACGAAGTTGCTAAAGCAGGGTGGTAAATTCACTGCTAACGGTGTTATAGTGGAAGTAATACCACAGGAGCAAATGTTAACTTCACGAGGTGAAAAAGATGGTGGTATCATCACTTCAGATCCTTTAGCACGATTTTAAGATTATGAATAAGATTGAAGAAAAACAATTTAATGCATTTTTAATAGGATTTCTTGTAGGTGGAATAGTTGGGATTACAATCCTAAATTTAGTTCAAAATGGAATAATTTAAAAATCAAAAGTTATGAAGAAATTAATTAAAAGATTTCACCAGGAAATGGAGGAAGCTTGTTACCCAATAGATCCATTTCCAATTTATTTATTTATGGTAATAGCGTTATTATGTCCTGTTATAGTTAAATTATTAGGATAATTATGGAAGGTAAATACGTAATCATAGATCTTAGAACTATGGATTTTATGAAGGATAAAGATGGTATTATAAAATACTATGACACCGAAGAAGAAGCAGGTATTGTATGTGGTGTATATGAGCACGAAAACGCTTGGATATTAAAATTAATACATAATCACATTGAAGAGAAAGTGACATATCATGAAGATGATAATGGATATTGGTTCAAAACCACATATGATAAAGATGGAAAACGAATCTATATGGAAAACCAAGATGGAGTAGTTTTTGATAATAAAAATTAGCCCCGCTCGCGAGGGGATCGTAAAACACAGTAAGCCTCTGACATAAGCTCAAGTAACTGTTCTCATCGTATAGGAGATAGAGTTAGCCTTCTCGACGTCGTTCAAAAAGGCAACTATTAGTTAACTTTAGTACCCGCACAGCGTGAGTAGGGCTAAGTTAGATACAATTCCTCAAGCTGGGAGTAGAATGCTAAAGAACTAATAGTAACATAGTCAGGTAAAGTTGGCATCGGAATGAGCAATCTAGAATGTATCACCGAGTACAGGTTCGAATCCTGTCCTGACTACTAAAATTAAAAAGTTATGAAAAATGAAGAAAAATGGTCGTTGTTTTGGATATTGTTTATTGGAACAGGAGGATTCGTTTTACTATTCTTAATAAACTAATATAGTCAGGTGGCGTTTTGGAAAGCGCGGCACCTTCCAGGGTTGAGATTAACAGCTAATGGCACTCAAAATGATAAAGCTGAAGCAGGTTCGATTCCTGTCCTGACTACTAAAGTTTGGCTTTCAGGCTAAACAATGTTATATTTAAAATAAAAACATATGGCAAAAATAATATTAGAATTTACAGAAGACGAAGAAAATGATGCTCGTGCTGCAATAGACGGATATAAGTATAGACATCTCATTTGGGAACTAGACCAAAAATTGCGTAGTGTCCATAAGTATGGAGCTGCGCTACAAGGTCAAGGTGAAGCAACATCTGAGGAAATGGATGTATGTTACCGTCTAAGAGACGTTATTAGAGAAATGTTACAAGAAGATAACTTAACAATAGAATAATATGATATCAATTATTGGATGGGCACTACTAACAGGCCTACACGCGCTTAACATTCATGTATGGAAAGATGAACCAAAAACATTTTGGTATAAATCATCTTGGTTTTTCTTAGGATGGTCAACACTGTCCCTTATATACGCTATTGGTGATGCTATTGTAGCTTGCCTATAAATCGTATATACGTATTAAAGTGCAATAAGATGGGGTCCACATATGGACCTCTCTTACTTTTTAAATATTTATAACCATGATAAAACTAACCCACTTATTAAAAGAAGTAATAGAGGAAAACAAACCTAAACTCTACGCTTTATCTAAAGGTGGAGCTAACACACTCATACTCTTACCTGGTTCTGGAGCTGGAGGAGGTCAAGGTGGAAGTGATTTTACTACATTAGCAAATAATTTAGGTAAAAATTTTTCTGTTTATACTGCTGATTTTGCTAATGAATTAGATGTAAGAAAATATGCTAAAGACATTGCTAATGAGATTGAAAGTAATCCTAACATAAGTAAATTTGGAGTAGGTGGTTTTTCTATTGGAGGTGCTATGGCTTGGCATTTAGCTAAAGAGTTAAAAGCATTAGACTCTAAGAAATTTAATAACAAATTATTCTTTATAGATAGTGGTATAGCTGATAGTACAGATAGTTTTATTGATAACATGGTAGCAGGTAATAAACCTAGAGTAGCAATTGCTCAACCATTAAGTGTATTTGTAAAGAATAGAGTTGGAGGTGATCTTTCACCAACTGAGGAACAAAAGATTAAAACTTTTTATACTGATGATGAGTTAGATGGTTTTAAAAAGAGTAATGAAGGAAAATATATAGAATACGTTGGTAGTAATTTCCCTCCATCTGATAGTGGAATCAAGAAACAAGCATCTAATATTAAACAATCAGATCCTTGGATAATAGAAGATAAATTTGATACTACAAATTTTGAAAAACGATATAGTAATAAAGCACCCACTGTGAAAGGTAAAACTTTTAAAGAAGGAGATCCAATAGATTATAAATGGTTCGCTACTAACGATACTAAAAAGAAAGCAGGGTTAGGACGAGAATTACCAGGAGGTAAAAAATTAGGACCCTTAAATGGTGTTGAAGTAATATCATTAATTGCTTCTAAGAAAAAAGAAGGTGCTAAAACACCTGAAGAAATTAAAACAGAAGAAGAAAACGCTAAAAAAGCAACTACAAACGCGTCATCAAAAGTAATACCAATTGATGCATTACATAGTACTATTCCTAAATCACCTCAATTAGCTGATGAAATCAGCAAGAATTTTTAATTATGATTAAATTAACCGACTTACTTAAAGAATTAGACCTACGTGGTGGCGATCTAGATGATAACATTACTTTAGAACAAGTATTGATTGCATTCTTAGAAGACTTTCAAATACCTGAAGATGAGTTCTTTACTGTTAGTAGAGGTAAGTTTAACTCTGAGGACTTTAATCTAAAGCCTGATGCTACATTTAATCCTCGTATGATTAAAAAAAGTGTTATCACAGCTGATGGTGACTTTGAGTTTATAGTACCTTCAACTTACCGTGGTACTTTATATTTAGTAAATACTAAAGGCACTACTTTAGATGATTATGTTATAGGACAAGTAGAGGTGGAGAAAATATACATCAATGCGAATTCTGGGCGTACTAAACCATATCGCCTACCTGGTGCAGAGATACATTTAACGTACGTTAGCCCGAAGTACCGCGGTAAAGGATTGGGTATTAAGATGTATACTATGTTATTAGAAGCATATAAAACAATTTTCTCAGATAACATCTTATACCCAGGTAGTTGGAGTTTATGGATTAGTAAGTTAGCTCCTATAGGTTTAAAACAAGGTAATTTTATTGGAGGTGAAGTAGGAGGAATTATTGTTCCATTCACCCCTGAGGATATAAGTAATTCTAGTTTGATGGAAGGTATAGGGGTAGACCACTTAATACTATCTACTGATCCACCTCAAGTGTTACTTGATATTAAACAAGCTTTATCTGGGTTATCATTATCTAAAGGTGATTATGGTATTTATGAATCAACTACAAAAATTAAAGTAACTGAGTTAGACGCAGTTGTAGATCAAGCTGGTTCAATTGAGGAAGTAATTGAAGGAGCTGATTTAATGCAAATGGTTGGGTTGAATGATGATGATAACTACCCAGTTATAGTAGTAGCGACTCAGGATGCTTTGGCAGTGATTCGTGAGGTAGGTGACGATGTTATCCTAGAAATCGTCTAATCCATTAATTTTCAACGTTCTAGTATTTTCTTGTGACCTTTCCGGTTGAGTGTTTGGCTTCCTGGTGAGTTGATGTTATATTTAGTTCATAATAATAATTAATAACAACGACTATGAACGCAATTATGATTTTGATTTTAGGAGTAGTGATTACACGTATGATTCTCACTCAACAAGCTGAAGTAAAGCCTACATTTAAAGAAGAAGTAATTAATGTTTCACGTAGTCTTGTTTTTAATTTTACAATATTTTTTATCATTATTACTATTCTTAGCCTATTCAACTAAAAGTTTGGCTCACCAGGATAAGGATGTTATATTTAGGTATAATTAAAAACACAAATAAAGGTTATGGAAAAAAGAAGAGGTCGTCCACCAGGGACAAAAAAACAAGAAGTTAAATTAGAAGTAAGCACAGCTGAACCTAAAAAAAGAGGCCGTAAGGCAGTTCAAAAGATATTTATTGTACCTACAATTGACGCCTTAGAAGGTGAATTTGAAGGCACTACATCTGAGAAGTTAAAGATATATGCAGACCAGGCAGTTCTTTTAGCTCAGGATATAGATAGGGATCCATGGAGAATGGATTATAGAGAAAAATACAGAAACACAATTAGTCGTATGTGTTCATTAATTAACGAATTATAAATAAAATAAATAAATAAAGGTTATGCCACTAGATTTAAACAACAACACGTTTTTAACTGCTTCTGAAATTAAAGAGAAAGCAAGTTCAATTTTCACAACTACAAGTGCTCCAGGTACTAGTCAGAAGTATTCACATATCTCAACTAAACAGATCATTGATGATATGGAAGAGTTAGGATGGGGTGTAGTAGACGTTAAACAAGTACGCGCCCGTAAAGGTGAAGGATTTCAAAAACACTTAGTAGTGTTTCGTAACAATGATTTGTTCATTGAGGGTGCAGATGGTGATAATGTTTTTCCACAAATTCTATTAACTAATAGTCATGATGGTAAAAATGCGTTTACATTCACTGCTGGTTTGTTTCGAATGATTTGTGAGAATGGTTTAGTAATTTCAACTCAAGAGTTTGAGAATATGAAGATTCGTCACTACGGATATGATTTTACAGAGTTACAAACTGTTATTAATACAATGGTAGAAGCGTTACCGTTAGCAGTTGAGTCAATGAATCAATTCAAACAAACGCAACTGGCCCAAGAACAAATTTTAGAGTTTGCTCGTAAAGCAGTTCAAATACGTTTTGGTGAAGAACAAGCGCAAAACATTGCAATTGATTATAACGCCTTAACTACAGCTACTAGACCTGAAGACCGTGGTACTGATTTGTGGAGTGTGTTTAATGTGATTCAAGAAAAAATTACTCAAGGAATGTTTGAATACCAATCAGGAGCTAAGGTTAGAAAGGCTCGTAAGATTAAGAACTTCAAACAAGATTTAGATTTGAATGCTAAGTTATATGAGTTAGCAGCTGAGTTTGCTGCCTAATTAGTTAAAGGTTGATTAGGGGAAGGGAGCGAAAGCTCCTTTCTCTGTTGTATTTATTATTATGATTAAATTAGTTGATTTATTAAAAGAACTAGACTCACAAGAAGATATTGATTTATCAGGTGTAGATGACGCTATATTAAATGCTATTAAACAGGTACCTCAAAATGAAGTTACAATTGGAGATATAGCTTTGATAGCACCAGCCATACCAGGGATTGTTAATAACTTAGCTAGAGTTGTAAAAGCCTTAATGTCTAGAATTAGTCTTAAAAAAGGTGGAGATCCAATGAGACAAAAAGTAGATTGGATAATTAATTTATCAAGTAAATTAGATTCTAAATTAGACTCTCCAATTAGGTTAATGTTAAAACCATTTGTGAAAGATGATGGTCAAAGAAATAAATTAGCTAATATTTTAAAAGCTACAGTATTAATAATAGCTGGAATTTTATATAGTTTAGATATGTCTAAAATACCTGAGGTTGTAACCGTTATAAAAAGTTATATCCCTAATGCTTGGTCAGAGATATTATCTATTAAAAAACTACCTGATCTAGCTATAAAGTTAAAATCATTACTAGTGTAAATCACTATATATTTATCATAAAACACACACTATGAAAAAATTCCTTAAAGACCTATTATCAGGCACTTCAGATACTTCAAGTAAGCGTTTCGCATCGTTATTAGCATTAGCTGTAGTTATATCTCTAGCGTACATAGCTACCTATAAGAACGAAGAACACATCACACCCGAATTCATGTTCGATTCAATCGCGTTAATTGCTGGTGGTGGTTTAGGTTTAACTGTTATAGAAAACGTTGTTAAGATGAAACAACAAGCCAAGAATAACACGCCAAATAACGGCAATACCCCACCTACTAATACAGACGAACAACTATAACGCTAAAATATAAGTAGTCGTTTAAAGCCGGGTTAAGCCCGGCTTTTTTTATCAAGAAGAGTTTGGCTTTATAATATATAGATATTATATTCATCATATACTCAAGTGGCGAAAGGATCAGGAGGCCCTGTTCGACGGTAGACGCAACGTATGGTTATAACAACGTGGGTAAAAAATCATCTGAACAAGATGTGGTCATTATAATGGCAGCCCGTGCAGGTTCAACTCCTGCCTTGAGTACAAAAAGGTCCTGTAGCCGAGTGGTTAGGTGGAGCTCTGCAAAAGCTTATACAGCGGTTCGATTCCGTTCAGGACCTCAAATAGCGCCCTTAGCTCATTAGGTTAGAGCAACTGACTCATAATCAGTAGGTACCTGGTTCGATCCCAGGAGGGCGCACAATTGTGGATGTGTTCTTTGACATAATAATAAGGAGAAAATAAATATGGAAACAATATATTTCGTTTTAGGTATGCTCTCGATTGTTGGAGCTGCATTTGTAGCTGCAATCGTTTGGGGTGTAGTTAAGATTACTAAATTGTTAAAAGCAATTAAAGAACAAGAACAACAAAGTAAGAATATTGAACGTGATGGATGGGAAAATTTAAATCATCTACGTCAAGATTTGGATCGTAGATTAGATGAAATAGGACGCCATTCCGATCATCATGTCACTGAGTTACAGCGTGAATTAGATATTAAATTTAATAACACTGTGTCTTATGTAGACTCAAGAATTGATAAAATGTCTGCTACATTAAAAGAGCAAAAACAATTAATTAAAGGATAAATTTAAACCGTCAATAACACATCCACAATTTTTTTATTATAGCGGCCTAAAGCCGCTATTCTCCTGTTTAACATATATTTATATATATGAATATTGATGATATTTTTAACTTATTTAAATCCCCTGAAGAGAAAGTTGAGACTACTACTCAAGTAGATATGTCTAATCATCCTATTGTTTGGATGGGAATGTTTAAAAAGTTAATTATAAATTATAAAGTATTTAGTAAACAGATGGTAGAGTTCTTCGAATCATCTGATCCTAAATTAAATGTAGATGACATTAAGTTAGCTGGTGGTATGATGGTGTTTGCTAGAGCTATGGATCATATTTCTAAAATAGATACTACTAACCAAATGCATCGTGATTGTCTTATACTATACTCAGATGAACAATTTTTAAAAGCATTATCATCAGCACTCTCCCACTTTGAAGATTTAGAAGAATATGAGAATTGTGCTCTTCTTAAAAAAATACAAGACATAGCAAATCCCTCTTAAAAATAGCTTGGCCTCGCAAGTCCTAATTCGTATTATATAGATACGGGTTTTAGGAAACATCTAAAACGTAGGAAATAAAGAACGTGGAATGTGACCACGGGTACATAAAACAAATAATAAACGTATGAAAAACAAAGACAACGTATTACATCAATTAGATAAGATGGATAATCTTGCTAACCAATTAAACTTTATCGTTAAACAAGAACAACCTCTAGAAGTATATTTAGAAGGTATTGATAGATTAAAAGATATGATTGAGCAAACTCGCTTATTTGTTGAGTCTGAACAAACAATGTATAATTAATATGAATCTAACAGCAGAACAAATCCAGGATAACTGGAATAAATTAATGTCTAGAATAGAGGTTTATATTAGTGAACCACGTCGTTCACAATTATTAGATTTTTATTCTAAATACTCAGAACGTCTTATGTTAATGCCCGCGGCACATAAGAAAGAATACCATAATGCTTTCCCAGGTGGTTATGTAGACCACGTGTTACGAGTTATTGATTGTGCTCTTAAAGTAAATAATGTATGGGTTGAAATGGGAGTAGACGAATCTACTTATACTAAAGAAGAATTAGTATTCGCAGCCTTAAATCATGACCTAGGTAAAATGGGTGATGAACAACATGATGCTTATATCCCTCAAGATGACCAATGGCGTAAAGATAAATTAGGTGAAGACTATAAATTTAATGATCGTTTAGAATTCATGTCAGTACCAGATCGTAGTTTACATTTACTACTGTCTCATGGTATCCAGATGTCTAAAAATGAATGGTTAGCAATTAAATTACATGATGGTTTATATGATGATGCTAATAAACCATACTTGATGTCTTGGTCACCAGAAACTAAGCCTCGTACTTCACTAATTTACATTGTTCATCAAGCTGATTTAATGGCTGCTCGTATTGAGTTTGAACGTGAATGGAATCCAAAATTAAAAGGTGAAGTTAAAAAAGTAAATAATTTTGCTGTCACTAAAGCACCTAAACAAACAATTAAAACTAAGACATTAAGTAATGTTAAGTCTCAAGGTTTAATGAATATGTTAGATAGTATATGATAATATTAGTAATTATATTAGGAATATTGGTCGTGGCTCTTGGATTCACGACCTTTAATCTTCTTAAAAAGAATGAAAAACAAGAAGATATCTTAACAGGGTATATGGAATACTTAAGTAAAATATCTGGAGTGATTGAATTCTCAGATAAAAAACTTAAAGAAGTAGATCGTAAAGGTTCATTTGAATCTGATGATGAAGTAGGATTCTTTTTTCAAGAAATAAAGCAAATTCAAGAAACATTGAATGCTTTTAAAATTAAAAATTTATGATCGAAATACAAGAGGCTAAAAAAAGAAAACCTAAAGGTGTTCAATATTTTACCCAAGATACAGAAAATGCTATTAATGAGTATAATAGTACTACTGACTTTGAATTAAAAGATAAAATATATCGTGAACGTATTCATTATGCTTTCTTTAAATTAACCGAAAACATTATCCATACTTTTAAGTTCTATTATACTGAGGTAGATAACATCCAGGATTTACAACACGAAGTAATAACATTTTTACTTTCTAAAATACATCTATTCAACCCAGCTAGGGGAGCAAAAGCATTCTCATATTTCGGCACTATTGCTAAACGTTACTTAATTATTACTAACACTAAAAATTATAAAAAACGAGTAGATAAAGCCCCTATTGAAGAAATTGAATCAAATGAAAACTTTTCCTATAGAATTGATGAAGGTTCATCTCAAGATAGATTATCTAATTTTTTAGATGAATATGTTACTTATTGTACATCTAATATTTATACTTTATTTCCTAAAGAAGCAGACGCTCAAATTGCAGATGCCATCCTTGAGTTATTCCGTAAGAGAGAGCATATAGACATCTTTAATAAAAAAGCACTGTATATATACATTCGTGAGATTATTGACGCTAAAACCCCTAAAATCACTAAGATAGCCGACAAATTATATGGTATATTTAAACAATATTATTATTTCTATCTAGAAAACGGATATACAAATTTCTAATGCTCATATTTATAGATAAAATATTATGAATGGATTAGACAATGTTGTATTTGGTAAAAAGAAATTTTCAGATATATTAGAAGAGATTTATACTAACCAACAGAAAAAAGACAAACAAATATCTATCTTAATATCAGAACTTAAACCACTTGTACAAGAAATAGGTGATGCTACTCTTATTGTTCCTTTGATTAAAGAATACTTAGAGATAAGTGTTAAGAATGATGAACAATTGATTAAAATGGCTACTATTATCCAACGTATTATGAATAATAGTGCTGGACCTAATGATGGTAGTTTTGGTATTTCTGAAGAAGAAAAACAACAATTATTAGCTGAGTTAGATAAATTTAAAACTGAAGAATAATGACTCAAATTAGGTTCGGAGTAGCAGGTACATATCAAAATACTTTTACTACAAATCCTTCTTCAATTGCTAATTTAGGTAGAGGTGATATTAAAATTACACCCATTAGAGTATTAGATATTATTTTAGATAATTCTCATCCTAAATTTAAAGAATATGGAGAATGGAATAGTATTGGAACTATTTTTTATGAAGAAGCATATTATGGATTAAGTGCTGTAAATAATAATAATACTACATCTAATACAATTGCTATCCCATTATTTCCTAATATAAAACAGTATCCTCTTATTAATGAGTTAACATATATTATATTCTTACCTGGGGCTAATTTAACCGAAAATCCTAATTCATCTGTAGCTTATTATTTTCCTCCTTCAAACGTTTGGAATAGCCAACATCATAATGCTGTTCCTGTATCACCAAATTTAACAGAAGCTGAAGATAGAGACTATGTTTCTACTACATTAGGATCTTATAGACGAGTAACTGATAATAGTACTGATATCAATTTAGGTAAAACATTTGATGAAAGAACAGATATTCATCCTTTATTACCATATGAAGGAGACATAATATATGAAGGTAGATGGGGTAACTCAATTCGTTTTGGTTCAACTGTAGGTAATTCTTTTATACCTAATGGGTGGTCTAATGGAGCTAGTTATAGTAATGGTGATCCCATTGTTATAATAAGAAACGGACAAGCATCATATACTACTGATCCTTGGGTCCCTGTGACTGAAGATATTAATAATGATAAATCATCAATTTATTTAACTTCAAACCAACAACTACCACTATTCCCAGCTAATATAAATAATTCTTCATTTACTAAATCAACACCTCCTACTAATGTAGGACAATATGAAGGAAACCAAATTGTACTTAACTCAGGAAGATTAGTATTTAATGCTAAATCTGATTCAATATTATTATTATCTAGTAAAGCAATTCAATTATCATGTGGTGAAACCTTAGGAGTGAATGCTAAACAAATCTCATTAACAGCCGAAAAAGTTTATTTAGGTTCATCTGAAGGAATAGAAGGAAGCAAAATACAGTCAGTTGTATTAGGTGAAAATTTAAATTTTTTATTATCTGATATAGCTGTATTTTTACAGACACTTAATATAGCATTTAAAACATCTATTGATAGTAATGGTGCTCCAATTGTATCTTTACAAGCTATAGCATGTGATGCTGAAACTTTAAGTAATGATATTTTAAATATAGTAAACGCTAAAAATTTATTATCTAAAACAGTTAAAACGATATAATCATGCCAAACCAATTTAATGGACAAGTTTTTGACACCCCAGCAGGAAATAAATTAGAAGGAGTAAAGGTTACTATAAGTGGAAATGGAATACCATCTGGTAAATTCACAACAACTGATTCTGAAGGTAAATGGTTAATTACCATTCCTGTAGATCTTGATCCAAAAGATATAACTGTTACCTTTTCTAAATCTGGTTTAGAAACTACATCTATCACTAATCCTCAACAAACAGCTGAATTACCAAGTTATATTGATCCTGTAAAAGGAGGTACTCTTAATCTTCAAGGACTTTACGAATCAGGAACATATCTTGTTGATTCATTAAGTAATGAATCTAAAGAAGTAATAAAACAAGAACTTGAAGACATGTTCCAGTTCATAAAAAATAATCCAGGTAATACAAAAATTACAATTACTTCATCTGAATCACAAGTAACTAATTCTGATAATGAAGAAGGAGATGGAGTTAATAGAACAGATGAATTTAGAAGAACACCAGGATCGTTAGCCAAAGCAAGAGCAGAAGCATTAAAAAAATATGTTAATGATTTCTTAGATAAAAAATATATTGAAAACCCAACTCTTAATATTAATAATAGACCTACAATAGAGTTTGGAGATATAACTAAAGTAGGTTTAGAACCTTGGGAAAGGTATTTCACCCCAAATCCTACTAATCCTAATGATTTAGTAATAAATGAAAGATCTGATGTTATAGCAACAAATAAGCAATTATTAGAACAATTAAATTCTAGTTCTTTAGATCCTAATACTAAAATAGAAAGAACAGCTGATTTGCCTAAATATAAAAATGATCAATATACACGTATAACAGTTGAATTAGCATCTAAAGATAATGATTGTTTAGCTAATAATTTAGCATTTGATGTAATGTATATAGGTGATGGCCACCAATGTAACTCAGCTACATATCAAGTAAAAGCTAATAACCAAATATTATTAAGAGATGATGGAAATAATTACGCTAGTTTAAATAATAATATACCTCAATCTTTTGCTGAAAGTAATTTTAATAACATATACACTGAAGTAAAAGACTATGAAAACATCATAACAGGATATCATTCTCCTACCTCACCTGAAAATGATGAAAGATTTAAATTTTTACAACCAGGTGACCAATTTCCTATTAGTGATACAACTCCACCAAAAGTTAAAAGAATTGGAGGATATAGATATAATAGATTCATAATTAATTCATCTAAACTAAAAGAATTAACCACTGGGTTAGATGAAAAAATTATAACTTTTAGCATAACATGCTTTAAACCTCCAGGAACTGAAAATTATAAAGATTTTTGGGGAGTTAATAAATGTCATGAAGGAGTTGGAGCTTTTAAATTATATAAAATAAAACCACAAAATAATTCATTTGTAGTTACATATGCTTCTGAAACATTAAAAGGTAAAACACCATCAAATAGAGATGAGACAATATGGTTATTTAAATATGATGTATGTAAAGATAAAATAATTGAAACTAACCCAGATGTATTTTCAACTAACGCTCTTAGCTTAATTAAATCCGATAGTTAATATTATTCTACCCATTTATAATTAACTTCATCATATGGGTAACGACTAAACGCATTTCTTGTAAAAACAATTCGATGGATATAACCAGTATGAATATTCTGAACATCAATTCGCATATAAACATCATTATGATTATACATTAATGAATCAGCAACATGTTTGTAGTCTTTATTTTTAAAAACTAATGAGTCAATACCTTTAAATTCAATTTTAATTGTATCTTCATAATTAATTAAATCTACAATATCTTGACCACAATTAGGTTTATGTTTAAAAACAGTACATGATTGAATTAAAAATGCTGCGAATCCTAAAATAATTAACTTTTTCATAACCTTTATTTATACCTAAATATAATAAACATAACTTGGAAAGCCAAACACAATTTCATATATTTCGCATATTTATTGTAAATAACCAAACATGAGTACACCTATATATAAAGTTAGTGATGGTAGTGTGATCACATTTAGTACTCGTGGTCCTTTAAGATCAGCTATTTTAACTAAATCTAATGGAGAAGTAATTAAAGGTAGAGAATGGATGTCTAGTGCTATTGACTATCCTGGTATAGCTGAGGAAATATTGCTAGCTAATAATATAGTTGATTACAACGCTGGAGGAGCACCATTACCGTATACTGTTGAGGGAGGACAAGACTCATCTACTCAAAATTCTAAAGGAAATAATATTGTTTATGAGATTCCTAGAAAAGCAATGTCTGAAGCAACAGACGAAACAGCTTTAAACACAGCCAAAACTAACAAAGAAATACTATCTCAAGATAATAAAGCTCTAAACAAAACATTAAACGCTGAATTACCACCTGAAGTTAAATTTTCTAATTTTGTTAATAGTCAAAAAGTAACTATTAAAAAAAGATTAATCCCATTTATTATAGGTTTAATAACTCCATTTGCACCACAAGTTATTCCTTTAGTAATCTCTAATTTAGGTATAAGTGAAGATTCAACTTTAGATTCTGTTAAAGCAAATGCCCAAGATAAAACCAACCAAGCTAAAAATGCAGCAGATGGAGCTAAAGAAACAGCTAAAGATAAAGAAGCTTTAAAAGCAGCAGCAGCTGGAGCAGCGGGTGCTGGAGCAGCTTTTATACTAGGGAAAATTACTAAAGATCAATTGATAGATTTAATAGATTGCCCATCATCATCAAAAATACAATCTGTTATTAAGTTACGAGCTTCATTAGTTACTCAAATAAATGGAATGTATGATACAATTAAAAAAACAGCCACAATATTAGGAATAACAGCCACAGTTATATCTGCTATACAGCTTGCAATAAACTTAGCTGAATCTAACCCATACCCAGCAACAGGTGTACCTCCTTTAGGACTACCCCCAATGACTGCAGGACTTCAAGCTAAAATATCTTCATTTATAGCTAAAATAAAAAATGAAATAGTAGTTAATGAAAAAACAATTACCACTGTAAATATAACAATAGCATCATTTGCAACATTTTTAGGAATAATTTTAAAATTTTTAGATATATTAGATGTTATATTAGAACATTGTTCTGGGAGCCAAAATATGGATTTAGAACAAATTAATGCTGAAATTAATGCTTTAGCTAATCCTACAGTAGTAGCTACTCAAAATGAAAATACTAATACTTATAAAGGATTTACTTTAGGAGTGAAAATTGATGAAAAAAATGAAAGTAAATATATTAGACGCTATGCTGTAGCTCAAAATAAGCAAGGTGTAGATGTACTAAGAACTGACTCTTCATTTGCTTCAGACCCATCAGTGTTAATATCTCAATTAAAATTCATAATAGATACAACTCCTAATATAACAACTGAATAATCAAATATTTATAATCATATGAAAATCGACGGACTAAAAAAATTAATTAAAGAAGCAGTACGTGAAGCAATTCAAGAGGAAATTAAAGATATCCTTCTTGAAGCAGTTAAATCACCTAAAACAGTAATACAGGAAACTTATACTCCCGTTCCTACCTATCAACAATCTTCTCCTGTAAATCATGATCTTAAACGTAATTTACGAAGTATGATTGGAGGTGAATTTGATGCTACAATTACTGCAAACTCATCTCATGCTCAACCTGCTTACACACCTCCACCAATTAACACAATGGGTGAAGGATCAAGTCTCCCAGGCGGTGAAGTAGGTTTAGATCAAATAATGGGACTAATGAATAGTAAATAATGGCATATAGAATAGAAAATAATAATCCATTAGATCTTGATTATCAACTAGCTATTGGGGTAAGTCTACCATTTGTTGGTTCAATAATTAGTGGTTCAGATGCTGTATTTAGTTCAACATACACTACTACAGAACAATTAAGATCAGATGTTATTAATTATATGTTAACTAATAAAGGTGAACGTGTTCTTAATCCAAATTATGGTAGTGATTTAAGAAGATTTATATTTCAAAATACAACTGAAGTAAATTTAAATAATCTTAAATTACAAATTATAGAAGGATTAAAAGCAAATTTTCCACAAATCACTACAAATAGTGTAATTATTAATCCAAATTATGATGTTAACTCAATTAATATTATTATTGATTATTCATTTGCTGGTAACAAAAATTCTATAGATATAACTTTATAACATGGCTGAAAATATTGACATTAAATACATTAATAAGGATTTTAGTGAATTCAAAAATACATTAACTGAATTTGCTAAAACTTATTTCCCTTCAACTTACGCTAATTTTACTCCTAGTTCCCCTGGTACTATGTTTCTTGAAATGTCAGCTTATGTTGGTGACGTATTATCTTTTTATCTTGATAATCAAATTCAAGAGAATTTTATCCAATATGCTAGACAGCAAAATAATATATATTCATTAGCATATATGTTAGGTTATACTCCAAAAGTCACTGGAGCAGCTACAGTTGATATTGATGTATACCAACAAATCCCATCTATATTATCAGGAACAAATTATACTCCTGATTATAATTATGCTGTTCAATTACTTGAAAACACTCAAATTAACTCATCTTTAACTCAAAATACTTCATTTTTGATGCAAGACTCAGTTGATTTTTCATTCTCTAGTTCACAAGACCCTACAACTGTAACTATTTATCAAACAACTGGAAATAATATTGATTATTTCCTTTTAAAGAAAACTAGAAAAGCTATATCAGCTGAAATTAAAACAACAACATTCTCTTTTGGATCTGTAGAAAAATATCCAACAATAGAAATAGAAGATTCTAATATAATTAAAATATTAGATATAACTGATAGTGACGGAAATAAATGGTATGAAGTACCATATTTAGCTCAAGAAATGGTATATGATACTATTAAAAATACTAATATAAACAATCCTAACCTCTCAGTTAATCAAAGTGATGTTCCATTTCTTCTTCAACTTAAAAAAATACCTCGTAGATTTGTAACTAGATTTATGACTCCAACAACACTTCAAATCCAATTTGGAGCAGGTACTAATACTCAAAATATAGATGAAGAAATTACTCCTAACCCTAATAATATAGGTTTAGGTTTACCATATAAAAGATCATTATTAACAACAGCATTCTCTCCATCTAACTTTTTATACACTGATACTTATGGTATAGCTCCTAATAATACTACTTTAACAGTAAGGTATTTAATTGGTGGTGGGATTACATCTAATGTAGCTTCTGGTGTATTAAATGTTATAACCAATAAAAATAATATTAAGGTAAATAATGGACTAGACGCTACTTTAGCACAATATGTTTTTAATTCTGTAGCTACAAATAATCCATCAGCAGCTAATGGTGGTTCACCTGGAGATACAATTGAACAAATAAGATTAAATTCTCTAGTTAGTTTTACATCCCAACAAAGAAGTGTCACATTAGATGATTATTTAGTTAGGGCTATGAGTTTACCCCCAGATTATGGCTCAATATCAAAAGCATATATTGAAACTCAAAAAATATCATCTCTCCTCCCAGGAGAAACTCCATCTGTTTTAGATTTATATGTTTTATCTTATGATGTTAATGGGAATCTAACCCAAGCATCACCAGCGCTAAAACAAAATCTTTCTACATATATCTCACAAAATAGAGTAATAAATGACTCTATTAAAATTAAAGACGCATTTATTATTAATATAGGTGTAGATTTTAATATTACTGTCTACCCTCAATATAATAGTAATGAAGTTATATTTAATTGTATTACTCAACTAAAACAATTTTTTAATTTAAATAATTGGCAAATAAATGAACCTATTATATTAAAAGATATTTATTTACTTTTAGATAAAATAGAAGGAGTTCAAACAGTTAAAAATGTAGCTATAGTTAATAAAACTGGAGCAATATTAGGATACTCAGAATATGCTTATGACATAGCAGGTGCTACTCAAAATAATGTTGTATATCCAAGTTTAGACCCAATGATATTTGAAGTTAAATACCCTAATGTTGATATTAAAGGTAAAGTTGTATCCTTTTAATAAATTATATTTATAACAAATGGCTATATACAAATTATTCCCTTCACAAGACGCTACAATATATTCTAGATATCCTAATAAAAATGCAGGATTAAATGAAATATTATCTGTAAGTATTGAGGATGCTCAAGATAGTGGTAACACACAAGCTGCTAGAACTTTAATCCAATTTTCATCCACTGAAATAGCTGATGTAATTAATAATAAAATAAGTGGGTCAGTTTGGAGTGCTTCATTAAAAGGATTTATATCTGAAGTTAATGGATTAAACTCAGACACTACTTTAGAAATATACGCTGTGACTGGTTCTTGGAACATGGGTACAGGAAAATATTCTTACTCCCCAGAATATACTAATGGAGTAAGTTGGTATAATAGATTATCTTCTGGTAGTGGTGCTTGGAGAACAACGGGATTCCCTGTTGGAATAACAGGATCATATGGTTCCGTGAGTGGTGGAGGTAATTGGTATACTTCATCTTATACGCAGTCATTTTCATACTATGATGATAAAGATATAAACGTAGATGTTACACCTATAGTTAGAAGTTGGTACTCAGGTTCAATAGCTAATAATGGATTTATTATTAAACAAGCTGCTGAGTTTGTAAACAATCTTTTATATAATATTAATTTAGATTATTTTTCAAGAGATACCCATACTATATATCCTCCTCAATTAGAAATAAAATGGAGAGACTATTCATTTAGTACTGGTTCTTTAACTGAAATAAATGTCTTCCCTGCTACTATAGCGGTAGACAATAACCCAGGTATTTTTTATCCTGATAGTGATAATATTTTTAGAGTAAACAGTAGACCTGAATATCCTAATAGAGTATTTGCTACTGCCTCATATTTCACTCAAAATTATTATTTACCTACAGCATCATATTACGCTATTAAAGATTTATATACTAATGAGTATGTGATTGATTTTGATAACCAATTTACTCAATTAAGTGTAGATGCTAATGGAAGTTATTTTAAGCTTTACATGAACGGCTTGGAACCAGAACGATTCTATAGTATATTGATCAAGACCACTATAAATGGTAGTACAATAATATTTGATGATAATTATTATTTTAAAGTAATAAATGGCTAATTATAATTTAAATAAAACAGTTTATAATAGAAGAGAATATACTAACGTTATTGATACTTCTTTTACACAGTTACAACTTCCACCACCACCAGTTGAAGATACTATAACTGTAGAACAATTTTTTGGGTATTATAATAAAATATTTTATGATATTCCTGCTGAAGGGAATATAAATTCACATGAATATTTAGTTAAAACAAGTGGAGATTATATAAATGTTGCTATTCCAAATGATGAAACTCAACTTTTATTAGATGAAATATCATCATTAAGACAACAACTGTTAGCAGCTAACCAACAAGTTTTAAATCTTCAATTTTCATCTAGCTTAAATATAAAATAATGGCTGTAACTATATCCCAAATATTTTCTTCTTCTCCTTATTCTTCACAAGATGAAAGATTAATTAACCCAACTCAAATTGAGGCTACATTTAATCCATCTACTGATTATATTGAGTATGTAATTTCTACAAAGAATAATTCATTTCAAACTGTAGATTATAACTATAATGCTTTTTCATTTCCAATAGATGGGACAGTTGTATCAAATAATATTAGTTCTATAGAAATAAATCCTGAAGTTGATTTAAGTAATAGAGGAATTACATCTGGAGACTATAACACATATTATAACTTTTACAGGAATGAATTATTAACTAATTCTATAAATAAAGGCCTTTTTATAAAAAGTATATCAGCTGATAGAACTGAGTTAGTTGTTAAATATACTTCACCATCAATAGATCCTGTTCTTATAGTTAATAATTTTACTAATAATACTTCTTTTTATTTTAGTGATTTTTATTTAAATTTTGGTAACAATATATTATTAGTAGCTAACAACATACAAGTTAATCCTACTACAAATGATATATTAATTAATTTATATAATCCTCTTCCATCTAATATTAGCACCAACTCAGATTTTTGGGTTGTAACTAAAATAGCTAATTCTTTAGCTTTTAATATAATTTACACACCTGAACCTTTTACTCCTCCTGTAGTCACATTTGGTATAAAAGGCCCAAATTTTAATGTTAATATACAGGATAGACTAAATAACTCAACTGATTATACAAATTATAATTTATTATTATCTAATACTCTTACTTCATCTGTAAACCAAATTAAAAGTATATTAGAAGAAAAAGCAATTGATATTAGCCTTGATTACACTGATTTTTCTAATTTCATACATTTTTCTTCAGCTGAAACTAGATTAGATAATTTTTACTATAAAGTAAAACAAATAGAAACCTATAATAATGAATTAAATTTATTATCTAGTGTTACATCATCATTAACAAGTTCTGTTATTATTAAAAATAAAATAACAGATATAATACAAAATTTTGATGGATACGAATATTATATGTACTATGAATCAGGATCATATACATGGCCTAAATCTAATAATAAAGTACCTTATACTTTATATTCAACAGGTAGTACTCAAGTTTTAAACTGGTTAGGTAGTTCTGATTATACATCTCCTTACTATGGGGGAAGATTACTTAGTGCATCTATATATGATAGAAATAATCAAGATTATTTATACTATACTATACCTGAATATATACGTGATGATGAAAGAAATTCACCATATTATTCTTTTGTACAATTAGTAGGACAACATTATGATTACTTATGGACATATTATAAAGATGTTACTAACCATTATAATGCTGATAATAGATTAGATTATGGTATTTCAAAAGATTTAGTAGCTGAGGCATTAAAGTCATTTGGAGTTAAATTATATCAAAATAATTTTACTACTAGTGATTTATTTAACGCCTTCACTGGATTTAACTCAGGAAGTACAGGTATAAATCTAAATCCAACAGGATCAGATTTAATTACAAACTATATAACTGCTTCATATGAAGCATCTGTTACACCAATAGATGATTTAAATAAAGAAATATATAAACGTATTTATCATAACTTACCTTATTTAGCTAAAACTAAGGGTACTATACCTGGTTTACGAGCGTTAATAAATTGTTTTGGTGTACCTGATACTATTTTAAGAATTAGTGAGTTTGGAGGTAGAGACAAAGATACTTCTACTTATGATTATTTTGACCAACAATTTAATTACGCTGCTGAGGCAAGTGCATCATCATTAATTATTACCCCATGGCTTTTAAATACAGCGTGGAGTGCTAGTATTAATAATTTTAAAGCATCATCAATACAATTTAGATTCAAAACTAGTGATTTTGACACAGGATCTAATTACCAAATTTGGAGTCTAAATACAGGACCAACTACTCCACCTTCATCTTCATTAGTTCTTAGATATAGTGGATCAGGTTTAACCTCAGGTTCATATAGTGGATCATCAGTAAATCCTTATTACCAACATGCTTATTTAACATTTTACCCTAAAGTAAATGATATTGTAAATACAGCAAGTGTATACTTACCATTTTTTGATCATGGGTGGTGGTCAGTTATGATTAATAAGTTTCAAGATACTTATACATTATATGCTAGTAATAAACTTTATTATGATGGGTATGATGGTAACCAAATAGGATATTTAGCTTCTTCATCAGTTGTATTAGCTAACACATCATGGACTGGGAGTAGTAGTGTATCAGTATTCGTATCTTCTTCTTCAAGTATAGGAGGAACAACATATAATAGATTCACAGGTTCATTACAAGAAATAAGATATTGGATCAAAACAGGAAGTGTAGATTCATTTAAAGATTATGTGATGAATCCTCAATCTATAGATTATTCTGGAGAGATTTTATATGATGATTATTTAGCATTTAGATTACCTTTAGGAGGAGATTTATATACTGGATCACAATCTGTACATCCTAGAATAACAGGTTCTTGGGCTCAAACAGCTTCATTTATAGCATCTAATGACGCTACATTAACTAATGTTACTTTTAAACCAAATATTGAAGCACGATTTTTAAATTCACCAGTAATAGGTTTAAAAGGTAGAGTAACAGACAAAATACAAATTGTATCATCTAGTTTACCTACAGGAAGTGTATTATCACAATATACTTCTATAGAACAATATTATCCATCATTAGGTAGTGAATCACCTGATGTCAACATGTTAGAGGTAGCATTTTCACCTCAAAACGAAGTTAACGATGATATTATTGATTCATTAGGATACTTTAATATAGGTGAATATATTGGTGACCCAAGACAAGTATCTTCATCTGCTACTTCATATCCTGATTTAAACACTTTAAGTAATAATTTCTTCCAAAAGTATTTTGATACTTACGATTTAACTGATTATGTAAGATTAATTAAATATTTTGATAACTCATTATTTAAAATGATTAAGGATTTTGTTCCTGCAAGAACAAGTCTTACAACTGGTGTAGTTATCAAACAACATATTTTAGAAAGAAATAAATACCCACAACCACAAGTTTATGATACTCAATATCAAAACTCAACTACTTATTCTTCAAGTTTAGGTTTAAGTAGTTCATTTAATTATGGGGAGGATTTAACATATGAAGGTGTTATTGATACTGCTTTTATAAGTGGTAGTACTGGGGGAACATTTAATAATTTTAATAATTTAAACTTCACTCAATCTTGGATACAAACTTATGATGGACCAACAGGCATATCTTATATCTCTCATTCATCACAAGATGAGTTTTATAATGGGGAATTACCTGGAACTGAGTTTGTAGTAACAAATGGTGAATTAAATCCAAATAATGAATTTAAGTATCCTTCAACCACACAAAATTTATATACTCCTACATTGTATATAAGTACTATAACATCTTTAGAGAATTTTTTAAATATTAATACTTCACCAAACCAAGGAGAGATATATTTATGGTTTGATACAGGTAGTACACTCTCCCCAGTAGGCCCAGGTGTACCAACTGGAGGTGGAGGAAATATAGGTTAAAACTAAATAAAATTATATGCCAACATACGGTACAACCTTTAATGAAGGTGTAAAATATTTAAAAATTAATAAGTTTGATACTAATGGTACAGATAAGTCTGATTACCTAGCTCAAATGACTTCAATTCGAATCAACCACCCAGATATTGGGGTTAAACAATATAATATAGCAACAACACAAGTTCAAAATGATTATTTTATATTTGGTTTAACATCACCACAACCATTTACTTCATCATTAGGAGATATAAATGATTATAGTTTTTTAGCTACCTCAGCTAGTAGTTTTACTTCTCCTGATGGTGGTGGGGTAGGCACAGCATCTGATATCTACAATAAGAGAGTAACATCTTTTGGTTCAATAAGTGGAAATACCTTAGGATTCATGACTGCATCTCTAGGCTCATACCTATCAGGCCAAACACCTAATAAATTTATTAAAGTACAAATAAGTGGAAGTGGCACCACTACCGCTGTAGCTAATGGATTTTCTATAGTTAAGAATGAAAATGTTGAGTTTAATGATTCAAATTATTTAACAGCTGTTAATAGTTGGGCTGGAGGTAATTTTGATTTTACATTGTATCTTACATCCTCATTTCAAATTTTAGAAAATGACCAAATAGGATTTGTAACTACTTCTTTAATTGGAGCAACTACTATAACTAAATTTTATGTTAGTATGTCTTTATATGATGCTACCCCATTTAATGCTTCACCATCATTAATATTATACGACCCAGACTCTATTAATTTTGATTATAATGATTATAACCCATTATTAGATAATGCTGAGACTCCTCAATACTCAACTACATGGATGGATGTAGATTATTCTCAAAATCCCTTGGTCCCTATTAACTTTGGCCTTATCATATCAGGAACAGCTGATAGAGCATTTGTCCAAGATTCAAATTATAGTTCAAAAGCTTGGTCTAATTTAAGATACAACGGCAGCAGAACAAATTCATATAGAACAATATAACATGTCAGATAATTTATATAGTGCAAATATTCAAGGAGATTTTAATGACCCTACTACCGATGATAGTGGATATGGTTCACTCCCAGCAGCTGAAAAAAATCAAACTTATTTTGCTTATTTTAGTAGTATAGGAGGAACAGGTCCTGAACTTATAGATCAAACAGCTTACTTTGTAAAGTATTTAATTGATGCTCAAGGTAATGTGGTTACTCCCCAACCAAATTCTATTGATGTATTAAATTTACTACAAAATTTTGAAGCAGGAAAACAAGTTAATGTTACTAGTTTAGAAGGTACTACATTATTTGGATCATTATTAGGAACTAAAACTGTAACTGACATAGGAAGAATAGATACTGTTCTAACCACAGAAACCGGATCTGGAAGAATAGATTATTTAAGAACAATGAGTTTTTATCAAGGTGGAACCACATCACAAATATCTTTTACCCCAAATTATACTTTCACAGCTGTAAGATCTTCAAACACAACTATTACCAGTACAACATGGACTGACCTTCCATTTGCAACTGAATTATTAGATCCTTCAGGTAGTTATAATCCATCTACATACACATATTCTTTTAGTACTAACACATATGATTATAGTACTAAAGTAGCTTTTAAAGCTAGTGTGTTGTTATTTAATCTCAGTGACCAAGAAGAATTTTACTTACAAATAATAAAATCTAATGATAATTTTGTGACATCTCAATCTTTAGATTTAGAAATATTACCAACTCCTTCAAATTTAACTTTACCTAGTATACAAGTAATATCATCTGATTCTGAAGGTAAATTTTATATAGCTAGAGGAACAGGTACTTTTTTATTCCCATCAGCATGCGTAAATATTGTTGGAACATTTCCACAAGTATTTGAAAGTGGTTCTCAAATAAAAGTAAGATATAAACTAGGAGGAAACCCAGGCATTACTCCTAGCGCTACAATATTAGGATCAAATGATAATAATACAAATACTTCATTTATTGCTACAACCAATTATTCTAATGATTTATTATTAACATCTTCATATTGGTTAGGTGCTGTAAATTATCCTACATCATCTAATAATGTCCAATATTTAATTGCTACCTTACCATTTTCAAGTATATTAAATTCTCAAAATGATTACATCCAAATAACACCTACAGCATCTTTATCATTAGGATTTAATAATATAACATCTTTAGCTCATATTCGACCTGGAGATTATATTAGATTTGAATATGATAAAACAAAACAATCTAAAGTATATAATGTTAGTTCATTTACTGGAGGATATATCTACTTAGAAATAAGCCCACCAATACCATCAGGATCTATTTTAGATCATTTTACTGTATATAGGATAAATCCAAATGCTGGTAATCAAATAATATTAGATGTACCTAAACCTACAGGTACAACTGGTCAACCACTAACTGGTTTTATTAAACCACAATATATGACTAAAGAATTAGAAGATAATTTTACAACTATAGTTCAAAAACTTGCCGCAGAAGGTACAATATAATAATATTTATAATAAATTAAAATAAAAAATGGGATATTTAAATAACCAAATAGTAACAGTTGACGCTATTTTAACTAAAAAAGGTAGAGAGTTATTAGCTAAAAATGACGGCTCATTCCGTATCACTCAATTCTCACTATCAGATGATGAAATTGATTACACATTGTTCAACCCAACCAATCCTTCAGGATCAGCGTATTATGGTCAAGCAATTGAAGGTATGCCTTTATTAGAAGCATTTTCAGATGAAACTCAAATAATGAAGTATCAACTCACTACATTACCTCGTGGTACAGCTAAAATGCCTATTCTTAATATTGGTTATACTAACATAGTATTAAAACAAGGTGCTTCATTATCAATTACACCTCAAACATTAAATTATTTAGGTGGATCTCAAACATATGAAACATCTGGTTATAATTTTACTATAGGTGATGTTAGAACAATGAGTGTATTTAATGGAGTAGGTGTTAATACTAATTCATCTACTGCTTTAAACTCAACAACTACCCTTGGAACTAACGTATCTAAAACAGTAATTGGTACTACATTGAATATGACTGGAACTACTATTAATTCATTATTTGGTTCACAAACCCAATTACAAACAGTATTAATTATAACTGGTAGAGATAGTGGAGCAAGAGTAACTATTCCAATTACTATAACAAAAGTTAGCTAATAAAATATTATAAAAAATGTCATATAAAGCCTTAGACCCTCAAGATTTCTTAGTTAGTGCTGATACTATAACAGCTCCATGTTGGACTGGTAATGCTAATCCTATAACTGCTCTATACACATCATCTGTTCAAGCAGTTGGAACATCAGGTAATTATTACTTAAATGTATATAACACTAATCCTTTAACAGATGTTTCATCTGAAATACAATTTAATATAGCATATGGTAACATATTTGGATCTGGTTCATTATTATATGATGCTGGTATAAATGGATTATCTCCTTCTAGAACAATATATGGTCAATTCCGTAATTTAATTTATGGAGATGAAAACACTCAATTTTCATTCTCATCAGTTACTCCATCACAACAAGATTTCTATTCTATAACAATTGATAGAGCAAGATTTAAAGAATCATTATTCCCAGGATCATTAAACCTAACATTATATTCTTCTTCTAAATCAATTACTTTAACAGATAATAGTTTAGATACAACTACTATTACATATTGTGATGCAGGTCGAGTATTCCAAATAGTATCAGGAAGTTATGGAACAGCTGTATCAACAGCAAATAGTGCTTTAGGAGCAGTAAGTAATGGTATGACTATCTCAGGATCATATGGTTTATTTTTACCAGATATTGGAACTATTATATTAAATGCATCTGCTTTAGATTTACCACATGCTAGTGGAGGTATTGCTTTAAACACAGTAAGAACATCAAATGTTAACGCTGCAAACCCAGCTCGTTTATTCTCAACAGGTAGTGGAACAAGAGGACTAACTACAGGATCTATAACAAGCAGTTTCTCATTAAATAGTAATGAAACAATAACTTCAGATTTTGTATTTTGTAGAGCAAGAAATGCTGAATTTAACTACACTGAAAATCCAAGTTTTATATCGGGTAGCACAGGAGCTGTACTATATGATTTATTTATTAATAGTCCAACTACTTATATCACAACAGTAGGAATGTATAATGATTCAAATGAATTATTAGCAGTAGCTAAATTATCTAAACCACTTAAGAAAGATTTTACAAAAGAGGCATTAATACGTGTTAAATTAGACTTTTAATGAATGAGTGCTTACAAACAATTTCTAAGCACGGATGTCATTGTATCTCCGTTAGTTGTTAACAAAAGTTTTTCTTTTGAGGGTACTGCGTCTTTAATTAATGCTGGGGTTATTGAATTAACAGGAATAAATTTTAATAAAAGTTCCTCTAACTTCTTTATTTCTGCTTCTTACATAAACCCAGCAGTAAGTTCTTCAATATCTATGGGAGGGTTATATAATTCTGTAAAACAGTTATATTATACTAATTATATCCCTAACCCAATTAGTGGTTCACCTTATGTTACTAATTATCTAGGACAAGTAGTTGAAGATGATTCTAGAACTAATGTTTATAGTAGATTTTATAATTATGAATCTACAACATTATTCCAAACTAATTCATTTGGGTATACTTCTAACTATGGATTTAGTAGATATTTTGATTTAGCTGGTTTTGTTATGTTATCTATACCTAGAGATTTATTTGGAGATTATATAAACCCAAATACTTTCTATTTAAGACTAGAACAAGCACCCGCAACCCCAGGAGAGTTTATTACAGTTACAGATAATGGAGAAGGAATATTAATATCTAGCTCTCTAGCTATAGGAATTATAAACTATAGTCATGGCACTATAATATTTCCATATAATATGGGGATAAATATAGATGAATGTTTATTCCAAGATAATAATGTTACTTGCAGTTTCCAAAGTTCAAGAACAATATATGAGACACAATACAAATGTACTATTAGACCTGAGGAATTTAATTTTAGTTTAAATCCATCATTAATATCAGGTTCTACAGAAGGTACAGTTTATAATTTTGTAACAGGTTCATATTTTAGTCCATATGTCACAACTGTAGGATTTTATAATGAAGCTCAAGAGTTATTAATGGTAGCCAAATTAGGTCAACCATTACCAACAAGTCGAACAACTGACACAACAATATTAGTTAATATAGATAAATAAGATTATGATAAATTGGTTATATAAAGGTAATAAAATTGAAAATATAGAAGACTTTGGTGAACAAACTCCATTTGGGTTTGTTTATCTTATTTCTAATACTATTGATGGTAGAATATACATTGGTAAAAAATTCTTACAACATAAAAAGACTAAAAAACTAGGTAAGAAAGCTATAGCTGAACAAACTGGTCCTGGCCGTAAGAAAACTAAAGAAGTATCATACGCTGAATCAGATTGGAAAACATATTGGGGTAGTTGTAAACCATTACTAGAAGATGTATCACGTTTAGGTGAAGACAAATTTTATAGAGAAATACTAGACCTAGCATGGACATCAAAACATCTATCATACCTCGAAGCTAAATATCAGTTTGTGACTGGATGTTTAGAAACAAATAGCTATAATGATAATATACAAGGACGATATTTTAAGAAAGATTTGGCGACTCCAAGTCCTATTGATATATTGTAAGTATGGTAAATCAAGCTTTAGTAGCAACAATAAATTCTGTTTTAGGTACTGGTAAGTCTACCTCTAAAGGTAATTTTGCTTACCATTGTCCATTCTGTAATCATCATAAGCCTAAACTTGAAGTTAATTTATCTGAGAATGAAAAAGGTGAACATCCATGGCATTGTTGGGTGTGTGATAAAAGAGGTAAAAGCTTAGTTAAACTATTTAAGTTAATAGAGGTAACTGCTGAAAAAATAAATGAACTAAAATCACTAGTAAAATACACATCAGGTGTAGAAACAGTAGTAGTTGATAAAAAAGTAGAATTACCTAAAGAATTTAAACCACTGTCAAACCAATATAATAGCATCGCATATAAGCACGCAATCAGCTATTTAAAACGCAGACAAGTTACATCTAACGACATTATTAAATACAATATAGGTTATTGTGAATCTGGCCAATATAACAACTGTATTGTAGTACCATCATATGATAAAGATGGAATTTTAAATTATTTTACTGCTCGTAGTTTTGATAAAAACTCATCTATAAAATATAAAAACCCAGATGTATCTCGCGATATAATACCGTTTGAGTTGTTTATTAACTGGAATATACCAATTATATTATGTGAAGGACCATTTGATGCACTTGCTATTAAACGTAATGTTATCCCACTGTTAGGTAAAAATATCCAACAAAACTTAAGAAAAAAATTAGTTACTTCTAAAGTACAAAAAATATATATAGCATTAGATAAAGATGCTATTAAACAGGCTCTATCATTCTGTGAGGAGCTGATCAATGAAGGTAAAGAAGTATATTTGGTAGATATGCAAGATAAAGATCCTGGTGAAATGGGATTTGAAAATTTTACAAATCTAATCCAACATACTGTTCCATTAACATTCTCAAGTCTATTTGAGAAAAAACTCCAATTAGTATGAGCAAAATAAAGCACTCGTATAAACGTATATTAGAAATTTCTGATGACCATAAACAAATAACACTACCAGATTCTAGATACTATAGAAGAAATAGTGATTATTACCCATCTGTTACTTATGTATTAGGTACTTACCCTAAAGGTAAACATTTTGAAGATTGGTTAAAGAAAGTAGGTTATGCATCAGAATATATAGTTAAGAAAGCAGCTGAAGATGGTACTCAAACTCATGAAATGATTGAGGAATACTTAAACGGTGAAGAATTAACATTTTTAAGTTCATATGGTGTACCACAATATGATCCAAATGTTTGGATTATGTTCTTACGTTTTGTAGACTTTTGGGAAACATACAAACCTAAATTAATAGAAACAGAAGTACATTTATTTTCAGATGAATTAAAAGTAGCTGGTACATGTGATTTAGTTTGCGAAATTGATGGTGAGTTATGGATTATTGACTTTAAGACATCTAACCATTTACAAACAGTATATGAATTGCAAACAGCTGTTTACAAACAATGTTACAAAGAATGCTATGGTTTAGAAGCTGATCACGCTGCTGTATTATGGTTGAAATCATCTAAACGTAAGGCTAGTAAAGAAAAAATGCAAGGTAAAGGATGGGAAATAGCTGGATCAGAACGTACATTTGAAGAAAATTTAGAAATATTTAAAACAGTACGTAAGTTATTTGATCTTGAAAATCCTAAATCAGCACCTATATTTGAGTCGTTTAGAACTACCGCAAAACGAGAAGACTTGTAATATTTATGATAAAATGTTTGGCTTTGCCAAATTTTTTTATTATATTTAGCAAGATGATAAAACTAACGGATCTATTAAAAGAAGTACAAAATAAACCAAAAGCCATCATAATGGCTGGAGGAGCGTCAGTAGGTAAATCAACAATATTAAAAACAATTGAGTCACAATTAAGTGGATTTGAAAATCTAAATGCTGACAAATATGTAGAAGATAAAGACTCACCTATGTTTGGTAATTTATCAGCCGCATCAACTCAAATAAGAAAAAGAGATTTACCAAGCGCTATAGAAGCTAAACGTAATTTAATTTACGATACTACTGCTTCTAATTTATCTACCCTTCAACCAACATTAGATATGTTAAATGAAGGTGGATATGATGTAATGATGATAATGGTTTATGCTCATCCTATAGTATCATTCTTAAGAAACTATAAGCGCGAACGTAAAGTACCAGCAGCCGGTGTTTTAGGTACTTGGGGTAATGTTTACAACTTATTAGATGAATACAAAAATATATTTGGAGACAATTTTGTTTTAGTAAATACACCATCAGGACCAGAAGAAGCAACAGAAATTGCTAATTTCGAAAAAGCATATCAAGATGGTACTTTAAAAGAATATTTCGACAACTTATTATCTACAGGTCAATTCACATCTTCATTCAGAAAAGATGACACAGATTTATCACCTGAAGAGAAAGAAAAGAGAGAAAAGTCAAGAGAAAAAACAAAACAACAACTTTATCAAAATATCGATAAAATAGCTAATACTTACGGGGATATTCAATCTAAATTAAATCCTATAGATAGTAAGCAATTACCTACTATTGTTAATAATTTTATTAAATGAACTCATTAGTTAAATCACTTATATTACCATTTTTAACTGAGGTTGATTCTTTAGGTGAAGGAAAAACTGTAGGTTTGTTTGGTGGTGGGTTTCAACCACCAACTAAGGGTCATTTTGAGGTAGTTAAACAAGCTATAGAAAAATATAATCCAAACAAATTTATTATATTTGTTGGAACAGGAGGTGGAAGATCAAACATTACTCAAGATCAATCATTAGCAATTTGGAACATATATAAAAAATACTTACCAGATAATGTTAAAATTGAAGCATCACCTAATCCTGTATCTTCAATTTATAGATACACTAAAGAACATCCATTTGAAGATATTAAATGGTTTTTAGGATCTAGACAAGGTAGCAACCAAGATTTTGAAGATTTTGAAAAACGTTCTAAAGCAACAGATACTCGTGATAATTTAGAAGCAATTAATATTGTTACTGCTAATGATGTTAGTGGTACTAAAGCTAGACAAGTATTAACAGATAAAGAATCATTATTTAATTACCTACCAGATGAATTAGAACCTAAAGAACAAGATGAAGTATTTAATATACTTAATCCAATGTCTGAGAGTGAAGAAATAACAACTTGGGTTGAAGAATCTATAGAAGGTGATAGTATAGTTTGTGATGGTTGTGGTTGGACTTGGAAAATAAAAGATGGTGGTAATGATTTATTTATGTGTCATAAATGTGGACATGATAATACACCTAAAAAAGAAACAAATAATTTCTTTGAGCCACTCCAAAATAAACAGTTAGACATAAACATATCATCAGAACCTACTAAAGTAGATTATTATAAAAATTATTATAAAAATCTATCACCATCAGGTTTTAAAGTTGATAAAGATAAAGATAAAATAGTAATATCTAACATTAGTAAAAAAGGTCTAGAACATGACACTGATTTTATAGAAAAATTAGTATCATTAACAAGCTATATGATTGGTCATATTAATATTGAACCATTACCTGATGTTAATTTTGTTGATGATGATACTAAGAACGCTGATGATTTCTTCGGCAAAACAGCGTATTATAACCCAAATGACAAGTCAATCACGTTATACACACTAAAACGTCATCCTAAAGATATATTGCGCTCTTTTGCTCATGAAATGGTACATCATAAACAAAATCTTGAAGGAAAGTTACAAAATATAGAAGGACATAACATAAATGAAGACGATTATTTAAAAGAATTAGAACGTGAAGCGTATGAATATGGTAATGGTTTATTATTTAGAGGTTGGGAAAATTCAATAAAAGGAAATGATTAAATTAAAAGAGTTATTAGAAGAAGTTGAAAACAACAAGTATACTATCTATTGTGATTTAGATGGTGTGTTAGTTGATTTTGAAAAAGGTTATGAAGAAGCAACAGGCAAACCAATGTCTGCTGCAGGTGAAGGAGCAGAATTTTGGGAACCAATACATAAAATGGGAGCTTCATTTTGGATTAAATTAAAATGGTTACCTGATGGACAAACATTATGGAATTATATTAAACCATTTAACCCAACATTATTATCAGCACCCTCACAAGAAGAGTCATCTAGAATAGGTAAACGAGTATGGAAGAAAAATAACTTACCTGATGCTAAAATGATTTTGACACCAGCTAAGTTTAAACAAAAATATGCTGGGGAGAATAAAATACTTATTGATGATATGGAAAAAAATATTCAACAATGGAGAGACAAAGGTGGAATAGGAATACTACATACATCAGCTGCGGATACAATTAAACAATTAAAAGAACTAGGACTATGAAATACAGTTTAGTAAGACTAATGGAAAATGAAGAAGAAGCAACATTTTCAATTAATAAACAAACAAATGATTTATTGTTAACTCCAACTAACGCAACAGTTGAAGATGTAGAAAAGGCTATTAAAAATCCTAAAAACTACGAAAAATTATTTGCTAAAATTTCTAAATCAGACCTAGAAAAATACTTTGGTCCTCAAAACCCAGCAAAACGAAAAGCACTAGAAAAAGAAAGAGGAAAAGCATTCCCTATAAAAACCTCTACTGAAATAAATAAATTTAAAGAAGATCTTAAAAATCCTAATAAGTTTAACTTTGAAGTTGAAGGTAATTCTTTAAGATTTCCTCAATCTAAAAATACACTTACTTTAGTTCAAATGGAGAATGATTTAAAAGTAATTTTAGATAGTGCTAAAATAAAATGTGATATAGAAAAGGTTCCATCAAAATAATATTATGGCAGAAAATGTTTTGAAAAAAGAATTTAAGGAAAAAGACGTACAACGTCTTCGTAACCTTATGCAAGGTAAATATGGTGAGAAAAATACTGTAGGTACTGGTTATACTAAACAACATGAACATCATGAAGAAGGTGATGTATGGGAAGAAGATGATCGGACTTGGACTATTAAAAATGGTGTTAAACAAAATATCACCAAATTAGATGCTGCTAAAAAAGAAATTAATTTACCATTATTTTGCCCATGTTGTAGTAAAGTAATGAAACCACATTTAGATAAACGCTTTTACTTACAATATAAAAGATGTTTTAATTGCCAAGTAGATTTCGAGTATGACCTTAGAAAAAAAGGATTACTTGAAGAATATGAAAAATTCATAGGTAACTCAGATATTGATGGTATGATTCATGAATTTAATATTTGGATTGATGAAGAAATGGATACTAAAAATGATTCATATATAACTGAAGCAGGTGATATGGAACGTTGGTCTGGTGATGCTAAACATAAACTTCTTGAGAGTAAAGAAGAAACCATTAAATATCTTGAGAGCTTGAAAAAATAGCCGATATTTATAATTAAAATTAAACATGGATTTTGCAAAACTAATATCGTATTTATTTCACTCTCGTACCCAAGCTCACATTTTTCATCTACAAACACAGTCATTTGCAGAACATATGGCTTTAAATGTTTACTATGATGGTATAGTACCATTAATTGATAGTATTGTAGAAGCATATCAAGGTAAATATGGTATTGTAAAAGGATATTCTAATTTTAACTTGATGGAATATAATAACGTTCAACAAGTAATAGCATACTTAGACGCATTATGTAAAGCAGTCTATGAAGTATACCAATCAATTGAAGATACTAACATACAAAATCTACTAGATGGTATCACAGATTTAATCAAATCAACTATCTACAAATTACAAAACTTACATTAATGGCTTTTAAATATAAATTGGCTGAAGTTGAAAATAAAAAAACCAACACACACGCTGGTACTAAAGACTGGGATAAGAAATTTTTACAACAGTGGGACAAAGAATGGGACGAAAAACAATCTGAACTTTCTCAAGATCTTCAAGATAAGATTAAAAATATCGCTAAAGAAGCATTATCTAAAAAGAAATGTTATGAGTGTAAAACCATGAAGAAATAACATATTTATAATAAAATACAATGAATACTAAATTAAAATCACTAATACAACAGATCATTAAAGAGGAAGTTGCTTTATTTGAAAAAAAGAAAAAAGACGAATTACCTCCTTTAGATTTAGATCTTGAAGTGGATGCTGAAGAAGCACCTGCTGAAGAAGCACCTGTAGATAATATAGATGTTGAACCTACTGCTGATATGGGAGCAGATATGGGTGGTGATTCTGTTGAAAAACAAGTTGGTCAAGGTTTACAAACAGCATTAGACGCTGCTAAACAACTACCAGACGGAGAAAATAAAGATAAATTAGTACGCCAAATCGGAAACACCGCTTTATTCTTTTTGAAAACACAAATCACCAAGGATCAAGCATAATATAAACCAAACAAATAAAATCTATGAACAGTCAAGAGTTATTAGAAAGAATGCAAGAGTTATTCGAGTTATTAGTAGCAGAACACTCAAAACCCGCCAAAGCAGCACATGGACGTGCTCGCAAAACAGCTGGTGAGATTAAGAAGGTAATTGCGGAATACCGTAAAGCTTCTACTGCTGAAGACAAAACGAAATAAGAATTGTAAAATTTAGTTATAGGGGAGCATTGCTCCCCTTAACTTTAAAATAAATAGATATGCCATACGAATTAAGAGGCAAATGTGTTTATAATAAAGAGACAGGTAAGAAGAAAGGATGTTCTTCATCTGTTAAAAAAGCTAAGGCTTATATGAAAGCATTATATGCTTCTGAACCTATTAATGAAGGATTATCAGATGCTGTTAAAGACAGAGCAAAAGACATATATTCAGCGATGAAAGCTGATGATGGAGCAATAATAAACGCTATTACCAACCACAATAGTAACGCTGAAGATGTACTATGGGGTCGTGCAATTAATATAGCTAAAAAACAAGTACAAACTATGAGTGAGACTAAATTAAAAGATATAATTAAGAAAAAATTATCTACACCTCCTGTAAGTGAGAAAAAAAGTAAAGAATTCCCTGATTTAACAGGTGATGGTAAAGTGACTAAAGCGGATATATTAAAAGGACGTGGGGTAGATCTTAAAGAAGAAGTTGACTATGAAGGTGAAATGGCTAAGTCTGAATTATATCGTTTAGTTAAAAACTCTCAAGAGTTAATGCAAATGCTAGATGATGATACTCAATTAGAAGCTTGGGTACAAAGTAAAATTACTAAAGCCGCTGACTACATAGCGTCAGTTAGTCAATACTTAGGTTTCCAAGCAGCTAATAAGCCAGGAATAGATGAAAAAACTGAATACACTTTAGATAAATAAAATGGCAAGTAGAAAAGAACTAGTAGATAAAATACAGGCTATAGCTAAACGTGTCTATGCTGCTAGAAAAGCAGGAGAAAATTCAGAAGAAGCTCAAGAAGATACATTCGGTGTAACACCAGATGATGTTAATTTTGAGGAGGAATTATTCCCTGTATTAGCTAAATTTCCTAAACTAAAAGAAGTCATAATAGATTTACTCACAGACCAATATGGAGATTTTATATCTGATATATGGTGGGTAGCTCCTCGTCCTACTACATTTAAAATTATGTTAGCTAATGACCAACATTTTTATTTGATATACACTGAACGTTCTTGGATTGCTCAAGTTGAAGGTAAAAAATTCTATTTAGCTAGTTTAAATGAAGAACAACGTGCTGCAGCAGCTATAGCTCGTATATTACGTTATGGTGGAGGAGCAGAACCAGATAAAGACGCACCAGTAGGAGAAGTACCAATGGGAGGAGAGATGCCAGCAGATGAAACAACACCTGAAGCATCAACAGAAGAAACCCCACCTACAGAAGAAGCACCTGAAGAAACACTACCAGCATAATGAACACATCAATTAAATTTATAAAAAAGAATTGGTATATAATGCTACCTTGGTTTTTTACTATAGCATTTTTAGTTCATATTATAATAACATATAATAAACCTATAAGACCAATAGTGCCTCCTATAGACAATCGTATTGATAGTTTAAGTCATATTGTAGATTCATTAAATATATCTTATACTAAACTAAAACGAGATTATGATAGTGCTCAAACAAATGTTAAAACAGAAATCCAATATATCCAAATCAAAAATGCTAAAGACATTTCTAATATCCATAATTTTACTCTTGACCAGCGCGATAGCATGTGGTCAACACTTAACCCCTAAACGTATTGTTTTTAGCGGTGATACTGGTATATTTTTTACTTATAAACAAGAAATTGAATTATTAGTAAAATTTAAACAGTTTGAAGGATGTAAGCTTGAAAAAGCAAAATGGGAAAGATATGCGATGGATGCTGATTTACAAATTGAAAGAGAAAGATCAGCATATGATCACTTAAATGGTGAATATGACAAATTATTAGATGTATCAAAAGATTTTCAAAAAAAGTATAATGATGAGTATATTACTCATGAAAACACAAAAATTAAATTGGATGATATGACTGATAAAAAGAATAAATGGGTCACATCAACATTTGTAACTGGTGGAGTAGCAGTAATAATTATAGCGCCTTTAGTTTATTTATTAGTTCATTAAATATTTATCAATATGAATATATTCGATAAATTTCTACACAGTGTTTCTTACAAATTCCCTAAGGGTTACCCAGATATGAGTAACCCTACTGATATTTCATTACTTGAGTCTCTAATAAATGAAAAATTAGGAGAAAATGTGAATATAACAAATATTTTAACTGAAAGTAATAGTCCATATGATGCCCTAATACAATCAGCTTTAAAAACTAATGATATCCCAAAATGTAAAACTCCTCTATCTGTAGGTGAGTCTTTTAATTTAAAAGGAGACGATGAAAAAATTTGGGCTGCTTTATACCCAATCAAACCATTAAAATCAGATGGTACACCTACAGCAGGATCAGGAAATGGAGAGATAGCTACTTATTGGGCTTATCAACATAATATAAAATCAATAAATGTTATAGATGGTAGAGGAGGAGAAAACCCAGATTTAATTATTAGTGGGATTGGAGTTGAAGTTAAAGCATATGATACTAAAACTATTACTTTAGGTAAATTTGGAACTGATAAAGAAACAATTAGTCTTTTAAATAAAGTATTTGGTACATTATCATTATTTAATGAAGAAGCTATTCAAGCTAACACAGGTAATTTTAAACCTCAAGATTTATTAAGTGGTTTTAAAATTATATTTGAAATTTATTCTAATAATGATTTAAGAAAATTAGATATAACTAAACCTTTTTTTAGTAAGATAGATACTTTATATAAAGCATTAGGATTAGATTCTAACCCAACCCCAGAACAAGCAACTGTAGCTTTACTACGTAAACTTTTATGGACAAAATTAATTAAAAAACCTAACATGAATCAAGAAGTAGGATATATTTTAAATGTTAATTATGTTGGAAAAGGAGACTATACAAAAATTACTAGTGATATAATATCTCAAATCCCAGATGAAAATTTATTAAATAATGGAATTACAGTTAAATCTTCTGAGATATCAATGAATTTTAACCAATTGTTTAAATAATGAAGCAACTAATAATAGAAGCAATAAAATCAGCTTTACTAGAACAACCTAATGTTGCCCCAACATTAAATGAGTCTAAACAATATAATTCTCCTATATCTGAGGAAATGAGATATCATATTTCTAATAAAATACCTATCCATGAGAATATATTCCGTCCTGGTTCTAAATCACATATAGAATTAATCCATGAAGCTCGTATACTATGGAAACAAGGTATTATTGAACTTTTAGCTGAAGATAAAAAATTATTTGAAAATACAGATTTAGGTCGTTTTGGGATGTTTGAAGGTGAAATAGTATCTTTAGACTTACCAATGATGGAAATTGAAATATTAACAGAAGCCGAATTAGAAGAAGAAAAGAAACAACCCGCATTAGGTAAACCAAAACGTGGTGGTTCTAAAAAATTCTATGTTTATGTTAAAGATCCTAAAACTAAACGTATTAAAAAAGTATCATTTGGTATGGCAGGTGGTGGACTAAGAGCTAAACTTAACAATCCTAAAGCGCGTCAAGCCTTTGCCAAAAGACATAACTGTGCTAATAAAAAAGATCGTACTAAGGCATCATACTGGTCATGTCGTTTACCTCGTTATGCAAAGTTATTAGGATTTAAAACAACATTTTCAGGATTCTGGTGATATGAAACTTACAGAGATATTAAAACAACTCCTTGAGGAGAAAAAGAAAAAAGCAGATCGCTGTAAACGTATTGCTGATCGTAAATACGATAAACCATCTGCTTACAAATCAGGTGCTATTGTTAGATGTCGTCAAGGTAAAATCTGGAAAGATTTAAAAGAAGATTGGCAAAAAACATCTTGGACAGGAAAAAATGGACAAAAAATAACATTAACACAACTTTTGAATATTATAAAAGATTATCCTATTATTCAAGCCCCTATTGAAAAAATTAAAAAAATAGTTATTAAAAAAGACAGTGGTGGTATAGAATCAGATAGGTTAAGTGCTGCTGATTTTAAATATCCTATTATTATTATTGTAGATGATAATAGAGATTATAAATATATTATAGATGGTAATCATAGAGCTAATAAAGCTATAGATGCTGAATTAAAATCAATTCCTGCTAAATTAGTAAACATTAAAAAATTACCTCAAGAATTTCAAGATATTTTAACTGAAGACGAATCATTGCATAAATGGTTTAAACGTAAAGGCACACCAGGTAAAGAAGGTGGGTGGGTAGATTGCAATACATGTAGAAATGGTAAATGTAAACCTTGTGGGCGTAAAGAAGGTGAAAAACGATCTAAATACCCATCATGTCGTCCTACACCATCTCAATGTAAAACTAAAGGTAAAGGTAAAAAATGGGGGAAAACAAAATGATAAAATTAGTAGATATCTTAAATGAAGCAGATATAGATAAATGTCCTGCTGCTACACAAAACATAGAATTAAATCTTCAAAATAGACAAAAAGCTATTAAAAATCAAGGATATGGTCCTTTAAATCCAAATGAACCAAATGAAAAATTTTGGCAAGCTAAAGCAGATATGTGGCAGCTTGATTCTATAGAAGAAGCTAAAACTTCATTATGTGGTAACTGTGCTGCATTTGATATCACAACAAAAACACTAGACTGTATCGCTAAAGGTATAGGTAACGATGGAGGATCAGAAGATCCATTTGATGTAATTGATGCTGGTAAATTAGGATATTGCAGATTTTTAAAATTTAAATGTGCTGCTGCTCGAACTTGTGATGCTTGGGTTGTTGGAGGTCCATTAGTTGATAAAACTGAAGAATAATTACCCATATTTATAATAAATTTAGTAATGAGTAATATTCATAAATTAATAGAACATTTAGTTAATAATTGGTCAAACAATTTATCTGAAGCTTTAGCTCCAAGAGTTAAGCAACAGTTAATGGACAAATTTAAACAAGAAGCAGATGATTTCGACATCACAATTGCTGATAAACAATTAAGCGATTATATTGACTATTTTGATGAACGATTAAAAAATAATCCTAAAGTAACTGAAAAGGATTTAGCTAAATATCCATTAAAATCTTTAATTAAACTTGTATCCGCTTATAAAGGTTCAAGTAAAGAAGAAGATGATGAAGATACATCAAACATCCCAGACGTTGTTTATAATGAAAATGGTCTTATAATTTATAGTGGTCATAATGAAGAAAACTGTTTAAAGTTTGGTAAAGGTGAACAATGGTGTATCACTAAAGGATCATTTGGTAATTATCGCTACGACTCAAATAGAAAAAATCCAACATTTTATTTAGTAAAAGATACTAATCTACCAAATAGTGATAGAAAAAGTTTCTTTGTTGTTGTAGTAGGTAGTGATAATACTTATAAAGTATCAGATAGATCAAATAATGATGTTGGTGGTAGAGGTACAGAATGGAATAGATGGGAACCATGGTCATTTGTTGAACAAAATTTCCCATCAGTTCAAGGTTTAGAAAGAATATTTAGATATGTTCCTGTTAGTAAAGTTGAGTTATCAACTCGACAGTATGCTAATATGGCTATAACAGTTGAAGAATGGGAAGTAGCACCACCAGATTTTAAAGAACGATATCTTATTATTAGAAAAGGAAAAGGACTTTTTAGTGATATTACTAATGAAAAATTTGTAAAAACTATCCTCCCAGATAACCAAGACATGGCTACAATAGTAGCTAAAAACTATGGGATGATAGATATAAATACATTATTACAAGAATTTGATTCTTTTTCTAATCAAAATCAAAAATCAATTATAGCTAATGCTAGAAGATTTTCAAAAGTATCCACAGATACTTTAAAATCACGTAGTATCCCTTTTTCAGCTAAAAAAGCAGTAGTTAAAGGTGAATTGCTTAATATCCCTAGTGATGAAAGATATTATGTTTCTAATGATGATAAAGCTATAATTAAATTAAAATTTAGTGGTGATGATGTATCAATGGGTTTATTTACTGAAAAAGATACATATCCTAATGTTAAAGTAAACTCTCGTACAAGTAGTATATTAAGGAGTTTACCTAGATTTGATGAGATGCCTTTTGATGCTTTATTAAAGCTAACAAAAGATAATCTTTTACCTAAAGATACTGTTGATAAAGTAATTGATAAATCAAAAGAAGAAGACTCTAAATCAGCTATTATAACAGCAAACACTGATGAAGGCGAAATAGTGTTAGATACAAATACTTTTAAGGCATATAAATCTGAAAATGGAGAATACACACCAGTACCATTTGAAGATGATTCTGTCCAAAGTATATTAAAATCAGATACAGTAGGTGGTGGTATTCAAGATGGTATTATAAGGATAGTTTCAGCATTTGATAGTATTCCTCCATCAGTACTACCTATGTCAACTGTAGCCTCAATAGTGAAACAGACTCCATCAGAAAAAAGAATAGTAAGAAAAGGAGATGAAAGTTTTATAATAATACCTAGCAGTACAGGGAATGAACTTAATTTATGGAATACAAATAATCCTTTAGATAGAAGTTCTGTAGCATTTAATTACAGAGAAGATGGAAGATTTGGTAGTGGAAAAATGGCAAACCAAGAAATATGGTCTGAATATTTTAATTATTTAAGATCTCAAAATTTAGCTTATGATTCTGCTCAATTCCTTGCTTTAGCTGGATCCCAATATTATGCTGGACAAAAATTCTTAGCTGCTAACCCTCCTTTAACTGCTGATAATATATACAAACCAGCCCAATATGAAGGAACATGGTATATTATAAATCAAAATAATCCATCTGAAAGTAGAAAACTTAGCCCACAAACAGGTAATTTACTTAGAGCTAATCTTACCCCAGCTAAAGTATCCACAATATTAGGAACAAGACCACCTGCAGGAGCAGTTAGAGGTACTAGAACACCTGCAGCCGCAGCAGCTACACCACCAGCAACTACTGCCCAACCAAATGATGCTGTTCGACAAGTAATTATTGGAGCAGGCTTAGCACAAGGATTCACTGCTTTACCAGACTCACTTAAAAGTAGAATATTATCAGGTACAGTAGTAGCTAATGACAATGGAGTAGCAAGTCGTAATAGAGCATTAGGAGACAGAGGGCAAGTTACTAGAATTATATCTGCTGGTCAAAGTAGAATGTATATCATTCGTTTAGCTAGTGGTACTATGATAGGACAAGCATCGTTCCAACCTGAGGCCAGACATTATATTATAACCACTAATACCGCGTTTAATATGGGTAGAGTAGGTAACTTTATAGATACTTTAACAGCTCGTAACTTACGTGAAACCGAAGATATATTACGAGTAGCAATGGGAGCAGCAACACCAGAAGAACTAGAGGAAATTAAATCTAAAGTTAAAACTAAACCGTATAAGGACTTAGAAGTAACCAACGAACATATCATTCGTGAGTTTGATGAAAATATTGATCCTATTGAACTTAAATGGCATCGTGATAATGAAAATCGAGTAGTGGAAATTGTAGGCAAAACTGATTGGAAAATACAATTAGAAAACCAACTACCAATTTCTATGAATCAACCTATTTCAATACCTAAAGGTGAATGGCATCGTGTTATTAAAGGTAATGGTAAGTTAACTTTAAAAATAATTAAAGAAGAATCTACTCAATATAATATTGAAGGATTATTATTAACTAATACTGAAGATCGCCCACAAAAAGATATATTATCTGATATACGTTCACTACCTGGTGTAACAATTGTATCAAGCAAAGATTATGATTTATCAGGCGAATCATCTGCGTTTAGTAATCCCAACTACTATACAATAATTAAAATGAAAGTTGATCCACATCCATATCCTGATGGATTTAAAGATGAAGATTTACAACAATTATTTACTGATATCAGAGCGATTAAAGGTGTTAGAAACTTTAAATTAAATAAATCAGTAGAAAAGAAAACAGTTTAATAAACCTCAACATATTTATAATAAAATACAATCAAAATGGAAATTAACAGACTACGTTCAATCATAAGAGAATCAATCAGTAACAATCTTAAAGAAATTGAAGATGTTGCTGAAAACGCAGCAATGGAAGCTAAATTAAATGCTTACACTGAAGCTATTGAAAAAGTAAATAAGAAAATTGAAATGGCTGAAAGCCTTGAAGAAATGCAAGAATTAGTAGATCCTACTAAATTAAATGAACTTAAAAAACATTTAAAAACTCTTGAAAAATCTAAAGAAAAATTAGAAAAAGTTAAAACTAAGAAAAACAAAGGTAAAGAAGTAGTGACTGACGAACCAGTTGACGAACCAGCTGTTGAAGAAGGTGATAAGTACAACCCTGAAAACAATTGGAATGATGCAGAAGTAGATGATCCATGGAATGCAGGTCAAACTAAACATCAACCAATGGACGAGGAAGAAAAAGCAATAAACGAAACATTCCTTAAAATGCAAAAATTAGCAGGTGTAATTACTGAAGCTCAATATAACGAGAAAAAAATTAACCTGTAATCTATCACTTTATAGGAAACTATACTATGAATAAAGAATTTTTAAGAATGCAACAACTAGCAGGGGTTAAGCCTGCTCAAGATAATTATAATGAAATTATAGGTATACTAACTGAGGTATACCTATATAATCATTATTATTCTAAAGGCATTTTAAAAGAGGAAATTAATGAGATTAATTTAAAAAGTATAGCAAGTAAAATTAAAGATAAATTTTCTAAATTACCTGCTAAAGCACAACAAGTAACTAAAAAAGTTGTAGACTCTATTAAGAAAACAGGATTTAACCCTACAGAAATTCTTGGTGATTTATCTAAAGTTAATAAAAGAAATGTAGATCAATTTTTTCAAACACTTAGAGCTACTCAAACTTTAAATTTAGCAAACAAATTACAAGAAGCTGAAGAAGGTAATGTGCAAGAATTTACAGATTTTAACCAATTAAAAAATTTAAAACCTGGAGATAAATTTGTTTGGAAAGGAAAAGCAAATTCTAAAGTTAAATGGAATGGAGGAGATATAGTAATTGATGCTGGTAAAAAACAATTTGGGTTAAAACCTAATATGGAATATATAGTCCAACCCCCAGTTGATTATAAACTTGGTGGTCCTGAACCAGATGTAGAAGAATATACATACACAGCACCCGCTGAAATTTGGGCTAATAAAGAAGTAGATTATATCGCAAAACAAGGAGAAAAGAATTTTGGCAACAAAATAATGAAATTCTTTAGATTTGTAGGTAATAAATTAGGTGGTAAAAAAGCATTAGCGTTCTTAACAGCAGCAATGACTTTATCAAACGCCTCAGCAGGCACTGTAGGTTTATTTACAGATGCTGATGTAACTGGAATGTATGGTCCTAGTGGAGCTTTAGCTAATCCTGACGACACAGGAGTACAAGATTTCACAGATCAAGATAGTCAAGATGCTGATAAATCTAGTGGAGAGGAAGGAACAGAAATAGATCAAAACATCCCAACATCTGGAACACCATATAATACTGAAATTGATGACTCAGAGGTTGTTAGAGGTTTAGATCAAAATGGTGTGGATACTCAAGGTTTAGAAGTTACAGATAATACAGCTACTACTCAAACATATGAGACAGGTGAAGGTACATTAGATGACGCAGGTTTAGAAAAATCAGCAAATGAATTAGCTGAAAAAACTATAGATGATTTAAATGATCAACTTGAATCTAATAAGGGTGAAAATTTAACTAAAATTACCTTAAAAATAAAATACGGAGCCGCTGTATCTCATAACCAAGGAGATGATAGTAATGTGTCTAATAGTGGAGGAGATTTATTAGATCAACGTCTTGATTCATCTGAAAAAGTAGCTAAATTAGCTGCTCAAAAAGTACAAGATGCTATAGAAAAAACATACGGTAGTGGAATTACAGTAGATATATCATTTGCTGAAGTAGATACTCATAATGGAATTGATGATCAAAAAGTTCAAAACGCTCAAGATTTTTTAGAAACACAATCATCATTTCAAAGTTCTGAAACTGATATTGATACTTCTGAAAAAGGAGGAGAACCAATAAAGTTAGTATACTCCCAGTTTGTAGTTGATCCTGATAAATTAGGTTTTAACGCTTCTGAAAAAAGTAAAGCAAAAGGAGCAACTCCTACAGATAGTAAAACTAAAAAAGAAAAACCTACATCTGATACAACATCAAATGCAGCCCCAGTTACACAAACTCCTGCTCAAACTAAACAAGATGTATCTACTTTAAATAAGTTTAATAGAAATTCTCAAATAGGATTAGTATTAGCTCGTATAAGTGATAAAAGTAATATATGGAAACAGTTAGGAGATAATAAAGTTAGTAACTTAACTGATACTATTTTAACTGGTATTATTAATGGTAAATACAAAAATGCTCAAGGAGAAATAACAACATCAGAAGAAGCTAAAAAAATAGCTAGATTGATTATTAATATAAGAAAATCTCCTGATACTTTACTTAAAAAAATATCAAAATCATTAGATGTTGATCTTCAACCAAGAGCTAAAGCTATTGCTACTAAACCTGGCGCTACAACTAGAGCTCAAACTCAAACAGTAACTGAGTTTAAATTGATTAATATACTTAATGAAGCAATGGTAGATGATGTGTTCCAAGAATTAGGAATAACTGATGATATTATACAAGCAAGTAAAGTTAGATTATTAGCATTATTAGGTAGTATGTACGCAGCAGAAGGTGATAATACTTTAAGTATTTTAGATTCATCTAAGCTTAGTGACGCTGAAAAGAAACAATTAAAAGGATTAGGATTTATATCTCAACCTGGAGGTAATTATATTTTCATGAAACCGGGCGATGCAGCTACACAACTCCGAAACATTGATAAGTTACAAGATAAAAACAAAACCCAACCAGACGTTGATCGTATAGGTAAAACTATTGCTTCTAGAAGTTCAATAAAATCATTACTAAAAAGAATTGATACAGTAGCTGAATTTAGAGATTTGGTTCTAGCTATCTTTAATCAAAATAGTGAATTCTTAGATCCTGAATATAAAAAGGATAAAAACAAAACTAAATCTGTATTCTTTAATTTAAGAAACAGAATACAAGAAGAAGAAGCTAAAGATGTATCAGCGACTGTTAAAGCAATTCTAAATGATACTACACTTAAAGCTCAACTTCAAAGAATTAACACTGTTGAAGAAGCAATACAATTAATTTTACGAGACATAATACCATATCTAAATGATAAATTATTAAAAGGAGATGGTGGTGAAAGAAGAGCATTAAAAAATGCTATTGTTCAAGCTGCTAATGAATATAGCAAAATAAATAAGTAACATATAGACTGATTCATAGCCAGTCGATTTAATAAAACTACTAAGGAGCTGTGGCCCACCCAAAAGGTGGGCCACCTTAGTTTGGCTTTTAAAATAAATTTATTATATTAATATTATATGAACAAGAAAATAGTAATTATAGGTGCGGGAGTAGCGGGTATAAACGCAGCTACCAAGTTAGTCGATAACGGCTACCCAGGTGACTTAATCACCATTATAGACAAAGGAAATGACCCCCATAATCGTTTACCTGAAGAGGTAATGACTGGTATGTTAGGTGCTGGTGGATGGAGTGATGGTAAATTAACATATCACACAGCAATCGGAGGTGTATTATCTAAGTATTGTGGTGAAGACAAAGCAATGGAATTGATGGACCAAGTTATTAGTAATTTTAGACGTTTCCACCCTAAACCAGAAGAAATATTTTGCTCTGATCCACAAGCGGAACCTGATTTTATTAAACCATACTTTGGATTACGTTTATTCCCAGTATGGCATATTGGTTCAAATTATCTACATGAAATTGCTAAAACATGGTACTCATACTTAGTTGATAAAGGTGTTAAGTTTAAATGGAATACTGAAGTATCAGCGATTGATTTTAAAGCTGAATATATTGATATTAAGGATAGTTTAAAAGTAATATCATATGATGAACTAATATTTGCAGTAGGCAAATCAGGCATTGATTTTGGTAAACAATTAGCAGACGAATATAATTTACCTACAGAACCAAAATCAGTACAAATTGGAGTTAGATTTGAAGCACCACAAAAATACTTCCAAAAACTAATTGATATTAGCTATGATTTTAAACTATACCAAAAATTCAATAATGTATCATTACGCTCATTCTGCACAAACAATAACGCAGCTTATGTAGCAGTAGAAGAAACATATGGTGATATTAGCTATAATGGTCATGCTAAAAAAGGTGAAGAATTTAGAAATGATATGACTAACTTTGGTATCTTAATGGAAATTAAAGGTATTGAAAATCCATTTGAATGGTCAAGAGAAGTAGTAAGTAAATTACAATTTAGGAATATTGGATTATACTATAGTCCATCTCGTACACCATCACAAACATCTGAAGGCGAAAATGTTAACGCAGTTCAAATTTTTAATTTAAACCAATTTAAAGAAGTAATGGGTGAATACGCTGACTACATTATTAACTTTATTGACCAAATGAATAAAGTATTTGAGTTTAAGAATGATTGGGGAATGTATATTCCTGAAGTAAAGTATGTCTCCGCAGAGCCTCTAGTTAACTACAATGATTTAAGCCTCACAACTTATAATAATGTTTATTTTGCTGGAGACGCTCTATCTGCAAGAGGAATAACAGTAGCAGGTAGTCAAGGTATTTATATTGTTGAAGGCATTTTAAGAAAAATGTAAGTATTTAATTTCGGGTAATATTTATATCCGATAATCAAATACATTATGTTTTACGTATACCAACATTTAAGATTAGATAATAATATTCCATTTTATATAGGAAAAGGATGTAAAGATAGGGCTTTTCGTACTAAGAGAAATAATAAAGGATGGAATAAAATAGTTAACAAAGTAGGATTTAAAGTTGAAATTATTAAATACTTTGAAAATGAAGACCAAGCTATAAAATATGAACACGAACTAATAAACAACTATAGACTCCTTGGGATAGAATTAGTTAACCAAACATTATATTCCTCTGGAGGAACCAAATGGTCTTATACTGATGAAGTAAAGGCTAGGCAAAGTAAAGGACAAATGGGCACTAAAAGACCTAAAACACAAGAATGGTGTGATAAAATAAGTAAAGCTAATAAGGGTCGAACCATATTCTGGGCTGATAAAATAGGAGATGCTCTTAGAGGAATACCTAAAAATTATCCTAATCCTAATAAAAAAGTTATATACCAATATGATATTAATGATAATTTAATAAATCAATATAATAGTGCTGCTGAAGCTGGAAAAGCCTTAAATAAAAGTGGAAATAGCATAGCAGATTGTGCTGCTGGTAGGCAAAAAACGGCTTATGGTTATAAATGGAAATATATATAACCAACTATACATAACGTTTGACATGAAGGGTTTGGCTTTGCTGAACCCTTTTGTTATATTTAGCTATAATTATAAATACTTATGCAAAATTTACATGAAGACCTATCAAGAATAGGCAAGCAATTAATGTTTAGTGAACCATTCTATGGTATATTCCTATCAACTCTTAATAAAGTTGTAAGAAAGGATTTACCTACTGCAGGGGTTTGCAAACAAAACATTAATTATCAATTAGCTGTTAATGAGGAATTTTGGAACTCATTAGATAATGACAAAAAGAAGATAGGTTTATTGAAACATGAACTACTTCACATATGTTTTAACCACTTAGAAGATAGAGAAGGCTTCCCAAATCAAGAATTACATAATATAGCTGCCGATTTGGAGATTAACCAATACCTAACACCAGAGTATTACCCATCTGACGACATTATATTATTAACTTCATTCCCAGAATTAAATTTACCTGAGAAAGCTGGTACCAAGGTGTATTATGGTTTATTACAACAAGCTTTAGACGCAGGTACAAGTCCATCATTGCAAAAATTAATGGATGGTTTATGTGGGAATGAAGAATGTGGTGGAGGTTTACACCCAACATGGAAAGAATTTGATGGAATGAGTGAAGCTGACGCTAAATTAGCTAAAGCACAAATTGAACATCAAATTAAAGACATTGTTAATTCACAAAGCCAAGGTAGAGGATTTGTACCTTCAGAATTACAGAGTTGGATTGATGGGATGTTTGAGGAAACAGAAGCTTCATATGATTGGAGAACATATTTTAGACGATTTATGGGTACTTCTAATAAAACATACACTAAAAAAACAAGACGTAAACTAAATAAACGTTTCCAAGAAAACCCAGCATTAAAAATCAAAACTAAAAAGAAAATATTAGTAGGAGTTGACACATCCGGCTCAGTAGGCGAAAAAGATTTAATTGAGTTCTTTAATGAAATCAATCATATGCATAAAACTGGTGTATCAATTACTATAGCTGAGGGAGATGCTGACATTCATAATGTATATGAATATAAAGGTAACATACCTGATAAAATAACAGGTAGAGGTGGTACTAATATGAACCCGTTCATTGAATATTTTAATGAGCATAGGGAGTTTAATAGCCTAATCATATTAACTGATGGCTATATAGGTGAAAATGAAGTTAAGACGTTTAAACCAATGATGATGGTTATCTGTTCAAATGGTGATAGTATAGAAACAGTAAAAGAAAACGGATGGGGCCACACAATCAAGATAAGTTTGGCTTCTTAAAATACAAATATTATATTAAAAACAAATAAATAAAGGTTATGGCAAAACAAAAAACAAAACACGCTGAAGTGTCTCTAAACATTAAAGAGGCTAAACAATTCTTAAAACACATCATAAATAACAATCGTTATTTACAAGCACAAGGCAAACCACCAGTAGCCGTTGAAGTAGTTGGTGACTCAGGTATTGGTAAAACATCAACTATCTTACAGTTAGCTAAAGAAACAAATTTAAACTTTGTTAAGCTGAATTTAGCTCAAATTGAGGAACTAGGTGACTTAGTAGGTTTTCCAATTCGTCAATTTGAAGTATGTAAAACTGATAATGACTGTTTATGGATTGATGAACACGCAGTAGAAGAGTATACTAAACAAGGATACAAATTTACAGGTCTAAATCGTATGAGTTACTGTCCACCTGAATGGATTAGTGGTAAAACTAATGGAGGTATTTTATTATTAGATGACTGGAATCGTGCTGATGTGAGGTTCATTCAAGCTGTTATGGAGTTAATTGATAGACAGCAATATATTAGCTGGGAGTTACCTAAAGACTGGCATATTATATTAACAAGTAATCCTGATAACGGAGATTATTTAGTTAATAGTATAGATAGCGCTCAAAAAACACGATTCATCTCAGTTAATTTAAAATTTGATATTAATTGTTGGAGTGAGTGGGCTGAAGATGCTACAATAGATAATAGATGTATTAACTTCTTACTAAAACACCCAGAATTAGTATCAACAAATACTAACTCAAGAAGTATTACAACATTCTTTAATTCAATTTCATCAATAAATTCGTTTGATAATGAATTAGGTTTGATTCAAATGGTAGGTGAAGGTAGTGTTGGACCTGAATTTACAACTATGTTCACAATGTTTATTAACAATAAACTAGATAAGATTATATCACCAGAAACTATTATGACTCATGAAAGTGAAGAGTATGTTTTGAATACTTTAAAAGGTGTTATTGGTAAGGACGATAAATATAGAGCAGATTTAGCATCAATTTTAACAACTCGTATTACTAACTTTAGCTCATTTTATGCTAAAAATAATAAAGTTGAAAAAGCATATATTGATCGTTTAGCATTTTTAATGAATGAAGATGTATTTGCTGTTGACTTAAAATACAAAATGGTTAAAAACATTTATAACAATAACACATCAGCTTACAAGTCATTAATGTTAAATAAAACTTTAATTAAATTCTTAACTAAGTAATTATGAAAGACGCAACAATATTCCGCTTAACACTCAGCCATGATGGTAGAGGAAATAGAATGTTTAATACAAGTTATAATATGGTTGGAGGAATTATACCTGAAGACTATCAACTTAGAATAAAAAAATTATTTGATGAATCAAAAGATAATAAACTAACAGACAATAGTACAACATATATTACCCCATTATCTGAATTACCAGCTTATAAATTAAAGAATTACATTCAAGAAAATAAACTAAAAATTACTACTGCTCGTAAGCTTGATAAGTTAGATACATTAGTACTTAATAAAGATTTTATTGAAAGACATTATTTTAATATTTCAATATGGAATGTGAATACAAAAAATCATGAAATTAATTATACAACTGACTATTTAATATTCCCAGTAGATATTATAACTAAAGATAGTGGATTTAAAAAGTATATTAATCCTCATAATAATCGTTGGAATTCAATTACTGAAAAAGGAAAGAAAAAAATTACTCATTATTGTGTATCAATAGATGAGTATAATAGTATATGTACTCACATTCCTTATTTTAAAAATGTCATAAACAAATCTACAATAGTTAGAGGAATTATATTAGAAGGATCACATGGTTCTAAAAAAGCATTTGATGGACTTGGATTTTATATTAATTTATTAGACAATATTAAAAAACATAACTTAAAAGTTGTATTTGACTCAAGTGTAAATGAGGATATTAATAAAGGATTAATTATTGACTTTGAAATATTTCAAAACTTATATGGAATGTTAAGAAGTACTGATATAGAAAACTGGGAGGTAGCGAAAGAAATTATAGCTAACTGTGAGTTTGAAGCATCAAAAGCCTATATTATAGCTTTATATAATATGTTTGGTGACTTACATAAAGTTAGTGCTAATAAAAACTATAATTTAGTTAAAAAAGCAATACAGGCTAAAAAATATGGTCTTTATTTTGGTAGAAATTCTTATATACCATTTGAAGCATTATTAAATCACTTCACTAAAGTATGTCCTGAGTTACTCTCACAACAACTACCTTGTTTAGTTTATCATTTAAATTATATGGCTAAAAAAGAAGTAATTAAAGAGATAGTACTTGTTTAATATTTATATATAAACAATATTAATGGCTAAAGTAGTACTTTTAAGTTGTACCAAATCAAAGACTAAACACGCAGCTCCAGCACAGGAGCTGTATTCTGCTTCTCCAATGTTCCAAAAGACATTAGAATATGGTAAGTCCCTCAAACCAGATAAGATGTTCATTTTATCTGCTAAACATCATCTAGTTCCTTTAACTAAAACATTAGAACCATATGATAAAACTCTTAAGGAAATGCCTAAAGATGAAAAAGATAAATGGGGTGAAGAAACAATTAAACAAATGAGATCAGCAGGTATTAACCCTGAAAAAGATCAATTTGTATTCTTAACAGGAAGTGAATACATGAAACCATTTGACCAATACATCCCAGATAGTAATATAGAAAATCCTATGAAAGGAAAACGTTTCGGAGAGCGTTTAAAGTGGTTAAATTCACAAGTACAAAAATTAACTGAAGCATTTAAACGTTTAAAAAATCTTATATATGAAGCCCTCCAAAAATAAATTAAACGAGTACATTCAATTGTATTTAAACGACTTAGAAGATTATGGTGATAATCAAGCTGATTTAATGATAGCTGAATCAACATTAAATACATTTAAGTTATTGTTAGTTGAGTCTAGCCAAGATGTCCCAACATTATTACGTGAAGCTATAACAAAGTCAGAACATGAACAACGTGAAGTATTTGAAGACTTTTTAGATTACCTAGAAAACATATAACACTTGTTTGGCTACTGGGAGTAATGATGTTATATTTAATAAATAAACAAACAACATGAAAGAAGTAAAACCATTAGTCATAGACGAAACATTAAAAACAAAGAAGTATACATCACCTGATGGTACAGTACGTCATATTAAAGATGGTAAATTACATAACTGGGAAGGACCAGCATTGATTACATCTGAAGGTAAAGAAGAGTATTATATTAATGGTGTTCAACACACTAAAGATAGTCATAAAAAAGCTAGAAAAGATGGTGTTGGCTTGCCATGGTTTAAAAGTAGTATAGGAAAAGGAACTAGATCATAAGATATGAAAATAGGATTTTGTGGAACAATGAGTGTAGGTAAGTCTACACTAGTAAATGCATTAAAGGAATTACCTGAATTTAAAGATTATTATTTTGCTACTGAACGTAGTAAGTATTTACGTGATTTAGGTATTCCATTAAATACGGATAGTACATTAAAAGGACAAACAATATTCTTAGCTGAACGTTGTTCTGAGTTAATGCGAGATAATGTTATTACTGACAGAACAATTATTGATGTAATATCATTTGCTAAATGTGCTGAGTCAATTAATATTCATGATAAAATAGCATTCACTGATTATGCCGCTCCATTAATTTGGGAATATGATTATATATTCTATGTATCACCTGTTGGAGTTGATATAGAAGATAATGGAGTCAGAACAACTGATGCTAACTATCGTAAGTTAATTGACATAACTATTAAGGGTACTATAAGTGAAAATTTAAATAAAATTAAAAGTTTAGCATTTATATCGGGTACTACTGAGGAAAGAATAAAACAAGTTAAATCTTGTCTAGGTTTTTGATATTTATACATAAAACCAAACATAATGAAATCATCTGAATTAAAAAAATACATTGAAGAAAACATCTTTGAAATTTTAGACGAGGCAACTATAGACGCACCTGGAGTTTTAACCCCAGACCAACAACGAACTGCAATTACGTTAGCTAGAAATACAACAAAAAATCCTAAATTAGGAACAACTACTGACCCAGTAACATTTGTTGAAGCTAAAGATGAAGATGATGAAGTAGAAGATACTTATGGTAAGGAAGATGAAGATGATAAGAAAGATGCTAAAATAGCTAACACTGAACCATCAAAATCTGAATTAAAGAAATTAGATAAAGAGTTTAGTTCAACTAAATTAGCTAAAAAATTACCACCTGCTGATCAAGAAAGATTAGATAAATTAGAAGCTGGTATTAAGAAAAAATTAGCTAACCCAACAAAAGATAATATCGAAATTGTTAGACAACTTATTAAGAAACCTGAAATTAAAAAGTTGTTTAAAGATGGAGGTAAAGATCTTAAAGCTTTAATATCTGACATTATCAGATAATACCTCCCTTAATAAGGGTTACTTATGAGTCAAGATATAAAACAAATAATTCGTGAAGAATACCTGAAGTGCGCCTCTAATCCGGCGCACTTTATGCGTAAATACTGCTATATCCAACATCCACAACGTGGTAGGATCATGTTTAACCTATATCCCTTCCAAGATAAAGTACTTAATTTATGGAAAGACAATCCATATGATATAATACTTAAATCAAGACAGTTAGGTATATCTACTCTAGTAGCAGGTTACTCCTTGTGGTTAATGCTATTTCAACAAGACAAAAATGTCTTATGTATAGCAACTAAACAAGAAACAGCCAAAAACATGGTGACGAAAGTTAAGTTCATGTTTGAAAATCTACCTTCTTGGTTAAAAATAACAGCAGAGGAAAATAATAAACTAACATTACGACTAAGTAATGGCTCCCAAGTCAAAGCAGTATCAGCAGCTGGTGACGCAGGTCGATCCGAAGCTGTTTCTTTGTTGATTATAGATGAGGCTGCATTCATTGATGGTATTGGTGAGATATGGGCATCCGCTCAACAAACCTTAGCCACTGGAGGAGGAGCAATTGTATTGTCTACCCCATATGGTACTGGTAACTGGTTCCATCAGACATGGGTTAAAGCAGAAGCAGGTGAAAACCAATTTTTACCTATTAAATTACCATGGTATGTTCATCCTGAGCGAGATGAGGCTTGGAGGAAACGACAAGACGAATTATTAGGTGATCCTAGAATGGCAGCACAAGAATGTGACTGTGATTTTAGTACATCTGGTGATGTAGTATTCTATCCTGAGTATATAGACTTTATTGCTCAAACATATATTAAGGATCCCTTGGAAAGGCGCGGAGTCGATCATAACTTATGGATATGGGAACCAGCAGATTATAGTCGCAGCTATATAGTTGTAGCTGACGTTGCTCGAGGAGATGGTAAAGATTTTTCTGCATTTCATATTATAGATGTTGAGACAAATACTCAAGTAGGTGAATATAAAGGACAATTATCACCTAGAGAATTTGGCTATTTACTAGTAGCAATAGCTACAGAATATAATGAAGCGTTATTAGTTATTGAAAATGCTAATATAGGATGGTCAACAATTGAGGCAGTTCAAGAAAGAGGATATAGAAATTTATATCATTCTCCAAAAAGTGATACAACAAATGCTGATTCTTATTTAGACAAATTTGATGACCCATCAAAAATGACACCTGGATTTACAATGTCTTTAAAAACAAGACCACTTGTGATTAGTAAATTTAGAGAGTATATTGGGGATAAAAGTGTTATTATACAATCTAAACGATTGTTAGAAGAAATGAAAGTGTTTATTTGGAGAAATGGACGACCAGAAGCACAATCAGGATATAATGACGATTTAGTTATAAGTTTTGGAACAGCAATGTATATAAGAGACACAGCTCTTAAATTTAAAACACAAGGAATGGATTTAACTCGAGCAATGCTTAATAATATTACTGTAGTTAAATCAGCTCAACAAGGTATCTATGGAAATAAATTCAATAGCAACCCATATAATATGGATTTTGGAAATGGGCCTGAGGACATTAGCTGGTTATTATAATATTTATATACATAATTTAATATAAAATGGCAGATACAAGTGTATTTACACGACTAAGACGATTATTCTCTACTGATGTTATTATCAGAAATGCTGGAGGTAACGAACTTAAAGTAATGGATGTTAACAGTATTCAATCTACTGGGGAATATCAAACTAACTCATTAATAGACCGTTATAGTCGTATTTACTCTAACAATAGTACATCACTTTATGGTGCTCAATTAAATCTTAACTGGAGATATTTACGCACCCAAATCTATTCTGATTATGATGCTATGGATACTGACGCTATTATCGCGTCTGCTTTGGATATAATCGCAGACGAATGTACTCTCAAGAATGATATGGGTGAAGTACTTCAAATTAAGAGTAGCGACGAAGACATACAAAAAATACTATACAACTTATTCTATGATGTGTTGAACATTGAGTTTAACTTATGGTCTTGGATTCGTCAAATGTGTAAGTATGGTGATTTTTTCTTAAAATTAGAAATAGCGGAAAAATTTGGTGTATATAATGTTATACCTTATACTGCTTATCATATTGCCCGTGAAGAAGGATACGACTCTAAAAACCCAGCTGAAGTAAGATTTGCATTTA